TCAGTATATAAGCTAAATAGTACTGGTTCTCAAGTATGGAAGTTTACTGCTGACAATTATGTGAATAGTGTAGCAGTTGATTCAAGTGGAAATGTTTATGCTGGTACTAATAGCAGTTCAGTATATAAGCTAAATAGTACTGGTTCTCAAGTATGGAAGTTTACTGCTGACAGGGCTGTGCATGGTGTAGCAGTAGATACTAGTGGAAATGTTTATGCTGGTACTGACGGAAGTTCAGTATATAAGATAAATAGTACTGGTTCTCAAGTATGGAAGTTTACTGCTGACAATTATGTGAATAGTGTAGCAGTAGATACTAGTGGGAATGTTTATGCTGGTACCTACGGCAGTTCAGTATATAAGTTAACACCAGTAGGTTCTAATACAGATACCTATTATCAATAAAAAGTGGTATCTTATAAGGTATAGAAGGAGGATAAAATGTACATTTATATAACGTATGATTCAGACGGATATTTAACTGATTTATCCGTCACAGAAAAGGAAGGGTACACAAAGGTGTACGCAAATGCTGATTGGTCTAAGCAGATGTTAAAGTATACTTCTAAATTTAGATACGATGTAAACTCAGGACACATTCTTAATCCAGGGAATCTTCCAGAAAACAATATTGATGATGTAGCAAAGTCAGTATCTTCATTATCTAACAACATGGGTAAGGTTACTGATAGTATCACTGAAGTAGCTTTAGTAGCATCTAAGGGGTTGATGGGTTATAGCCAAGCGACTATGGCACTAACTCAGATATCTCAACAATTGACTGCTTTGTACGCTACAGTAGCATCTATTAGTGCAAGTGAGTCTGTCAAATCAGCTCCCACTTTAAGCAATATAGATACAACAGGTACTTCAGCAAGTGTTAGTTTAAAATAATATTAGCCGGAAATCCCGCGACTTTAGTCATGAAATGGATAGGACACTATTGGGCCCTTTATTTATTAGTTAATGCAAGAAGACGCGTTCTTTTAAGGACGTGATGAATTGCATTAGGTTGTAAAAGATAGTATAATAAACTTAAAAGAAGGTGAATAAAATGACATTAAGAGCTATCAAAACTAGAATATATCCTACTGTTGAACAATAGTACAAAATAGTTAATACTTTTGGATGTTGCCGATTTGTGTGGAATCAGTTACTTAACATGCAGATTGAAAGATACCACAATGGTGGTAAGTTTGTTAGTGAGTTTGGTATGGACTACCTGATTGTACAGTTGAAGAAAGAGTACCCATTTCTTAAGAAAGCAGAATCAACTAGTTTACAACATGTTAGTAGAAACTTAAATAACGCTTTCCAGAAACTGTTTAAAGAGCACTCTGGGCATCCAAAGTATAAATCGCGTAAGTTTCCTAAACAAAGTTATCAAGTAAGTTACAACAAAAATATCTGTCAGGTTGATGAACATCGACTTAAGTTGCCTAAGTTAGGAGCTGTTTACTTTAAGTCAGGTCGTCAGATTACTGGTAAAATTAAGAATGTAACTATTCGGTTATCTTCTACTGGTAAGTTCTATGCAGTTGTTTTAGTTGATACTAAAGTTAACAGACTCCCAAAAACAGCTGATGAGGTTGGCATTGATATGGGTGTTGCTGATTTAATGATTACCAGCGACGGAGTTAAGTATCCAACTGTTAGGTTTGATAAGATTTTAGCTAATAAAAAGCATTACTGGGAGAAGCGGTTAGCTCGTAGAAGACTACAAGCACTTAAAGAGATTGCTTGGGACCATCACAACAAAGTAATGGAACCAAGAGAACTATCAGACTTCAAGAATTGCCTTAAAGCTAAGCATATGGTAGCTAAATGCAGTGAAAAGGTAGCTAACCAAAGAAGTAACTACCTGCATATCCTAACCAAACAGTTAGTAGAGCAATATGATGTGATTAAAATAGAGGATTTGAAAACCAAAAATCTTCTTAAGAATCATAAGCTAGCTCGGGCAATTGCTAATCAAGCTTGGTGAGAACTGCATTCTCAACTAGAATATAAGTGTGCTTGGTATGGAAAACAGTTAGTCACTGTTAATCCTAGAAAAACTAGTCAAATTTGTTCTAATTGTGGCTATGATGATGGCAAACATACCTTAGATGTTAGGCAGTGGACATGCCCACATTGTGGCACGCACCACGATAGAGATATCAATGCAGCCATCAATATCTTAAACGCGTAAACGACTAAATTGGGCCGGAACGGCCCTTAGTAAATAGCTGTAACCTCTGCACAGAGTGCTAGACACTGTCGTGTAAGTATGCAGTGTTCCTAGAAGCTCGTTACTTTAGTGACGAGTAGTTCACAGTAAATAAGGAGGTATATATATGTTATACGATGTTTTTTACAATGCCTATAATTATTGGGATACAATTACTTTGGATGAACTGGTTAAACAAACGGATCCAACGGGCAAGAGTAACATTTGGTTAACTCCAGAACAGTTCAAGTCTATTACCGGTAGAGACTTATCGTCTGTTATTGATACAAGTACTGCCACAGTAACTAAATAATATACGATAGTAAAAGCTCTCTTTTCAGAGGGCTTTTATATTATCTACAGATAACTACAAGAAAGAAGGATACTCAATGTCAGTAGATAACTTAAATAAGTTTATTAAGGTATCCAAAAATTCTCAGGATGTACCTGGGAATAACTATTTGGAAGGTGGTTTTGATGGAAACATAAACCACTTGTTGGAAATAAAGAACGGTAAAACGTACCTTGATTTAAGCTATGAAGACTTTGGCTTAACCCCTGCCGCTATTAAGGACCAGTTAAAAGGTATGGAATACTCTTTAACCGACCCTATTACAGATGAACCCTGGTCTGATGACTTTTACATTGGTCTGATTGACCAATCTGTTGCAGACACAGAAAAGGAATTTGATATAACTATTTTGCCACGAGAAAAGTTTGACCGCTTAGATTACTCAAGAGGAGATTTTAACTCTTTTATGTACACTAGGACGTACTTTAGACCTATTTTGTATGTAGAACAGGTTAAACTTTATTTTAATAACCAGACCATTCTCAACTATCCACAGGACTGGTTAAAGGTTAATGAACGGGCTGGTCAGTTAGAGATACAGCCTAGTTTACTTGCTAGTTCCTGGGGTGGTGGAGTTAATGTACCATACTTAGCTGTTACCGGTTACCCTTATGGTACACCACCCGTAGACAATCATGAGTTTGCTCCGCAAATGATTGGGGTACAATATGTTTGTGGTATGTTACCTAGTGCCTGGGACTATCGTTATACCGATTGGCAACTACAACCAGACTTAGCAGCTTATATTGCCAAGAAGGGTGCTATTCAAGTACTAGAACGTTGGGGACGTAATATTTTAGGTCCTGGTATTGCTGGTGAAGAAGCATCTATTGATAACATGAGTTCTCGTATTGAAACTACTCAAAGTGCCGAGTATACAGCTTCAACCGCTGATATTAATCTGTTGAAGTCAGACATGAAGGATAATCAGTCAAGATTGAAGGCATACTATGGAACTAACATTGGAGTTATAGCTTAAAGGGGGGTACTAAGTATGGCAGGAAAGGATTTACGTTCAGGGTATTATCCTAGTCACTTTAAAACTGTTAGTATCTCTGCTATATACAAGACATTAGATGTCAACTCTCGTGATTGTTTATGGGAACAAGCTATTTATTGTCCATGTCGGGATTCTAGTGGTGATGCTGACCCTAATTGTCCAATCTGTAAAGGTCAAGGAATTATATTTAAAGACCCTTATACCTTAGCATTTGGTTTCTCATCAGATAATCAAGGAGCATATACAGGTAACTACGGGTTAGCTTCATTAGGTACAACATACGCAACTCCTCAGATGACAGAGAATGCCATTGAAAATGGTATTGGTGTTCGTGACAGAATTACTGTTCCAGATGTTAGTCGTTCCCAACAATATATCTTTAATTTAACTACAGAGAGGTATAATAAAGGAATTTTTATTCCTTACAAGGTAACTTCATTTGATGATGTTTATACTTTATCTGATGGTAAGTTAGTTTACTTGAAGGATACTGATTATAAATATGATAGTACCTCTAGTATTCTAACAGTACTAAATAGTGACTATATTGGTCTAAGTATCTCTATGAGACTGTCAGTGGCTACTCGTTTTTATGTAGCTAATATTATTCGTGAAACTAGGTATGCTTTAACGTCTTCTATGGAGGAAAAAAGAGCGGCTACTGCTTATGGAAATATTAATCTTGACAAGTACATTGCAGCTTATGGTACAGACTACAGTGGTCTTAAAGGTTCTGGTAGTATTCTTTGGCATATGCCTAAGCAACTTGTACTTCGTCGTGAAGACCTATTCTTTACTGACTATAACTTTACCGAGGGTTCTAATAGTAATCCTAACCAGGTACAAGATAGCAAGATAACGGTAGATAACAGTTTCTTTGCTGGTGATACTAATGGATAATAGAGAAGATGTAAAAAGGTTTCTTCAGCAATCTTTAGATACACAAAAGGATACCAAAGAGTACGCTAAGAATTATGCAAATGCTCTTCAAGATAAATTGCCTTCTTTATCTATTAGAGCAGACAATAATCAGGTAACGATTACAATGCCTTATTTGCAGGCTTACGCTCGAAGACAAGGTATAAAGTTCATTGATATGAAACAATACTTTGCTAAAAGTAGTAAGCGGAAACGTAAGAAAAATGGTGGCTGGTACATGGTCATTCCTATTGGTAATAAGGCTAGTGACCTTAAAGCGTCTAGTCCTAGAAGTTTGTGGAATACAGTATCACATAGTCCTTTTGGAAGTACTAGTCAGTTATCCGACGAAGTAAACAACTATTTAGAGCAGGGATTTGGTTCTCAGAGTAATCAAGGTAATCAGACAATACCAGAACTTAATTATAAATGGAAGTCTTCCAATGTTACTAGAATACAAAAAGGCCCTTCTGGAAAATACGGAAGTTACATTTCTTTTAGAACCGTATCTGATAAATCTGACCCTCGTTCTTGGATTGTAGGTAGACAGGCATTTAGCGAGGACTCTCCTAACATTGATATGATAAGAAGTAGTATTGTTAATGCGCTGACTGATGCAATGAAACATGTATAGAAAGAGGGAGTAGCTATTGCCAATTGTTAACATAGAGTACTACCTAGAGAAAACGATAAGTGACAATTTATCTTCAATACTAAGTAATAGTACTTTAGTTAAAAATGATATTTTGGGGGAATTACCTTCAGAAGTTGTTGATAAATTTTGTACTACTTTTTGTACGGATAAAAGTAATAGAGGAGTACCTTTACCAGTGGTATTTACTTTTCCCAACGTTAAAGAAAATGGAACTTTTATTCTCTTACAGTTTAAGGGTTCAGATGAAGACGACGAGAGTGGTTCTATTGGTATGGACGAAGCGAGTTATGGAGAATACGCTGAAGGTGATACTTTAAAGGAAAAATTAGAGGTATTTCTGGATAATCAAGGTAACCCTTATGTAACAACAAGTAATTCAATTGTATCTTTGTTATCTGTAATGTATTTATCTAGCGGATATAGTTTTAAGAATAATAGGGTTAATCTTCCAAAAATACCCCCATATACGCTTCCTGGTAGTCACACTGTAACTGTTATATACAATCCAGTAAGAGAGCTTACAGGAGGAAATAAGGCTGCTTACAAGCACACTAGTCGATTAGGTATTAATTTAGTTGGTACCTATACGTTAGACATTGTTTCTAGTAATCAAGGGATACTTAGGTGTTTAACCAGCTTAATGCAAGCAATATTTATTCGTATGAGAAGCTCATTATCAGAGAACTCCAATATAATTTTACCACACATTACGTTTAATGGTTCTGACCTAATTGAAGAGATAACTAGTCCAACTAACTCTACTTCTGGACAGCAGTTATATTATAGACGAGCAGAAATTGCCTATAAAGTAACACAGTCAGTGGACGTTGATGCGGGTGCTGTTATTAGTAAAATTAATAATAATGGTACAATTAGGTACAAGTAAAGGGGACAAGTCATATGGCAGGTAAGCAGTTACACTCAGCAAGTACTTTTATGAAAAGTGCCTTAAGTACTCCTAAATATAGAGGTACAAGTACGGTACAAGCAAAAGGTTTTGAACAGTACATGAAGAACAAAGGTATGTACTATGTACGTGATGAGAAAGTTTTTATTGCTGAGTTAGACAAATATCTTTCAGCAAGTATGTAACCTAGTTGAAGGCTAAGATAGAAAGAAGGCATATCTGCTACTTAAATAGTCAGCTAGGGGATAAAATGTAGCAGATAAATAAATGAGCGCAAATATCGTTTCTGGGGATTTCCAGCGGTTATTCCCTCAATATAACACCAACCGTCCACATGTAACAGTTAGTTATAATCCAGACGCGCTGTCCAATCAATCTTCCGACTCAAGTAAGCCGATTGCATTAATTGGTTCAGCAACTAATGGTAATCCTAATGTCATCCATAAGATGAATTCTCTATTAGAGGCTAAGCAATGGTATGGTTCTGGTGAATTGGTTGAAGCAGCAGAATTAGCTTGGAACCCTGAAAATGCATCATTCCAAAATGGTGGAGCAGTATATGGACTTCGAGTTGATACAGCTACTCAAGCATCATTAAGTCAAGGAGCTTTGACTTTTACTAGTACCGCTTATGGTGATGTTGCTAACAATGTGTACCTTACTTTAGATAAGAATCCAATTTCTGGTGCATACCGGATTGAGGTATCTCAGCCTAAAGAAGGTTACGACCGATTATATGATGGACTAGGACAGATTTTCTCTGTTAAGTACTCTGATGGTATCGGCAAGAGTTCTGCAGCTATTTCCATTGATAAAAATACAGATGGTACAGCTTCTACTTTAACAATATACGAAAGTGCAAGTTCAGCAGTTCCAACAGTGGATGGTGTATCTACTACAAGTACAACAGCAACGGTTACGTTATCTGGTAATACAGATGCTAATGTGACAACTATTGGTGGAACTGCATATGTACCTGTTAAGGTATATAACATTAATAGTGGAGCTTACCCATATGTATACAACATTTTGGAAGACTTATCATTGATACCTGGATTTACAGTAGTAGTCACGGGTAATACTAGTTTGCCAGCAACAGCTTTAGATTCCGTAGCACCTATTAGTATTCCTTCAGATGGATTAACTGTAACTGCTAATTTAGCGGATATTCAAAATACTCTTCAATACGATACGTATGTAACTGTATCTACTGATGCAAGTAAGCCTTTCCCTGCAAGCTTTGTTAACCAGGGATTGACTGGTGGTACTAATGGGTCTGTTCCAGTATCCTGGGCAGATAAGTTCCAAGATGTAATAGGTTCTGGTGCTTATTATATTGTACCATTAACTGCTGCTCAGAATGTTCATGCAGAGCTAAAGGAATTCTTGTATGAACAATCAATGAATGGCTATCATTATCGTTCCTTTGTTGGTGGGGGATTCAATGAATCCGCTGACGAAGCTATTTCTCGTGAAGTTGCTCTTCGCAGTGAACGAATTGGATTAATTGCTAACAGTGGCTACTACACTAACATTGAAGGTGTATCGGTTCATATTCCAGGATATTTAATGGCCGCTTATGCAGCAGGGGTACAATCAAGTCTTCAAATTGGTGGTGCATTAACCAACAAGTACATTTCTTTGGACAACTTAGACCAAGTATTTTCTGAAGACGAGTTAGACCGTTTAAACATTAATGGTGTTATTGGCATTGAACGAGTAGCTTGGCGTGGTGGAGAAGCTCAATATCGGTTTGTACAAGATGTCACTACTTATACAAGTAATGAAGATGACCGATTAGATGAAACGAGAATTTCTTTAGGTGAAATTAAAGACTTCTTATTTGATGACTTACGTCACTACTTAGAGACCACTTATATTGGCGCTAATATTTCAACAGCTACTGATGATGTAATTAAGGAAGGTGTCGCATCCTTCTTAGACACTCAAATTACAACTGGTCTAATTGTAACATATGACCGAAATAGTATTATTGTTAGTGTCGATGGAGATAATGTTTACATTGTATTTACCGTTGACCCTAGTCAAACTATTGATAACATAGTGGTATATGGGACATACAATCGGTACAGTGCCACTACCTCCAATAATGTATCAACTACATCAAGTGAGGAGGGATAGTAAATGGCTAGTATTGATAAACAAACAGTTGAATCTGGTAATATGATTACTATTGGCGTTGCTTCCCGTAAGATTGGCCGGTGTCAATCACTAACGGGTGAACGTGACTTTGGTACTCAAGGGGTATATGAATTAGATAGCATTATGCCACAAGAACATGTATTTCTTAAGTATACAGGTACTGTAACTCTTGAACGTTATCGTATGGCTATTGGTAAGAATTTCTCTGGCTTAAAGTTAGCTGCTTTTGGTGCAGATATTCTTCAAATGGACATCTTAGACATCTTTGTTACAAATAAGCAAACGAATAAGTTAACAATGGCCTATCATGGTTGTTCAGCAGATACCTACACTGAAAACTATCGGGCCAATGAAATTACTGGTGAAAATTTACGGATGTACTACTTGTACGCTAATACTTCCAGTCAAGATGCTAACATATCGGAAGCTAACCCATTATAATTTTACTACAATTAAGTCCCTAGTGATAGGGGCTTTTTTGTGGTACATATAACTAGTAACTCTATATTAGGTGAGAAAACGTGGTATAATAAAGATATAACACAAAAAGGAGACTTAATAATGGCTACAGATAATAAGCAAGTAATTGAAGAACTAAAAAAGCGTCACCAGGCTGAACAAAATAGTGTAGATTCAAGTAAAGAATCTGGTAAGTCTTCAAATGAAACAACTATTGATGCAGAAGCTATCATGAAACAATTAGCTGATATGCAGAGTGAAGTAAATGATTTAAGAAGTACTAACAACATGTTGGCAGATGAAAATGACCATCTTAAAGCAGAACAAGATGGAGAAAAGTTTCAGAAGCAGCAGACAGCTGTTACTAGTATTCTAAACGATAACGACCATACTAAATTCATTAAAAATTATACTTTTCCTGCTGGTGACAACCCAGAGGCAATTAACTTTAAGGTAGTTATTAAGTTTGGGTATGGAGATGCTCAGGGTAAAATTGCTGGGGAATTAGTTGCTTTAACCAATGGACAGGCAAAGTGGTTAACGGATGACGACTTAGAGATTCAACGTGCTTATGCAACTTTTAGGGTACTAGCTGAACAAATTCCGTCTTGGTTAAAGAACCCTGAAGAAAATTCACGTGTAGATATTCTACTATATGTATATGAGGAGTACTTGGCCTGGGCCAACTCCTTTCGTGAGAAGCAAACGCAGTAATCCGTTTTTACCAATCCAAGTAGATTTAGCAGGGGGAATGCGAAGACTAATTAGAAGCATTCCTTCTAGGAATACTTGGAGAATATGTGACAAGTTTGGGTTACTACCTAATGATGAGCATATACAAAAGTTAACTGTCGCTCAACGGGAATGGGTAATCCAAAACATGGAACTAGACTTTAAGGAACAAAAAGCTGCAGCAGAAGGTAAGGAAATTACTGCTGATATCCAGGATGATAGTGAAAGTTATGAAAAAGATGTTATGCAGTCTTCTAATGCTGAATTTGTAAACTCTCTACAGGACTCTGATGATATTAAGAGCTGGATTGAGCAAGAGTCTGGCAATGAAAATGTTGCTAAGATACTTCAACGAGAACAGCATATTATTGATAAAGAGTACGACCGTCGTATTAAGAACAAAGATAGTAAGAGTAGCATGGAAGAAGAAAAGCGCCGTAAAGAAAAAGAACGTCAAGAAAAAATAGAGAAGTATTTTAACAAGTAGATAAGGTAGGTGATAAACAAGTGGCAGATGACGAAAAAGATGTCAAACTTAATTTCTCTGCTGAGACAACTCGGGCAATTGAAAATGTCGATAAGCTTCAAAAGAAGATAAATGACTTATACGATACAGTAGATAAAGTAAACAAGGCAGGTGTTAATAACCATAACACCTTGACTTCCCGTCAAAGCTCACAGGTTATCAGAGGGGCTGGTTCTGCTTCTGAAGCAGCTAAAGAGGTATCTAGTCAATCTCGTCAGTTGGAAGGAGCCTATAGTTCTGCTAGAGAATCTGGGGCATTAAGTCCGTCAGACTTAAATCAGCTTAAACAAATAATTGACTTGCTTCACAGTAGTATCAGTCAGGCTAATGCTAGTGGCATAAGTAGTAGTGGAAGAGTGTCTCCTGTTGGTGAATATGGTCAAATGTACCAAAACTTATCCGGGATGCATGTTCGTCCAAGTAAGATATTTTTAGAAGGGACTAGTCGTGAAGACCGATATGCACAGGCTGATGATAAAAAGAAAGTCCAAGAAGAACAGCGTGGGATGCGAAGGGGTGTTAATCACTACTCACGTTCTGCGACACATTATTCAGACTCTGTAGATACTGCAATTAGTCGAGGTAAAGTAACTTATAACCGAAATCAGGAGCTTAATGGGCAGTACAATAGTGCTCTAGGAGGAATTACTTCTCAACAAGAGAATGTTCGCTCTCAATTAGAAGGGGCTAATGGACGAAAGCAAGACATTGGTTCTGAAATGGACCAGTTACGTCAGAGTATCAGTCAGGGAAAGGTTTCTGGTGATGGTCAAGCAGAGGCTGACCGTTTAACTAAGCTAGAGCAAGAAGACAAAGAGTTAGCTCAAACAATTGCTAATTTGAAAGCCTTTAATGATACACTAAAAAAGTCAAGACAAAACTTAAATTCAGCTAAAGCTAGGTATGACACCTCTACTGAAAGTGGAAATACTTCAGTAGGATATGACCCTAATTCATTTATGGGTATGATGCAACGGAGAATGCCTTCTACAGTAATTGGTGCTACTGCAACGGCAATTAGCGGATTGAGAAGTGCTTCTCAATCTGGAAACCAGTCCCGTATGGAAGCAGAGAACAGTGTCAATGCAGATACCTTAGGTAGTATTGCTAATGGTACCGGAGATATAGCACATCGTTCAGATGTAAGATATCTCAGTCAGTTATCTAATAAAGGAATTAATAATGGTACTGACTATACAGGTACACAGATGGCACAGTTTGCTGGAAACTTTACGAATGCTACGGGCAATACTAATACTTCAGCGGGAGTATCTGCGGCTAATAGTACAAGTAAGTTAGCTCGTTTTACTGGAATGGGTACTAGTCAGGCTAATGCGTTGATTAGTGCTTTGGGTACCTCTGGAGCTATCAGTAATGGTCGTAATACTGCTGATTTAAGTAATACAATTGCCGGAGAAGTGTACTCGTCACGTATGGCAGGTAAGTCTCCTCAGCAAGCACAAGCTTTAAGCAGTATTATTAACAGTCAGGTTAACAATGGAGTAACTACTAAACAAGCTGGAGACCTAGCTGCGGTACAAGGTATGCAGGCTAAGTATGGTTCTACTATGCAAGGTGCTGCTGGTGGTTCTGCATATACAGGGCTATCTAGTATTGCTACTCAAGGATTTAATAATCCTGTATCACGGATGCTATTTGGGGGAAATAACCCTAAGTATGCTGGGGTACATGGTTCTGCTTTATTGTACCGGGATATGACTCAAGCTACTAGTCATCCTTGGAAATTAGGAAGTATGATTAAGAATGACCTTAATAACTTTGGTGGAGATAAACAAGCTGCTGCGGCAAACTTATCTCAGTTGTCTGGAGGTAAGCTATCTTACAAACAGGCACTTAATTATGTTAATATGGAACAAAAAGGTCAGCTAAATAAGTCTAATATTGAACGGCAACGTAATCGTGATAGGAAAACTGGTAAAAACAGAAACCAACATATTCGTCGTCAATACAGTACTCAAGGTAATTCTACTATTGACTTAAGAATTTCTATTGACCAACGGGGTAAAATTGCTATGAGTAATGCAGGCGATGGTGCTCGTCGTGGAGGTAATGCGGTTGGTAAGGTTCTTCCAGCACTAGCTTGGGGTACTGCTGGTGCTGTTGGTGGTTTTGCAGGTGCTTTCTTAAAGAACGGTATTGGTACTTTTCTTACGGCTAAACTACTTGGTAAGGGAGCTGGTGGAATATCTGGTATTTCTAAACTACTAAAGGGTACTAAGCTTGGTAGTGCTATGTCTAGTGCTGCTGATTGGTTTAAAGGTACCAAAGCAGGTAGCCGTGTAATGAGCGGATTAGGAAAAGGCAAAAGTATACTATCTGGATTTGGGGATATTGTTAAAGGCTCTAAGTTTGGACAGTATGCATCAAAAGCGTCTGACCTATTTAAGGGAAGTACTATCATGCAGGGAATGAAGACTGCGGGTAGTGCTGCTAAGGGTAGCAAGATGTTTGGAGGAGTTTCTAAACTAGCTGGAGGAGCTTCAAAAGTACTTGGTAAGATTGCAACTCCTCTAGCTATTGCCGGATACGCTTCAGATGCAGTTACTGATAAAAATCACCTTAAGGGTGCTTCAAGAGGTGTTGGGGGTATCGCTGGTACAATTGCTGGTGGTATATTTGGAGGTCCTATAGGAGCTGTTGCTGGTGGATGGGCTGGTGAAAAGCTAGGTGCAGGAGTGTACAATGTTGGACATTGGTTCCATCAGCAAGGAAGCAAAGCCAAAAAGCAAAATCAAGAGTACATTAAAAAGGCCCGTAAAAAAGGATATAATGTATCTAAGAGTTCTATTTTAGGTATCGGTTCCAATGATAATAACAATAAGCCTAAGTCCCTGTTCCAGAGTGCCATGACCCTATTAAAAGGATTTAATGACATGTTGGATAAGGCTATGAAGGTTGTTGCCGCAGCTAAGTCAATTAAGGCTGGCAGTGGTTCAGGAAAGTCTGGGGGAAGTGGCTCTGGTGGCTCTGGCACTGGAAAAGTAGGGAAGATATCAGGAAGCATCAATGATATGGCTACTAAAATTGGTAAAGCTACTGGTATAGACCCTAGAATAATTTACTCTCAACTAATGTTAGAATCTGCTGGCGGAACTAGTCCTGTTGCCAAGAAAGATAATAATTTAGCTGGAATAACCTGGAACCCTGGTTTTAAAGGCATTAAAGGAACATCAGTAGGTGAGAGAAGAGGGCCTGGAGAAAAAGGAAATTATGTTCATTTTGACTCTTTACAGGATTTTGCTAATTATGAAGCCAAGTACCAATATGGAAAAACAGACAAGTCTCTTAAAGGGATACACAGTGTATCTGGTGCCGCAGCACAGCTTAAAAAGCTCAGATATTATACAGCTCCTGAATCACAGTATGCTGCTCTTATGAAAACATACTGGAACAAGTACAAGAAACATGCTACTGGTGGTGTTTATAGTACTGCTACAGATGTTGGTGGTAACAATGTTGTTGGTGAAGATGGGTTAGAAGCTGCGGTACCATTAGGTGCAGGGCATCAAGGGGATACCGAAAATATGCTTAACGTCCTGGCAGGTACTTATGGTAAGAAAATGGTATCTTCACCTGAACAATCATCAGGTGCTTCATCAGGAGTTTCTATAGGGCATTATTCTCCTAACAATAGTGTTGTTATTAATGGGGCTAATAAGACGGATGATGAGTTAGTATCAAAAATTAAGACATTATTAAGTAGTATGAAACAAAAAGACCGTCAGAGTCTACTTAATTACTATTCAAATAGCTACAAATAATCTCAAGGAGCTCCTTGGGATACATAATAAAAGGGAGGCACATAATGGCAAGTAGTACATCATCAAATCAGGTAGCAGATACTAGTCAATTAGAGGTACCAAGAACTAATGTTGAATTTACTATTAATTTCTATACAATTAGTGGAGTGTACCCCGTAATTGCTAGAACAACATACGACTTTAGTACCCAAGAGCAAAACTCTTTTAATAATGGGCTAATAAACTTTCAGACACAGAACGATGCTGGAAATGGGGATGCCCCTTCTTTCACTATTGAATTAAATGACACGTATGAGTGGGACAGTGTACTATCTCCTAATGATTACATTAGAATTGATGCTAAGGTATGGTCCGAATTAAATGCAAGTGGCTATCAGAGTTCTTCTGATGTACAAACTTCTACTTTAATGACAGGGTTAATAAGTAGTATTACTAAGGCAACTACCTCGGGTAGTAATGAGCGGGTATATACCATTGCTGGTCAAGGTATGGCTAAGGTACCTCTTAATCTTAACCTGGATACTTTTTCTGAACTAACTTCTTCCTTAAGTGGATATCAAATGATACCTGATGAAGAAAAGAAAGGTATTAGATTCTCTCAAAGAACCTCTGCTAATATTATTCAACAGGTGTGGAATAGGTTTGTGCTAAATCAAGATGGAGACTTTGTAAATTACAACTATTATGATGGTCAGTTAATGAATAAGCTTACTAACTTAATAAAGTTAAATTTGCAGGAAAACAGAGATGAGTCCATGATGACGGGTTCTTATAATCAGTATCAGAACCCTAACATGAGTGTATATAAGATGATTGATGGATTGTCTGCTAAGCCTTTTAACGAGTATTTTTGGACTCATGAGGATGGGGTTGCAACCTTTAACTATCGTCCAACACCTTATGACCCAGAAGCTTGGAATGCTTTAGATGTTGTAAGTTTGTCACCAGATGCTATTATTAATGACCAGACTAATGTAACAGATGAAGACCAAGCATCTATATTTAAGTTACTTGCTTATAGTGGGTATGGGTCAGAAACTTACTCTGGTGGTTGGTCAGGACATCTGGCACCTTTAACTAACTTAGATTTAATACAAAAATACTTATATAAGGTCATGGAAGTATCCTGTGATTACTTCAATGGTAACAAGGGGGAGTCTAGTAAGGATTCAGAAGAGATAAATAATACTAATGTTAATTTATCTTCAAAGGTTAAGTCTTATTATTCTCTAGCTAAGAAAGTATGTGAGGACAAGAAGGCTTCTGACTGGTTACCTTATGTAATGGCTATTCTACAGCAGGAAAGTAAACAAGCAGGTAAGAATGATATTGCAAATACTAAGGGTAATCTTGGTGAGGACTCCAAAACTAAGAAAGCATCTATTGAAAACTTAGTAGATTACTTAAAAGCGGGTGAAAAGAAAGGCAAAAGTTTGTCACCAAAAGTTGATGATAAACTGTCAGTAGTTCATTCTTATCAATATGGCGGATATGGATTTTTTAATAAGGAAAGTAACAATAAGGATTCATCATTTTCCTTAAATGATGCTGAAGAGTACTCAAAATCATACGCCAAGACTCATGGTAATCCTAGTGCTGTTACTAGTAAGTACATCACGACATTATCCAGAAAATACGGTAAGGAATACCTGTACAAAAATGGTGGTAACTTTTACTACGCTTTAGAGGTTAAGGGTTACTTAGGTTCTACGAATGATGACGCTGCACAAAGGTCCAGTAATAGTACTGTTCCATCTAGTGAGGGGACTACTGAACAGCAAGCTTCTTTACATTATCCTCCATATGAAAGCCTAGAAAATGCCTTTAATACTGCTAAAGAGGGTAAGAAAAAGCGTACAAGGTCAGAAAAGAAGTCAGATGCCAGTTTAACTATTCCTAGTAACTACGGAGGCAGTGGTGAGTACAATGCTGTTATTAGCATATTAAAAGGTTCTGGAAGCAAAGAAGATAAGTTAAAGGATATTCAGAAGTCTAGCTCTGGTTATGAGCATAAAATTAGTAAGGGTATGGCAGACTTATTGTACTCTAAGTACAAAGTAGCAAGTACTAAGGATAAACTACCTATTAGTGGGTATTTAAGTGTTATTGCTCCTAATTATAATCCAACTAATGGTAACTTAGCTAGAAGTACTAAGTACCTCAAGAGTAATGCCTCTATTAAAGCACATCCTAAAAAGGCTGCCTTAGAACTAATGTCCCTGTTCAACTATACTTTAGGGTCTAAACAGGCTTATGAGATAATTAAGGCATACATCAAGAATGGGTACAAGCTAACGCCAGAACAGTATGCTGCTATACTTAAAAAGTATGGGTATAATGAAACAGAAGCTGGTGTTAATCCTGAAACTTCTAATGGTGCTGCTAATGGGGTACCTTATTTATTCAGGAAGTATACAGAAAAGTTATTTAACTGGTTTGCAGACGAATCTAAGTATCATTCTGGTGATATCATAGTTAGTGGTATACTAGGAGTAGAGATTGGTAAGAGATTGAGATTTTATGATAAAAAGTTAAATGTATATTGGGAATACTACATTGAGGGTGTTAGTCATAGTTTTGATTACAGTGCTGGACAGTGGACTACTGATATTGGTGTAACTCGGGGAATTGCTCTTGATTCTTTAGATGACAACCGTCGTTTTACAAATCCTTGGAGTTACTGGGGACTATATACTGAGTTTAAAGGTGGGTACTTTGGTGAACCTACTATGGCACAAGATGAAGCAACCTATGCTAGTTCAGACGATTCATCAGATGATTCAGATGGTGGTGGTAGTACTGGAGGAGCAGTCCTTAAGGGCAAAAAAGGTAAAAAAGCGGCAGCTGATGCGGCAGCTTTTGGATACAGTAAGCGAAAAAGTGTATATAAAAACGAAGCTTATTCCCAACCAAGACGAATGTATCCAAGGAGTAGTAATCCCCTAGATAAAAAGTCAAGTAAAATTATTCTTGATTGCTCTAGCTTTGTTTATTGGTGCTTCAAAAAGCAAGGAGTTACCATTGGAGCAAATACTGGGGAAGACATGAGCGACAGTCATTTTAAGCATATGGGTAATATACCAACCAGTAAAATGTTAATTGGTGATTGTTTGGAACTTGGGAGTAATCGTTCTTATCCTGAACATATCGTTATGTACATTGGTGGTGGAAAAACTATCGGTTGGAATGGTAATGCTGTTAATTGGGATGCTAGTGGTGGTGCCAAAGTTAATACTGTTTCTTTTTGGAGAAAAAACATGGGGATTGTAACAGTTCTTAGGTTAAAATAGATTGGAGGTAAATAATAAATGTCAGATGAGGTTATCAGCTCTCTTAATAAGCCTACCAGAAGAGAGTCTGCTCTAGGAAAGAACGTATCAGTACGGGACTTATCTACTAATAAGCAGGTATATGTATCCTGGGGAATTGTTACTAATGTGTACTATAAAAAGGGAACATTAGACTTTAAAACAACTCTTATGGGTTCCTCTTATATAGCAACGGAAAAACATAACGCTATGTCAGGTTCAGCTAAGATTCCAGTAGACTTTTGGGGAAATAACAGTGATGGCAAGCCCTTTGGAAGTTATCGTCCTATATCTGTGGGAAATCGTATATTGGTTGCTTACATTGGTGGAAAAACGTCATCTCCCGTTGTGATTGGAGTTTATCCAGATACTGAATCTTCTTATGAACTAATTAGTCCAGCAATTGACGATACTTCTAATATAGATGAAACAACAGACGAAATTGGTAGTGATTTAGCAACTAAAAAAGTATATCCCTCTGGTCAAGTATACTATCAATCTGGTAAAGGTGACCTGTATCGTCTATTTAATGGAAAATCATACTTTACTGTTAATAGTTCGTATGCATCCAGAATAAATAGAGGCATTGAACGTTTGGGTCAACAGGGGACCTACTCCGATGATTCCTCTGATACTTCTGAGTCAGTTATGGCAGGAGACTGGAGTTTAGTTCACGAGGATAACACTGAGAAAGATACAGATAATATAACCAATAATCACTATACTCGTGTGTACTTAAATAGGTATGGAAACTTAGCTATTATTGCTACAGATAAAGATAGTAGTCAAGTAGTTTCTATGATAGAAGTGTCTCAAAATGGTGGGATAACTCTAGCTAAACAGTATGATGGTATTGGTGACGATGGAATTGACAGTTCTATTTATACAAAGCTAACTGTAGGAGATAAGGATAAGACAACTTCTATCATTTCAAGTGATGGTACTAAGACAGGTACTATTGATGTTTCTCCAGATGCTGTAAGTGTTAATGGTAAGCCTATTGCTAATACCCAAGATACAGCCGATAATATTACTAAGGCGGTATCTGGTATTACCAAAGAGTGGACTGAAAATTTAGCGGATGAGATTAGTAAGGTACAGGATGAAGTACAAAAGGCTACTCAAGAAGCAACGGACGCTGCAAATAATGCACAACAAGTAGGCAACCAAGCTGCTGGAGTTGCAGAAGCTGCTAAGCAAGCAGCAAGTACTGCTCAGGAAATTGCTAGTGAAGCTCAAACTGCTGGTAATGCAGCTTTAATTAAGGCAAACAGTGCTTATGATACAGGTACTCAGGCACAGAGGGCAGCAGATAATGCAAAGGCTGCGGCTGATAGTGCAGCAGCTATTGGTAACAAAGCACAAGAAGCAGCTGATAGTGTTGCATCACAAGCAAAAAAGAATACCGAGGATATCGCAGGGCTAAGTGACGATACGAAAGAGGCTCAGCGGACTGCTAATAGTGCAACTCAACAGGCTAATAGTGCATTTGAAAAAGCTAATGATGCATTAGAAGGTATCCAAGGCATTAGTACAACGAAGAGTGACAAAAATGTTGACCCTAATCGAGTTAAAGGGGTTACCATATCTCCTAGTTCCACCATAACTTTTTCTGACCTAAATGCGGAACTATCTGACCTGCAAGTTAACACTGTAACTTTTCAGATTAGGGTTAATTTCAACAATGCAAAAGATTCTAATCCAGTGCTTAACGTTAATGACTATGCTCAAGTTGAGGGATTTCTGAAAAAGATTAATACCTTAGATGTTATTCCAAAGGTATTAATTGAACCATTACCTATAGTATCTTCTGGTTATGTTTCTCCTAAAAACTACACGCCTACTGATGTTTCTTCCTTTTTTGATTCTTGGACCAAGATTGTATCCAGTGTTGCTACTATGGTCAATCAGTACAATGTGTACGGGTTATACATTGGGTATGCTTTTGATAACTTAGAAAGTTATACAGATAACTGGACAAGTTTAATTAATACAATTAAGCCTATTTTTTCGGGACAGCTGCTGTACATGTCAAGTTATTGGACAACTGCTACCTGGGATACTAATTCTAACAATAAGTACCAAACAAAATTAGCTTATCCTTTGTGGGGAATGGTAGATATTATTGCTATCGCTCCGTACTTTGAGGTTACTGATGATACTGAACCAACTGCTAGTGACTTAGAGGGATATTTTAAAAATGTTCCGTTATACCAAAGAGGACAAAACATTTATCAGGAAATTAAGAATTTTTATGATAAGTGGAAGAAGCCTATTTTACTGGGAGACGTAGGAATACCTGCTTATTCAGGAGCAGCACAAGCACCTTATAATGGTACAACAATGTCTAGTCAAGTAGCTTCATCAAGCATTCAGGAGTCTTGGCTAGAAGCTTGGTATGTTACCTTTGAGGACTTAGACTGGTTTAAGGGTATAAACTCCTATTGTATTGGTAACCCATACGATAGTTATAACTATGATAGTAGTACTTCTGTATACAAGTACTGGAAAAAGACTTTTTATTATGAAAAGTCTGTTACCCAGTCTCAGATTGTACAGTTAGATGATATGATTGCTACTAAGGTATCAGACAAAGACTTTGATTCTGCTACAGTACAAATGAGTAATCAAATTAGTACTAAAGTTGAGCAAAAGCAGTACGACTTAGATATGACTACTAAGAATACTGGAGTAGTTGATACTAATCGGATTAAAGGTGGTAACTTATCAGATAAAGTACAAGGGGCTACTAACAACATTATTGATAGTATTAATACCCTTAAGCTAAATAGTATCACTTTGCCTGTTTATGTTACCGCGACGGATACTTCAGATAGTTCTCCAGTAGTATCTGATACTGACTTAACAGGGCTAGAAACTAGTATTAAGGCAGTTCAAGCTAATGATACGAATACCAAGATAATTTTGGAACCTTATCCTTTAATCAATAATGGTAATAGTAGTAGTTCAGGATGGGAACCTTCAAGTGTAGATACTTGGTTTACCTCTTGGACTTCAGTAATGAGTAAACTTGCCCAACTAGCAGCCAAGTACCAGGTATATGGCCTATATGTGGGTTCTAAGCTAGATAGTTTGGAATCCTATAGTAGTAAGTGGGATACCCTTATAACCTCTGTACGGTCCATTTTGAGCTATTTAGACACGGCTACTAGTAAGAATACTACTAGAGTTATTTATGAAACAACCCATTGGGTAACTTCTAAGGATGCTTCTGATACGCAGATGGCCTACCAAAATAAGTTAAATAGTCCTTTGTTTGGCTATGTAGATGTTATTGCTATAGCTGCTTATTTTGAGGTTACTGACAAGATTAATCCATCGGTACAAGATATTAAAGACGGTATTTATAGTGTACCTATTCATGATAGAGAACAGAACATTTATCAGGAAATCAAGAATTTTTATGATAAGTGGAATAAACCTATTATGTTTGGTGAATTAGGGATACCTCCTTATGACCAGTCAGCTAGTGCCCCCTACCAAGCAAATATTCAACCTGGATGGAAACCATCAGATACTGTTCAGCATAACTGGTTTGCTGCTTGGTATGAGGTGTTTGCTCCAGAAACTTGGTTATTAGGATTTAGCCTATTTAGTGTAGGGGATAGTAATTCTACCTATTATGTACAGTCTGGAGATATTGCTAGTTTCTTATCACAGTTAAACTTGTACCAGTCTACGGTTAGTCAATCACAAATTACTCAATTAGTTGATGACATCAATTTAAGGGTACAAAAAGGTGACGTTATCACTCAAATAAATTTGGATGACAGCGGGGTACTTATTGACGGTGCTAAGAATCATATTACTGGTGAAACAACTATTGATAATGGCATTATAAAAACAGCTATGATTGGTGATGCACAAATAACTGATGCTAAAATAGATAGTTTGACTGCTAGTAAATTGACTGCTGGTACCATTGATGCAAGTGTTATTTCAGTTACCAAGTTAGATGCTTCTAATATTACTACAGGTACTATGTCGGCAAGTAAAATTGTTGGTGGAGAACTGGACTTTAACCATATTATAGCTAAGGATTTGACAGCTAATAGTATTACATCTGGTACAATAGACTTTAGTAAAATAGAAGGTACTAATATTGATGCTACTAATATTACTACTGGAAATATGAATGCTAGTTTAATTACGACAGGTACTTTAGATGCCGACCTTATGACTACTGGTACCTTAGATGCAAGTAAAGTAGTTGTTACCAATCTAAGTGCCTCTTCAATTCTTACTGGTACCTTAGATGCAAGTAAGGTTACTGTTTCCAACATAGATGCAAGTAAGATTATAACTGGTACCTTAGATGGTAGCGTTGTTAACGTGATTAAGTTGAATGCTTCTAATATTACTGCGGGTACTTTAACCGCTGACTTAATTAAGACGGGTACCTTTGATATATCTAAGGTTAACGTGGAAAACTTTAGTGCTAACAACATTGTGGCAGGTATTATTTCTGGTAAAGACTTAAGTATTGACTTGGATACTGGTGAAGTTAAATTCTCATCCGGTAACATTACTGGTAAAGATTTAAGCATTGACTTGGATACTGGTGAAGTTAATTTTGAAGCCGGAAATATAAAGAATAGTTCTAATACTTTTAATATTGATGTAACTAAGGGTGAAATACTTAGTGGTAATGATATTGGGGTGATGACTATTAATGATGCCGATATTAGCTATTGGAAGGATACTAGTGCTTCTGTTTGGCAAGGTCAGATTGCTCTTAACGAGATTGCCATTGGAGCAACATATCCTAGTATTATGCTTAGTGCCGCTGATTCGGTAGTAATAAGTCCAGGTAATGGGAACACTCCGTTGAGCACTGTTACAGCTACTACGGGTGACGCTGTATTTGGTAAAGAATTTATTGAGTTTAACACTGTATCCGATTTGTCCAAGTCAACTGCACAGAGTTCTCCCGCTGGGTTTCTGGTTAAAAATTATGCGTCAGGTTCTACTCCATCAAGTGATCCATTATCCTATATGGACATTAATCCATATGGCTCATGGGTCTTTACTCTTCCTAAAAAATATGAACCATCTTATGAGAAGTACCCACCAGTTTTTGGTGACGCACCTATAATTGAAGTATATGGTGCAGGAATGTACTTAAACGGTTCGGTGCAAATTGCTGGTAGTCTAGCAGTAGGAGGAGCTAAGCAAAGCATCCAACCTACTCGTGATGGCGTTCGTGGATTGTACGCATATGAAACTGCTGAAAGTTACTTTGGAGACCTTGGTGAAGAAAGTACAGATGACACTTGTAAGGTAACAGTTAACATAGATACTATATTTAGAGATACTGTTAATACTAGCTTTCCTTACCAAGTATTTATAACTCCTTATGGTAAGGGGAATGTATGGGTTTCTGAAAGAAAAAGTGACCACTTTGTTGTGGAATCTTCTTTGCCAAATATTCCTTTTGGATGGGAAGTTAAGGTACGCCGTAGAGGGAGTGAAACAGACCGTTTGCCTAAATCAGACATTTCCCTAGAGCAGCTTAAAAGAATGGATGAAGAACATATGGACATCAAAGAAAAATAAAAAGGAGTTTTTAGTGACTATGGACAACAAAATAACATTAGACCCAAGTGAAGTAATTAAACAAATGTCGTCAGATTTTGCTGCTGAGATTGCTAACAAGCAACAAGAAATCTCAATGTTAAAGGTACAAATTAGGACTATGCAGAATGCAGGTAAGGAAAAAGATAAGAAGGAATAGCTATGACTGTTTTAACAGATGGTTCCAACACTTTTTATCGCATGGAATTAGAAAGAAGAACCCCATCTGGTTCTACAACTTTTTCCTTTGATGTCAACCCTCAGAGCTTTGATGAGAGTATCGACCCACGTACTACCTATATTCCTACCCGTTCTAGTGGTTCTGCACAGAACTTTGGTGAAGGACAACATACGATTACTCTTGTGGGTAACACTGGTTGGGCTCACGGTGCTGGGTGGACTAGGGCACAGGAACTTTACAAGTTTTTATTAGGTCACATTACTTCTACACAGGACAACATAGGAAATAATGAGGACCTCATATTTCATGATAAAACGCACGGTCATAGCTGGTATGTAGAGCTTAACAGTAGCTTGGGTTACAATCAGTCTGTAGATAGTGGTGCAATTCTTCATAACTACAATATCATATTTTTGGTAGTAGGAGATGCTTCTGTAGCACGTTCTAATGACCAAACAGATTTTAATCCAGGAAACAGTAATACTGACAAATCTAATACTAGTACAAAAAACAAGGGTGTTACCCAAAATGGACGTACCTCTGACACTAATAAGTCTAAAAAGATATCAGGACAGGGTAAGAATTCTAAGAAGAAAGTTAAAGATAAAACAGGGAAACAATATACAGTTCCAAAAAACTATCTATCAGGTAACTCTATTAGTGCTAGGAAGATGCAAAAAGAGATTGCTAAGAGGAAGAGAAAGCAATATAAGCATACAGTAAACACCAAGGCTTCTTCTGTTTCACCATATCTGGGTCTTTTAGATTTGAACGGCCTATTCTAGGGGGGTGACATTTAATGAATGACTTAGTAGATGCTTCAGACGACTTAGATACTGACTACTATATGCTCCCTGCAAGTTATTTAACCTTTCTTAAAGGAACTCCTATGTACAATGGTAGTACTTTAGATATTCCTACTAATGAACTAGTCAGAGACTATGGAAGTGAAAAAGGGTATAACTTAGCTATATCAGATTGTTCCTATACTTTGTACACAAGTAAGCTTAATCAGTGTTTTCCTGATTATGACACAGATGTATCTGACAAAATGATTACAGCAATAATGAAGAGTAATATGAAAATCAATAACCCAGCCACGTATAAAATACTTCAAGGAGTTTGTTTAGAAATAACTTCGATTATGTTTTGTATGAATAATGATATGTCCTACTTTGAATATTTATCATCCCATGATGTTAAACGAGTAAGAGATAATTTATCCTTTGTTGCTGATTGGTGTAGCTCAATTCAAGAGTACAGATACCTTGTAAGGTACTTACGACGTGCAGAGATAGATTTAGGCTTTATTGAAAACTTTGTTACTGTTCTGTTTAATCAAGCTAAAATTCAGAGTGATTTAAGTAGTAGCGACTAGCCCTTAGCGACTAGTCGCTATTGTATTAGGAGTGAATCCACTCCTTACTCTGAAAATATGCTATAATTAAATCATAAGGTGGTGAATAAAATGACGTTAAAAGCTGTCAAAACTAGAATATATCCTAATGTTGAGCAACAGTACAAAATAGTTAATACTTTTGGATGCTGTAGATTTGTGTGGAATCAATTGCTTAACATGCAGATTGAACGATATAAAAATGGTGGTTCGTACGTAAATGAGTTTGGTATGAACTACCTGATTAAGTGTTTAAAACAGGAATACCCTTTTCTTAAGATGGCAGAGTCAAGTAGTTTACAACATGTTAGTAGAGACTTAAATAGTTCTTTCCAGAAGCTATTTAAGGAGCACTCAGGGTACCCTAAGTTTAAATCCCGTAAGTTTCCTAAACAAAGTTATCAATCAACCTACAACAAAAATATTTGTCAGGTTGGTGAACATCGACTTAAGTTGCCTAAGTTAGGAACTGTTTATTTTAGGTCAGGTCATCAGATTACTGGTAAAATTAAGAATGTAACTATTAGGTTGTCTTCTACTGGAAAGTTCTATGCTATTGTTTTGGTTGATACTGAATGCAATAGGTTGGAAAGTACCGGTACATCCGTAGGGATTGATATGGGAGTTGCTGATTTAATGATTACTAGTGATGGTATTAAGTATCCGACTATTAGGTTTGATAAACTTCTTGCTAAAAAGAAGCATTACTGGGAGAAACGGTTAGCTCGTAGAAGACTACAAGCTATGAAAGAAATTGCTTGGGACCACCACAATAAAGTAATGGAGCCACGAGAGCTATCTGACTTCAATAACTACCTTAAAGCAAAACATATGGTAGCTAAATATAGTGAAAAGGTAGCTAACCAAAGGAGTAATTACCTGCATAACCTAACCAAGCAGTTAGTCGAGAAATATGACGTGATTAAAATCGAAGATTTGAAAATCAAAAATCTTCTTAAGAATCATAAACTTGCTCGAGCAATTGCTAATCAGTCATGGCGAGAAATTAGAAGACAGTTAGAATATAAATGCACTTGGTATGGGAAACAGTTAGTCACCGTTAATCCTAGAAAAACCAGTCAGATTTGTTCTAACTGTGGCTATGACGACGGTAAACATACTTTAGATGTTCGTCAGTGGACATGCCCTAATTGTGGTATACATCATGATAGAGACATTAATGCTGCAAAAAATATCTTAAGCGCTTAACCGACTAATCAGGCTCGGAACGAGCCCTAGTAAATAGCTGTAACCTCTGCACGTAGTGCTAGCCACTAATGTGTAAGTATGCAGTGTTCCTAGAAGCTCGGTCATTCATGGCCGAGTAGTTCACTCAATCAAGCTAAAGTTCAGAGTGATTTAAGTAGTAGCGACTAACCACTAAGGGTTAGTCGTTATATATTAGGGAAGAAAGTAGGTGATACTTTGGCATATTATGATAAATACACAATACGTTTAGGGGATACTCTTCAAATGATAGCATTTCAGAAGTTAGGTAGTACTGATGATTGGTATTCCTTGGCTTCTTTGAATAACTTGAAGTACCCTTATATCGTTGATACTAATAAGGACAAAATGGAAAATCCTTTACATCTAGTAGCTCCAGGGGACAGTATTAAACTTCCAACCAGTACAGACAGTTTAGATAGCATCAAGGAGGATACTTTAACTTCATACGAAAAAGATTCTATTTATGATACTACTCTAGGGATGGACCTTAGATTGACCTATCAACAGGGACGAAATTTGAATGAAGAAGTATCTTTCTTAACCCCCTCTGCTAGTAAAAGGGATTTAGCTGTAGTATCTGGTATAGAAAACCTAAGGCAATCTATTGAGATGCGTCTATTAACGAGACATGGTACTTATCTGAATCACCCAGATTATGGAACATACCTTTATGACTACCTAGGTAAAAATGTAAATAAAAGTTCATTACAAGAGATAACTACGGAAGTACTAAGAACAATTACTACAGATAATCGAGTTAAGAAAGCTACAATTACTAACGCTAATATTGACGGAGGAAGTTTATATATTGCAGTTAAAATAGAAGCCTTAGATTTTGATGATGCTTTAACCTTGTTTCTAACAAAAGTATCTGGTGGTGACTTAGAAGTACTATAATATATAGGAAAGGGACGAATTAGATGGCTATTAGATACAAAACAAGGTCACAGATATTATCTTCTATGACCGACTATATTCTAACCCATACAGATACAATTAATGATTTCACTACAGGGTCAGCAATTGAAAGTATTGATGAGAGTATATCACAAGAGTTAGAAGAGTATTACTACTTAACTATTGAGAATATAAAACAAGGCGTACAAGATTCTGTATTTGAGGCTTTTGGCTTTGAACGAATTGAAGCTTCTCCCGCTTTTGGAAACATAACAATCTCTATTTCTCCAGCACTTGAGGCACCTTTGACCATTTTCAAAGGGACAACTTTTACCTCTTCTAACAGTAACTATCCACAGGCATACCAGACAATTTCTGAGTACAGTTATCCAAAGGGAACAACTGTAGCTACAGTTCCAGTTTACTGTACAGAATCAGGAACATACGGTAATGTTCCATCTGGTACTATTGATACATGTAATCAGTTACTAAGTAATTATATCATAAGTAACGATGAAGATTTTCAAACAGGTCAAGAAGAAGAGACTATGTCGCACCTTAAGACCAGGTTTAACGAGTTTGTTCAGTCGATACAAAGAGGAACACCACAAGCTATTGCTTATGCAGCATCTACCGTTACAGGTATATCTTCAGTTAGAGCATATGACCCTATTCCTGGATTTTTATATTGTTACTGTGCGGATACCAATGGGGACTTAAGCGAAGAACTTAAGGAACAAGTAGCTAAGGCAGTAGAACCTTATCGGGGTGGCGGGATAAATGTAACTATTTTGCCTATTCATAAAACAACGATAGACGCTTATGTTGGAATAACAGTATCTGATGATTCCTTAGCAATTAGTGGATTATTAGATGTTCTTAAGCAGAGACTTAGTAATGCACTGAACAACTATACTGTTGGTCAAAGTCTCACTATTAAAGACTTAATAAAGGTAATCATGGACTTGGACGTTTATGGCGTAACAGATTGTGAACTTGACATTAGTGCTAATCCAGATATTGTTCTTAGGGGAGGTACAGATATAAAAGATACCAATGATATTTACATTGGGGCTTATCATGTAGCACCCGATTACTACCAGCCTAAGGACAGATTTACTAAAGATGACACGAGCTTACTAGCTTCATTAGTACCCTCTGGTAAAGTTACAAAGGTAGAAAATGTAGATTCTGTTAGTGCTACAGATGCAAGTACAGTACAAAATAGTGACGGAAGTTATGATGAGCTTGATATTGAATCACGCTATATCTCAGCAAACAATGAGATACTTAAAGCAGGAACAATCAATGTTTACTTCAGTGAAGAGTAGATAGTAGAAAGGAGGTACGTACCATATGTCATTTACACGTTTTTTACCACCAGTTTGGCGTAAAAAGATTAGCAATAATCATGATATGTATTCAGTGCACGATGCAATTATTGGAGCTATTGATTACACATTATCTCAAGTTAAAGACGACACTATTATGTCAAAGCAAGAGAGTTTATTAAATGAAGCTGAAGGGCCTTTTTTAGACTACTGGGGTTCCTGGTTTGGTCTTAATCGTAAGGATGGATGGAGTGACGATACGTATAGAGCAGCAATCAAGTCGCATGTTACACATCCTAGGAGTACCGTTGAAGGTATCCGTCAAGCTATTGTTAACTACTTTGATTTAAACATGTCAGATGTTTACATTTATGAGCCCTTTAGAGATATCTTTCGGTGGAATAGGGGTAAATGGAATAGTAGCTATAAGCTTCATAGTACCTATTATGATACTGCTGTCATTGATATTCAGCTAGGAAAAAATGTGCCTTCTTCTATTCAGGACTTATTAAATTGGTTTAGAATGGCTGGGGTCCTTTGGGTTGTTAGTTACAACGGGTCAGCACATGATGTAAACGCTCCTATTTTTGATTTTAGTTCTGAGGATAATTTACTATTTATTAATGAGTTGCAATTCTTATATGGTTACAGTATCTATGATTCATTTAGATTGACTCCTGGCATCTATAGTGAGCCTTCAGCAGCTATTAGTGAATTTATCTGGAACAAGTCAGCTTGGAACTCTGGTGATAGTTGGCTTGGTCAAGAATCTGAAATTACGCCATATGTAGAGTTGTCTCAGTCGTCACTTGATTACATTCCAAGCACTTTATATAATAGTGATACTCAATTGTTTTTTGGAAGTACTTTAGAAGATACTGACTATACTGCTCTATTAGCAAATGATACTAAATATGTACCTTTTAGCAGTAGCTATGAAGATGGAGACAACAATAAGTTTTTGAATTCTGCTAATCTAAAGAACTTTTCAGCTCCTTTAACAGCTAAAGAAAACTTTGGTAATTATAAGATGTACCACGTTACTAACGGAGTAACTATCTCTAGTAGTAATTTAGATACTTTACCTAAGGGAGACTACTACATTGGTTGCTATGCTAAGCTATCAAGTACCGCTTCTGTACAAATTAGGTATAGTAAGAATGAGGAACCCGTATTATTATCTTCCTCATACAATGGGAAGTACACTTGGAATACCATTAAAATTACAATAGATGATAACTTCCAGATGCCTGATGAAGGAATACAATTTATTGTTAGTGGTCCTTTTAAAGATGATGATAACTACATTGGACTATTTTACTTAGGAAGTAACGAGCAGTACACAGATAATGAACTATCAGGTAACTACGTATATAGTACTTTTAACTTAGTAGGATTCTATAATAAGTACATTGGGGAACTATCCGGTAGTGACTATGGTACTGAACTTAATAGTCTTTATAGTAACAAGCTAATTAGTTATGCTTTTAACCAGATTAGTACTTCAACGAATGCTAGTGGATACCCTAGTGTTCAGTTGTACAATTGGAATCTAAAGCTTTGGGTAACTGTAGGAACATTAGAAGATACTTTTTATTCATACAGTATGAATGATATTTCTCCTTATGTAAATACTAATGGTTATGTGTACAGTAGGTTGAATTTAACAAACTCTATAAATAGGGTACTAAAATTAAACTGGGTAGGTTTAGATGTATCAAAAAGAACTGAGGGGTACGGTGTTAAGTTGTACTCTGACAATAGTAACTATGGTGCTGATATTGATGTAACTCTGGTTGGATACTTAAGGCTTCTTTACGGATATAACTTATTCAATAAGGACTCAATCATTCCTGGGGATACAATTGAAGATGCAACGGAAGCTCAGACATTGTCTTGGAACAACTCAGCATGGAGTGACGGTTCTGTATGGTTAGGACAATCAAATAGTGGACTTCCCTATATTGAGTCTTCTCAAAGTGGTACTGACTATGACCCAGATAACTACCTAGGTGCTTATAAATTATTTTTTGGTACACCAACCAGTTTAGAGGATATGCAAAAGTTAGGTAGTAAGGAAGAGAGTATTCCGTATGCTCTTGGCGGCAGAAACTTGCTAATTGGAACTAGTGAGGATGAACTATCAGGAAAGTCTTATTATATTGCTAGTTATCAAATTTCTGGTGGCTTGCAACCCGGAACTACTTATACACTTTCTGGGTGGGCACGAGTCGACCAGAAATCAACGGATAATCAGCAAAATGTCTTTTTCTGTGCCTACACAAGCGATTGGTCTTGGTCTGCCTGGCTAAATATTGATGAATCTTTAACTAAAAAGTACAACAAGGTAACATTTACTACTCCAAGTGGAGGACAATTTAGTTCAGGTATAAACGTTTATCTATCTCATCCTAATGGAGACGGTTCAAAAGACTCAATCTCTGGGACGGGATATATCAGTAAGCTCAAGCTGGAAAAAGGTAGTATTGCAACAGATTGGACACCCGCTCCAGAAGATAAAGCTGATGATAGTAACGTAACTAATAACACAGGTGCCGAAGCTTATGCAGAAAGTACTACTAATTTACTATTTAATCAGGGTGAAGTATCAGTATCTAACGGTAGCTCTATTTCCGTACCAATTTCAGGAAGTACTTCTACAGGAATGTATAACATTGGGTGTTATGCTAACCTTCCTACTAATAGCTCTGTATTAGTTTCTTACTCCGAAGGTAGAGACCCAGTTCTGCTTTCATCAGAGTACCACGGTAGCTACCAGTGGCATTATATTTCAGTACCTTTTAACAGCAGTGATGTTATTCCATCAGAGGGCATTACCTTTACAGTAAGTATGCCTAATGGTACCTCAGGTACACTTAAGTACTTTATGATGGACGGTAGTAATACCCACTATCTAACAACGTTACCTAATAAGTATGTCTATCAAACTTATGACCTAGCCAACTATTATTTGAATAAATATGGGACAACTACTATTAATAGTTACGCTGATTTATTTAGTAATTTGTACAATGGAACGTTACTTGGTATGAATTATTCGTTAACTGGAAATAGTACTTTTGAGGTTTACAACTTTGGTACTAAATCCTGGGATAGTATTAATTCCTTGTCTGGTACAACTTTTAGTTGGCGACTAGCAAACTATAATAGTTACTTATCTAATAATGGGGTCGTATACACTCGTATTGTACTTGATACAAACAGTAGTATTAGCTTGTCACAACTGTCCCTAGACCTGATTAATGCAAGTGATGGTTATGGTATTAACTTGAGTAGTGATAATACTGACTACGGTGCTGACTTAATAACTGAATTAGCTAAGATTCTTAATGAGCAGTATGGTATAAATGATTATACTAGAATTGAGGTAAGTCAAGGTAGTACTTCTTTGGGTTCTTCTTTTTCATGGAATAGTAGTAGTACCTGGAACGGTACTAATTCGTATACTGGTTCATATCCATATGGCTATCAATACTATTACTTAACTAAGTATAGTGGTGATTACTCACCAGAAGGTGCAGACAGTGTTCCTAACGTTGGTACACCTATTGATATTAGTCTTCTTGGCCTTACACCAATTAAAGTTACCCATGATAGCTCAGAATCGACCAATTCTCAGTATGTGTATGGTACTATTAATGTAGTACAAAGTTATCTTGACCAAGGTAATCAATTGAAAACAAGTAACTATCGTAAAGAGTTACAGTCCAAGATTGAAAGCAGTACTTTGGTTGTCGATAATGATGCTAGTGGAAACACAATACAAGGGTATAACCAGGATACTAATTCATGGGAAAATTTATTAGTACTATCATCTAACGAGCAAAGTATTGCTATAAGTGACCTAGTTAGTTACTTAAATGACGATGGAGTTATGTACTACCGAATTATATTAGATAAAGATGAAACATTAAGTAATATGTACGTTGTAATTAATACTGTTGGTGATAGTTTAGGAACTAATTTATACAGTAGCAACTATGACTATGGCGCAGACATCATTACAGAATAAGTGGGGTGTAAATTTGGCAATTGAAACAAATGTTGGTCATACAGTTATGGCCCAGAACTTTTTAGCTAACTTGAATAATTACTGGTTTTTATTTGCTAAAACTACTGCTTGGGATAACGAAAGTTCTCCTGATGCAGAAGTTAAAACAACAACGAGTCTAAGCGACTTGTTAGGTATCTACAAGGTTACTACTGGAAAGCTGGTTTATCCAGTAACAACTGCTTCTAGTACAACAATTAGTTATAAAAATACGTACTGGGAAGTTGCACAGAGTAGCGATGATGCTATTGCTAATAATGCTAGATATGTTTACCTAGAGTCTGAAATTGACCCTGATACTCTACCATATGGTCAGTATCGTCAGGTTGGAATTGTTAGTTCTCCTACTGTTACTAGTGGTAAAAGCTATGGAAAGGCTTCTGAAATTAGTAACCAAGGAACTTTACTTGGGTATACCAACGAATTAGTAAAAAGCTACGATTCAACGTATTCAAGATATGTTGTTGGATACATTGTGGCATTGTAGAAAGGATGAAGATATAAATTGACTTTATACGACGATAGTAAACCACCCTACAATAATCCTTATAATGCCGACAAGCGTTATAGTAAGATTCTGTTTTATCCTGGTCGTAATGCATTTAACTGGGAAATGCTAGAGATGCAGTCTATGCAAAACCATCAAATGGAATTGTTAGGTGATTCCCTGTTTCAAGAAGGTGCTATTATCTCTGGCATGGATATTGTACCCAAGGTAACTAATTCTAATAATAACTCAAATCTGCCAAGTGGAGTTAATGCTAACAATTTTAGCCAATCAAGTCTATCCTCTGTTAGCTCCACTTTAAACACTTCAACATATCTATCTCAAGGAGTTATTTCAGTAGCTTCTGCTTCTCAAGTATCTTCTGACTATCCAGGATTGTCCTTCTCTTCTGTAGTTACGAAGGGACTATCAACTACTATTAGTTTTTCACTAAAGAAAACTTCTGGGACTCTTAATAACCTAGGACTGGTATATGACAATACTAAGGTATCTCTTAGTAGTTATACCATTGATGGTACCTCTATTAGCACTACTCTTCCTAATGGTGTTCCAACTAGTGATACTACTGGAAAAACAATTAATCTAAATGATGGTACTAGTCATAAGGTAGTAGCAACTTTTACTACAAATACGTCTGGTTTAGTTTCATTTAGCTTACTAGGAAACTATGGCTATAATGCTTTAACTGTAGGTCAGGTTGGTTTTTCTATCAGTAGCTTAAAGGCTGAAGATGGTAACTCTGTAACAGCTTGGGTACTAAGTTTTGCTGATAGTAATAATACAGAACGCAGTAAAACATACACCGTTAATGATGGAACTATTTGGTTACAGGGCGCAGTACGAGATTTTGTTCAGCAGGATATTACCTTAACGGGTACTGGAACAGAAAATATTGGGGTAACTGTTAATGAATCTTTAATTACTGCTGACCAGGATAGTAGTTTAATTGACCATACGACAGCTAGTGATGGTTCCTTAACTACTGGTAAGGTAGGAGCTAACCGGGTACAGTATACAGTTAACTTAACTTATAATGATGATAGCAGTATTCCTATTTATACTTTTGTAGATAACCAGTTAAGGACTAGTTCAAGTAAGCCAGTATATTCTGCTATTAATCAGATACTAGCTAAGCGTACTGCTGACGAGTCTGGTTCTTATGTAGTTTCTGGTTTTAATGGTACTACTTCTCCAGACCCTTTGGACAGTACTAAAATTAGACTTAATATTGATGCAGGTACTGCCTATGTTAATGGTTACCAGGTAATTACTTCTACAACGACTCCAGTTTCATTAGACAAGTCAGTAACTTCTTCTGGTAGTACTTCTGAACAATATGTCTATCAGCCAAGTTACCAGCTAGTTAACCAGCCAGTACAGCAAGTTAACAAAGTAGTTGCCTCTGTCCAAGGGAAAAACCAGAATGTTGTACGAAGTTCTTCTGGTATTACAGATACCTTTGCAAGTACTACTGAAGTATATCAGATTGTATCTGTTGTACAAGGAAGTACTACTTATACACAAGGGACCGACTTTAGTTATTCTGCTAATGTGATTACCTGGGGACGCGATTCTAACGGTAACTCCCTTAATGGTGCAAAAGTGCCATCAGCTGGGTCTAGTTACATTGTTGTTTATAATTATACGGCTGTGTTAACTGAAGGTACTGATTATAAGTTAGTGATTGATGATAATCAGAATACCTCTATCAGTTTTACAGGTATGTCTGGATTAACCCCTATTTCTAACTCTCTAGTAAATGTTGACTATTCATTCTTCTATGCAAGAATGGATATGATTACTATTAAGAACCCATCGAGTTCCGACAATAATCCTTTTACTGTTATTAAAGGTAGTCCTAACAGCTTAAGTTCGGTTAAGCCTCCTGTATTAGATGATGCTTACAGTTTGGAACTAGGTTATGTTACCATCTTACCTAACTCAGATAAAGCAATATTTGTTATGGATACTGTTAAGAACATGCCATTTAGTGAGTTACAAAAACGAGCAACTCAAGTGGATAATTTGCAGTATAATTCGGCTATTTCAAGTGCTACTCAAGCGGCTACGAGTACTGTTAATCCTTTAACTTACAAGGATGTTTTTGCAGATAACTTTGTTAGTCTGGACGTTGCTGATACTTCTAATAAGGACTTTACAGCGGCTTATGATTTTTCTGATGGATACATTGTTCCGTCTATTAGGTCTTCCATATCATATACTCCTACTATTGATAGTACCTCTAGTACCACAAGAACTACTGGTTCTTTTGTAACAGCCAACTATACCGAGACCAACACAATATCTCAAACTTCTGTTACAGATACTATCAATGTTAATCCTTATGATGTTTATTCTATTAATGGCTCTTTGTCTCTATCTCCAGCGGTAGATAACTGGGTTGACCAACAGCACACTACTATCTATAATAAGAAGGTACAGAAGTCTGTATCTACTATTGGAACTTACAATGCTTCTGATTATCTAAACTCATTAGGTCTTAATATTGATAATGCCCATTTATCTTACGGTGATTTTGATGCTACTAACGCAGAAATGGTTGGTAACTTTAATCATTACTGGGATTATGAACGCTCTGATGCTTGGGGAAAGTACACCATTGATACAACTAAAGAGATTGGTTCTAAAACAGTCAACAGTGCTATTCAGTTTATGCGACAAACGGAAGTAACTTTTGATGCAACAAATCTTTTACCAGATGCAGATAATTTACAGGTAACTATTGATGATGTACCAGTAGATACACCTAAAGCAGCATCATCTTCTTATCAAGGAACACAAGAAGGTACTTTTAAGGCAGACTCTAATGGAGAAGTTAAAGGTACTTTTAAGATTCCTATTGGTATTCAATGTGGTTCTCGTAACGTTAAAGTTGCTAATGGGGACAATATGGCATTTACTTCATACACTGCTTATGGAACTACAGAGGATGTTCAGAAGATAGTTAACAAAGTAGCTGTTACCGTTTATTTGTATGACCCAGTAGCTCAGAGTTTTACACTATCAGATAATAAGTACCTTACTAGTATTGGTATGTACTTCTACAGAACACCAAGTACTAATAATGTTACTGCTCATCCATCTATTTCGGTACAAGTTAGAACTCTTAACTCAGATGGTAGCGGACCAAGTAATGAAGTTCTAGGAACTGCTACTATTGCCTCTGACACCATTAAAACCAGTAATGATGCTTCAGCAGAAACTAGAGTTTACTTTGACGATATAATTCCTTTGAATGCTAACCAAGGTTACTGTTTTGTAGTTGTAACTGACTCTGATAACTACTGGTTATACAAGGCTACTAAAGGTAAGCATTTGTTGGGCGATGAAAGTACGTATCTTACAGGCAGACCGTCAGATAATGGTAACTTATTTACTTCTTCCAATGCACAAAGTTGGGTAGATGACCCATCTTCTTCTTTGAAGTATAATGTATATACTGCGTCATTCAACACTGAGGCGTCACTAGTATTTACTCCTAATACTTTAAGTAATCTATCTTTCACTGATGGAGATACTACCATTACACCAGACCAGATTAATCGAATGGCTTTATTGACTGCATACACAACTGCAGGTAACACTAATATTGACTGGTACGTTCGTTACTTAATGAGTAGTGATGATGCTTCAGCTAAGTTATCTGACCGTAACTGGTTACCAATGAATGCTGTAAACGGGGTATCTACTAGCTCTATTAATGAGTCTGGTAACTCTCCATATAGAGGTCAACTAAACTTTGAAGGTAACGTTCGTCAAGTTCAGTTAATGGCAAAGATGTCAGCAACTTCTAATGTGTCTCCAAAGATATCTTTGGACGCTTTACATTTAGTTGGTATTGTGGATAATACTTCTGCAACCTACCTATCAGAGAATGTAGATGAAAGTGATGATGCTGCCTTTAATACTTTGAAAGCTCAAATCAATGCTCATGTACCAACTTCAGGAACTATTGATTTACAGTATAGTATTGATGGTGGTAGCACTTGGAATACTTTCAGTAATAATGGTACTTCCCCTAGTGTACCTACGAGTATTAAAGCAGTAAATCCTATGGATAATAAATATACCTTTGTTGGTAAGGTTCCTGGTAGCTCCTTAGCTACACAGGTTAAGTACAAAGTAAGCATTAAAGGACCAGACCAGTATCATAAGCCACAAGCAGGTTCCTTTACGGTTGTTCTTACTAACGAATAGTTTAACTCCCCCTACTATAAGGGGGATACATACAAATTGTATGCTAAAAAAAAAGAAAGAAGCTGAGAAATTGAGCACATTTGATGATAGTACATCACCATACAATAACCCCTATGAGGCATCAAAAAGATATAGTGAAATATTGTTTAAGCCTGGTAAAAGTGCTTTTAATTGGGAAATGCTAGAGATGCAATCTATGCAAGACCATCAGATGCAACTAATTGGAGACACTATTTTCCAAGAAGGTGCTATTATCTCTGGCATGGACGTGGTACCTAATGCAACAGGTAGTGGTACTGTTCCTTTACCTGATGGCATTAACGCTAACAACTTTAGTTTAGCCACTCTTATGGCGATTAATGACCGAATTGATACAACCTCATATACTTCAGATGGTAGTTTACCTATTACTACTGAAGCTAACTTAACAACAGACTATCCGGGTATACAATTTAAAGGTATCACTAATAAAGGGGTAGGGACTACTGTTAGTTTTATGCTTACTAAAGTAGCTGGGACTATTCATAAGCTTAATTTCTCTTTAGATAGTGACAAGTTAGCTGTTAAGACCTTTGAGATTGATGGGGTAGAAGTAGCAACTAGCCCTACAGATACTACTGGTACTCCATTGGTTGATGTTAATGGAAATATCATTAACTTAGATGATGGTGTTTCTCACCAAGTAACATTGTCTTTGGACACAAATGTAACAGGGACTAGTACTTTTCAAGTTATCTTAAACTCAGGATACGATGCAGTTGCTGGCGGAGCCATTAAGTTAAACTTGAATGAACTAAAAGTAGAAGATGGATATGATGCTACTGACTGGGTATTAAACACTGCGGATGATACAACTCCTAACTCGGAGACACGGAGTAAAAACTATACTGTAAAATCTGGTCAAATATGGCTTCAAGGAGCAGTTAGAGAATTTTCAGGTCAGGACATCTCTATTACAGGAGTAGGAACAGAAAGCATTGGGGTTACTTTAGATACTGAAAAGGTGACTTACTTACAAGACCCTGACTTATTGGACCATACAAGCGCTGCAGAGAACTCTACAACTTTTGGAGAAGAAGGAGCAGATAGAAAGAAGTACACGGTAAATTTAACTTACAATGACCCAGATGCGGTTACGTTATTTACCTTCAGTAATAACAAGTTAAATATAAGTTCTAGCAAACCTGATTATACAGTGATTAATCAGATACTAGCTAAGCGTACTGCTGATGAATCTGGTTCTTATGTGGTTTCTGGATTCAATGCTAGTGTTGTTCCTGACACTTTAGATAGTTCTAAGTTACTTCTAAAGGTAGATGCAGGTACAGCATATGTTAATGGATACCAAGTGGTTACTAGTGAAACTATTCCAGTGTCCATAGATAAGGCTACGGATTCTTCAAACAGTACCTCTGAGCAATATTTGTACAGTTCCAGGTACAAGTTGTCTAACCAACCAGTGCAGAAGATAAATAAAATTGTGGCATCTGTACAAAATACTAATTCTAGCGTTACAAGAAGTTCTTCAGGTATCACAGATACTTTTTCAACAAACCCAGAAGTTTACCAAGTAGTTTCTGTTAAACAAGGAGATACAACATATGTACAGGGAACAGATTTTTCTTATAGTCAGAATGTAATTACTTGGGGACGAGATGCTGAAGGTAATTCATTACCTAAGGCTAATGTTCCTTCATCAAACTCTAGCTATGTTGTTGTGTATAATTCAACTAATGTTCTTATTGAGGGTACTGACTATAAGTTAGTAGTTGATAGTAGTACTAATGCAACTAGCATTGTTTTTGATGGTATGTCTGGAGTTAAGCCGATTTCTGGTTCATTAGTAAATGTTGACTATTCATTCTTCTATGCAAGAATTGATATGGTAACTATTAAAAATGTAACGAGTTCGGATACTTCTCCTTTTAATGTTATTGAAGGTACCCCTGCACCTCTTTCTACTGCTACACCTCCTTCTATGAATGACCCTTATAGTTTGGAACTAGGGTACATTATTATTTACCCTGACTCCACTAATGCTATTTTTGTATCACAAACGGTTAAGAATATTCCATTTAGTGAATTACAAAAGCAACAGGATAGAATTAGTGTTCTTGAGTATAACTCAGCGTTGTCAAATATGGAGTCTGACGCCTCTTCATCAGTTGACCCATTAACTTATAAGGACGTCTTCTCAGATGCCTTCAACACGCCACTACGGGGTGATACGAGCAATCCAGAGTTCACTGTTGGTTACGATTTACAGCGAGGAGAAGTAACACCTAAAATTAAATCATCTATGGCAATTACACCAGACATTGACCCTAGCTCTACTACAGCGGAGCAAACGGGACAGTTTATTACTAGCTCCTACACAGAAGTTGCAGATATTTCTCAAAATGTAGCTACCGGTGCTATTAATGTCAATCCATATGATGCATATACCATTGTTGGTAGCTTAACTGTTAACCCATCTTCTGATAACTGGATTGATTATCAAAATGTAGTATCTTATAACTATTCGTCATCTCCTGTAACCTATCATGTTGACCGTTACTGGGACCATAGGGGCAGGATGACCGGGGATACTTCTTACGTTACAAGTAATGTTACGTTGTCTAACGGTGGCTCATGGAATCAGGCTAATAAGCATGAGAGAACAGGTACTATCACGTCTAGTGGTGGTTCTAGTTCCCTAAGCTCTGCTGAAGAGTACATGCGCAGTCGTAGTATCACGCTAAATGCTTCAAACTTCTTGCCTAATGAGGATAACTTACAGGTAACTATTGATGGAAAACCTGTCCTTAATCCAACACCAAGCAGTGACCTTTATAAGGGAACAACTGCTAATACTTTTAAAGCTGATGGTGAAGGTAACGTTAAAGGAACTTTTATTATTCCTAGTGGAATTAAGTGTGGTACTAGAACGATTAAGGTATATAATGATACTTCAGTGGCTTCTACAACGTATACAGCTTATGGTACCCAGGAAACAGTTACTTCTGTTGTTAATGTACAACAAGTTACACTAGATGTTTACGACCCTGTAGCACAGAGCTTCACCTACAATGACTTACGATTCTTAACAAGCATTGGCTTATACTTCAATCGTACACCAAACAGTAACTCAGGTAATGATAGTACTGCTGGAAAGGCACATCCACAATTAGAGGTTCAAATTCGTAAATTAAGTGATGATGGTCAAACTCCAGGAAATACAATTGTAGCACATACTACTTTAAGTCCAGATAACATTAATGTAAGTAAAGATGCATCACTGGAAACTCGCATTTACTTTAATGATATTGTACAACTTGATGCTAATCAAGCTTACTGTATAGTACTTGTTACAGACTCGGATGACTATTTCTTATTTAAGGCTACCAAAGGGGAGACTATCGTTGGTAGTGATACTAAATTACTTGGTAGGCCTTCAGACAATGGTAACTTATTTACTTCATCTAATTCACAGAGTTGGCTAGTAGACCCATCCTCTTCTTTGAAGTACAATATTTATACGGCAAGATTCTCAGAATCATCAAATATTGCCTTTACTCCATTAACACTTAAAAACCAATCATTTACTGATGGAGATACTAGCTTGTCACCAGTAAGTATTAATCGACTTGCTTTATTAACTGCCTATTTAACACCAGATAATACTAACATGAGTTGGTACATTCGGTACGTGTCTAACACTGACGATGTTGATGCATCTATTGAATCTAAGCCTTGGGAAGCCATTAATGCCATCAATGGGAATTCTAACTCAACTGTTCTTAGTGATAATGGTAATCCTTATGCTGACGAGATAACTTTCTTAAGTGACACAAGACAGATACAATTAATGGCTAAAATAACAGCCACGGAGTACGTCTCACCAAAGCTGGCACTTTCTTGTTTAACTCTTGCAGGTATCTTAAATGACACAAAGGGTAACTATATCAGTATAGGTCTTGCTGAACAAGGTACTGCGGCGTATAACCATGTTAACTTACAGTATGACGCCTATATACCATCAGGTTCTTCAGTAGTTCCTTACTACAGTACTGACGGGGGGAGTACCTGGTATACTTTCAGTACTGACGGTAAGAGTGAAGCTGTTCCAGAGAGTGTCCAACCAATATCCGCATTAATGAATCGTTATGTTTATAATGCAACGGTACCTACAGCAACTGATGTTAACCACTTGGCTACACAAGTTAAGTACAAGATTGCAATGTCTGCTCCATCTCAGTATGTACTTCCCCGAGCGGCACAGTTAGTTTCAATTTTGTCACAGCAATAACAAATAAATATAGGAGAGCGAAATCTCCTTATATTACATATGAAAAAGAAAGAAGGTATATATCTTGCAAGATACGATTACTACTATTGTTGTTTCAGTCATTAATGCACTATTAGTTATTGTAGTTGGTTACGTAGGTAAGTTAGCTACGGATACTTCTAAGAATGCAGTTAAGGTCAATAAGGCGGTGTCTCTAGTAGAAGCTTTAGCTCCAATTGCCAAGGATGCGGTTACAGTTGCTGAGAAACAAGGCGCTTTAAATGGTTGGACCGGTGCCAAGGAACGTGACTTTGCTAACGAAATTGCAGCTAAGTCTTTAACCAACCTTGGATTTTCCACTGCGGACCAAGCAACTATTGCTAACGCTGTTGAACACGCTTGGGCTACTCTTAAGGATACTTTGGATAGTACTTATGGTAAAAGTGCTTCTAAAGCTACTGACGAAAAGTTGGTACAAGCAGACGAAAAGTTGGCAGATGCTAAAGCTCAAGTTGCTAAAGCTCAGGCAATTAATGAAGCGGTTCAAAAAGCTATTGCTTCAGCAACCCCAGCAGTTTCATCAGAACCAAGTGCTGCTTCACAGGTACAACCTGTAGCAACAGATACAAATACTACAAAAAGTAACTAGTTTTACACGGGGGTTTATCAATTGAATAAAAGCTGGAAAAATACCGGATACGTTTTACTACTCGCTATCTTAGGAGTACTATTAGGACTGTTTCTAGTAGGACAGTCAAAAGCTAATGCCTCTACTGTCGTTAAACCAGTTTTGGATACCTCTGAATGGCAAGGATACTTTACAGATAGCCAAGCAAAAGCACTTAAAGGAGAAACTTCCTTTATGATTTTGCGGGTACAGTATGGTTCCGCACGAGAAGATGCAACCTTTAAACATAATGCATCTTTACTATCTAAATATGGAGTACCTTATGGTGCTTACTCCTTCAGTCGTTACGTTTCTGTAAGCGACGCTAAGAATGAAGCTAGAGTGCTATATAACAGGGCTCCTAATGCAAAGTTTTATGTAAATGACTTTGAAGTTAACTCAGTACTATCTGGTAGTCCTAATGCAGCTACTAAAGCATGGTACACAGAAATGAAGAAGTTAACCAAAAAGCCTGTTGTATTTTATAGTTACCGCAATTTTCAACAAACCTATGCACCAACAGCTTATAAGAGTTATGATGCCTATTGGCTTGCAGGATATAGTTCTTATCGACCATCACCATATAATTATGCATTATGGCAGGATAAAGATAATTACTATAGTCGTAGCCTAGGCTTATCAGTAGACCACTCTAAGATTATTACTAGTGTACATCCTGTAAGTTGGTGGATTGGTAATAAGAGTGCAAGGACTAGTAGTACAAGTAAGTACTATTCTGGTGGACTCTTTGCAGGTGAAAAGGTTAGAATTAACTCTGGAGTAGCTTCATGGGATGAAGGAAATAGTAAAAATTCTAAGGTGGATAGTACTGTACTACACCAAAATTATACTATTAAGCAAGTTAAAGCAGTTACTAAGGGGCACTCAAACCAAGAAGTTCTTTTGTACTATAAAGGACAACCAATGGGATGGATGCTTGCCGAACATTTAACTGCCTACTACTCATCATCCAAAGTTAAAGCGGTCAAGGTAATTAACAAGAAGGGTATTGCAACTTATCTAGGCAATAAAAAAGTTAACACCTATAAAAAGGGTGCTATTCTTAAGGTAAGTGGCTATACTACTCGTAATGGTGTTCCGAAGTTTATACACAAGGGACATACAACAACGTTTACGGCAAACAAAAACTTTGTAAAGATGGTAAGTAATACTAATGCTAAGAACTCTTCTGCCAAAAAGACGACTAAGCATACGTATTATACTATTCATTCAGGGGATTCCTTCTGGTCAATCAGTCAAAAGTACCATGTATCCATGAATGGTTTGGCAAGTAAAAATGGTCTAAGTACAAATAGTACTATCTATCCAGGCCAGCGCTTGCTAATCAAGTAGATATTTAATTAAACCCTCATATGTCGTAGGTAGATTACACTAATCTGTAATCTACCTTTTTTTGCGTTTTAAATTAGACTGTGGTATACTTATTACAGAAAATAAAAAGAGGGGGATTGACTAGATGGATGCAGCTATTATTAAACAGCAGACGGTATTGGAAAAACTGTACCTATATCTAGGCTTAGAAGGCGGTAGCGTAAAAGCTACATACACAGATATAGCAAGTAAGATTGAAAAGTCAGTAAGGCAAACAACAAGAATTATCAAAGAATTAGCAGCAGAAGGTAGAATTAGTGTAGAATCCAAGCGAGGACGCTCTGGTGGAGTTATTATATCTTTTGCAGGTGACTATCACAAGTTTGACAACACACCTAAAGAAAAATCTCCTAAGAGAGTTCCTAAAAAAGTAAAGGTAAGTAAGTTTTCTTTACCAGAAGAGTTAAAGAGTCGTTCATCAAAGAGTAGAGCAGACCAGTATCTACAGGAGAATCACTATCAATTATCTGCTTTTCAAAAGGTACGTAAGGACAATAGAGCAGGATTACAAGATTTTTATGTCAAATTACTAGCAGATGTATACAATCGGTACAGCAAATTATACAATAATTCTCAAAGGGCTTTAGATTCCTTTTACCTAGAGTCATCAAGAATTACCTTTTCTGAGTTATTTACTTTTTGTTATGACAATAAAATCAATCCTGTTTACTATATGTCTTCAGTATTTGGATACTATCAACATGTAAGTAATGGTAATAGTATTCCTTATCCTAATGCAGTATTTGGTGAGAAAGCAGTACAAGCCTATAATAACCAGATAGAATATGACCGTAAAGCATTTGATGAGAATAAATACTACGCAACAGAGGGACATCAAAGTATTAAGTTTGGTAGAGATACTAATATTTCTGCCTTAAACTACATGTTAACAAAGATTTGTGTTGAGCATCAAGACTGGGGTACCATTGTAGATTCAGCCTCAGAAATAGATAGTAAAGAAGTAGCTTTTCTAACCAATCCAGATAATGAGTACTTGTACAAGTTTTTGTTACAGTTTAAAGATGATAAAAAGTTATACACTTCATTGATTAAGTACTTGTCTGTTGTCTTTAATGGTCGGGGCTCTCGAATTAGTGCTGTATTTAATCCTTCATTGACAGATATGGTAAGTAGTAGTAATATTGATGAAGTTATTGCTGGTTGGGTAGGCCAAAAAGACGCCGATACACTATCTGATTCAGACAAATCAGAGGCATTCACTAAGATGAATACGCGTATAACAGGTGACTTTATTTCACTATCCAAGCAGGTTCAAGATAATCGGTATTATTCATTCTCTGATATCATCAGTAATATGCCAGATATTATCCCATTACGATATAACAGTATTCTGCCAGACCTGAACAAAATGAAAGAAGGTTTAATGTGATTCACACTAATAGTACCATCCAACAGCAGTTATTAATTTGTGGCTTAAATCGTCCTGTAGTAGCCAAAACAATTTTCTCGAAGGCACCATTACAGCTATTCTCTGAAGACCCCGCTTTAACTATCTCTAAAATCATTAGTCGATACTATTACAGTAATAATGACTTAATGACTATTGACGTAATGAAGTCTCGGTTAGAAGACTCTCTATCACGTAGGGAACAACAAAAAGTTAAAAATGGTGAGTCCCCTATGAGTGACGCCGAACTTTCAAACTGGTACAATTATGTTGATTCTTTGTATGATACCAATCAGGATACTTCTGATGAAATGTTAAGTGAATTGAATAAGTACGTTAAGAAGAACTTATCAGAAGCTGCTATTTATGATGAAGTAAGTAAAGAGCCAGAGAACATTGAAGAGACCTTAGGAAAACGATTAGATGATATTAAATCTATTAACCTTATGGGTAACAATGATGAATTTGAAGATGTCACTGGAAACTTTGCTGGTCGAATTGAGCTGTACAAGAAGCTATTTGAAAAAAAGATTCCAACAGGTTTTTCTAATTTGGACTATGTGTTAAAAGGTGGCTTAGCTAAGAAAAAGATTGCTTTAATTGCTGCTTTATCTGGTTATGGTAAAACGACAATGCTGACTAATTTATCTAGTAACATGGTACGAGAAGGATATAATGTTCTTCATATTTCTTTGGAAGAAATTGATGCTGAACAGATGCTACGTTTTGATAAGATTATGTCTGGAATGAGTGGAAAGGACATCTTAAAAGGTCTTGATAGTACTAATGAAGGGCTTCGTTCAGTGTATAATAATTATAATCGGTATGAGGATACTAAGAATCTATTATACGTTGCAAAAATGCCAGGTACTTGTGGATTAGATGATGTTAACCAGATGATTGTTTCCGCTAATCGTAAGCTTAATGGCGATACAATTGATGTAGTTGTATTAGACTACCCAGAATTGATGGCAGGTGCTCATAAAACTGGTAACGACTCTATGGATGGAGAAGTTATTTATCAGGGACTATCTAAGATTGCTCAAGAAAATGATGTACTATTAATTACCGGTTCTCAATTAGGACGTGGGGCTAATAGCAAAGAAATTATGAGTTTTAGCGATGTTGAAGGAAGTTATCGTAAGCAAAACATCTGTAGCTTTGTTGCCACATTAAACATTAATGCAGAAGAACGTAAGGAAGGGTATGCTAGACTCTATTTAGATAAAATGCGTGACCGGGAGTTAGTTAAAGATAAATTTCTTTACTTCTCCTTCAACAAGGAGAACCTTCGCTATGGCATGGAAGATGATAAGCAGGAGGCAGAACATCATCAATTGGTAGACGACACGTATAATAGCACTAAAGAAGAGTACAAGCAAAAGCAGAGTAAAGCGACTAGTAAGCGAGAGAATATCATGACCAATTTTGTCTAAGGAGGGGTATATTATGAGTAAATTAGCAGTTATTGCTGATGTGCACATTGATGATTATGCTGATTATGCTAAGCCAGTACCGGGAAAGTCCTATGGTTCCCGTATGCAGATTATACTAGACAGTATCCGTAAAGCGTATCAAGTAGCTGTTACTAAAGGCTGTTCTGGTATGGTGATTAATGGGGACTATTTTAATCGTCGTTCTTCTATGAGTCCCACTATTTACCAGGAAGGTATTAACTGCTTGTTAGAGGCTATTAAGGGTACGCCTGCGGGATTTAATACGTACATCGTAGTAGGTAACCATGATGAACAAGGACGGTACACAGAGCCTAATAGTGTGGATATTTTTAATCATTTTGGTACTGCTGACCATCCAATACATGTATACAGTGAAGTTACCTTAAAGGACTTACCAGATAGTCAGTTAATGTTTGTACCTTTTTCAGAGGATACTGAAGGGATTAAGCAGAATATTCAAGATAAGCTAGTACATGTTAGTAAACCTTTAACAGTATTTGCTCATTTAGGTATAGAGGGTTCAGTATCAGGACGATGGAGTCATCGTTTGGATGGAGCTTTTAATCTAACTGATTTAGGATGGGATAATCCAAATACTGTTGGTATCTTAGCAGGACATTATCATACACGTCAGGTGTTAAAACAAGAAGGAAATAAGATTGCTCGGTACACTGGTGACTTAACTGAATTAAACTTTAATGATATTGATGACAATGGTTGGGGTGCTGACCGAGGAATGGATATTGTTGATACAGTTACAGGTGAACAAGAATTTGTACCAATTGAAACCCCTAAATTTATTGTCATTAACTTAGATACAACTAGTAAGAGTAGTGACGAAATAATGAATATTCAAAAGGATAACTATGTACGGATTGTTACTAGTAAAAAGGAAGTTATGGATGATTTTAAAGAGGTAGAAAATGCGGATAATATCTCTTTTGATTATAAACCAAAGCAGGAAACTAAAAGTAGACTGGGTATAAAAAGTACTGCTAGCGAGCAAGAAATAGTTACAGCTTACTGTAAGCATGAAGAGTTATCTGAAGAAGTGACAAAAAAGGCGATAGAAGTATTACACCAGGCATTGGAACAATAATATAGTTGACAAAAGGATACCTATTGTGGTATCCTTTTCTCATACAAAGGAGGGACAATCTTGGATTTTAAGACGCTGGAGATAAACAACTATCAAAGTATTGGACATATTGAGTATAACCTAAGTAACCAAGGCGTTGTACTGGTCGTTGGTAAAAATTTAGATACAGGTGGTAACAATGGTGCAGGAAAAAGTAGTTTTTTAGGTGCTATTGCTTATGCCTTATATGGTAAAAATGCAGAAGGCCACTCTTCTGACGATGTTGTTAATAACAAAGTAGGTAAGGATACCAGTGTTATCTTAACTTTTGACAAGGAAGGTCATAGCTATAAGGTTGCACGGTATCGTAAGGATAAAAAGTACAAAAATAAAGTACTTGTTTATGTAGATGGAGAAGAAATTAGTAAGCCTACTAATAAGGATAATGACACTCTGATTGAGAGTATTGTAGGGATTAGTTTTCAATCTTATATGAACTCAATTTTCTTTGGGGGTCAAGCTGTTAATCGTTTCTCTAGTGCAACTGATAAGGAACGTAAGGAGTTACTAGAGGATATTACTAATATTTCTGTATACCAGCAAGCTCATGATATTGCTAAGGATAAGATACAAGAGCTAGAAAAGAAGTTATCAGATATTAAGCTTCAGCAATCACCTTTGGAGACTACTATTGAGGTACAAACAGGAAACTTAGCTCGTACCCGGGAGAAAAATAAACAGAACAAAGCTAAGGCTGATGAAGCGAAGGCACTTAAAGAGTCCCTTAATAAGCAAATAGAAGCAGATAGTAAAGAACATGACTACGGTAACTATGAGAGTGTAATACAAGACTTAGTAAACACTCGTAATACACTATCTCATACCAAGGTATCTCTAGTAGATACTTATCTAATGGATACCCAAGTTAATGACTATAAGAGTAATGCTATGAGTACTAAGAGTATGTTAAATTCGTACATTTCAAAGTACAAAGAATTACTAAATACTTATCAGCAGATTATAAACGAGAAACACGGGATATGTTCCTTATGTGGACAGGTACTAGACGAGAAACATAAGAAGGTTGAATTAGAACATCTTAAGCAACAGGGACAACAGGAATTAGATTTAATTAATCAAGCTAAGCAGGAACTTGGACAGATAAAAGAAAAGTATCTTCCAGCTAAGAAGTCTTTGGAGGAAGCCAAGCAGCATAACCAAGAACTTCAAAGTAAAAATCAAGAAGTACTCAAAAAGGTACAAGAGGTAACTGACAAGATTGATGAATTGACTTCTGATTTAAATAAGCATAAGGAATTAATTCGGAGACGGGATAACCTGCAAGGTACAATTGAATCTTACAGTACGTATCTTGATGACAGAGAGATAGTAGCTAGTATTAAACAAGCTAAAGAGGAACTGGCTACCGTTAATAAGGAGTATCTTAAGGTTAAAAGTCAGTATCAGGTATTAAAGGAAGTAAGTGATGTATTTAGTAACAAAGGAGTTAAAAGTCATGTTATGGACTTGATTGTACCTTTCTTAAATGAACACATTGCAGATTATTTATCAGTGCTATCTAATGGTACTGTAAATGCAAACATTAGTACAACGACGACTACTAAAAAGGGTACCGTATCCGATACAATGACAGTTAATGTTGATAATACTATTGGTGGTGGAAAGTATGACTTGAATAGTTCTGGTGAAAAGAAACGGATTAATTTAGCTATCTCTTTAGCTTTGCAAGACTATGTGCTAAGTAAGTCAACATATGTTAATGTACTTTTTTACGATGAAGTGTTTGAAAACTTAGATGAAGAAGGTTGTGAAGCCGTTATGTCGTTGCTTAATAAGCGGGTAAAAAAAGTAGGAACAATTTTTGTTGTTTCTCATAGCGAAGAACTTAAAGGACTATTTGAAAAGTCCTTAGTACTAGAAAAAAAGGATGGTATTACAAGTGTTAGATAATATTTATATCAGAAAGAATCAAGAAGTAGACCCAGGAGCAACCAACAATATGAAAACTACTGCATACATTGAGGATGGTGTAGAAAAGATTGCTTTAACCTGTCGGACACCGGAAAACAGTGGCACTGAATTTTTACCAGCAGCGGTATCTTCAGCAATTTATTGGTACCCTTTGTACATGTACCTGGATTACTCCTTTTTAACCAACTATTCTACCCTAGCGTTAAAGATAGACCCCTTGGCTCCTAAGAAGGTAGCCGATTCATTTAAAAGCCTTAAAGAAGGAGCTCCAATTTTTCTCAAGGAGTTGTACAATCCAGTTACAGATGAATCTACATTTACCCTTATGGGTGAGTATAATTATGCAGCTTGTGATACAATGGAGAAGCTAGGATTTCATACCTGGTTAAACCCAAGTTTCTCAATGGAAGATATTAAATTCAATGAAGGACTTATCAGTCAATTCTGGGAAACAAAATACTTGAAGTATCGTCAAGATAAGGGTATTAGTATGTATGAGCCAATGAACTCTTTGATGCGTAATGAGGTTCTTTATGGGTTATCTGAAGAAGATAGCCGGATGTTACCTGTTTTTGGTACGGTTTACCGAATGGACTTCTATAAAGAAAAAGTGTTGAAAGAAAGAGATAAGCAACAGTAACTAATTACCTATAAAAATTTGACAGATTCTGCGATATATTATATAATATTGTTATGTTATAATATATATATATATATATAGGTGAGGTGATAGAATGAAACCAGTAGAGTTTACCATAAGAAAAAGGTTAGGGATGCTTTTAAATGCAAATAACCTATAAAGTTGAATTAAAACTAAATAAGGCTCAAAAGTGGCAGATTAATTCTTATATCGGTGTTAGTCGTTGGGTTTACAATAAGTTTCTCGAAGTAAACAATAAAAACTACCGAGAAACGCATGATTCCAAATCATATATGAGTGCTTACACTTTTTCTACTTGGTTTAATAATCAATACTTAAAGGATAATCCTAGTGATTTATGGATAAAGGATTATTATGCTAAACATGTTAAGCAAGCTATGATAGATGCTGATACCAACATGAAAGCATTCTTTAGGCACATAAGAGGAAAACCTAAATTTAGAAGTCTTAGAAAGCATCAAGGTTCTTATTACTTTTGTGCTAATAGTAAGTCTCAACCTGTTAGGTACGATAAATATCGAATAAAGTTGCCTAAGATAGGGTTTGTTAGATATAAAGAGCAGGGGTATATTCCAGTAGGTGACGATTTTAGAATTATTTCTGGTAGAATAAAAGAGAGAGCGGGTAGATACTATTTAACTGCTCTAGTAGAGCAACCAGATTTTAGTAAACTTAACCTTACTGGAGAAGCTATTGGAGTAGATTTGGGTATTAAAGACTTTGCCATATTAAATAAGGGTACAGTCTATAAGAACCTTAACAAGTCTGCTAGATTAAAAAGGCTTAGGAAAAGGTTAAGAAGATTACAAAGAAAAGAGTCCCGTCAGTATCAGGACTATAAACAAAGACTGAAAGAAAACAAATATGAGAGGAGAGCTACTACTGATTTCAACCTGTCAGATACACAAGATAAAATTCTTAAGCTAAATGGAAGAATCGCTAATGTCTTAAACGATTATCAGGATAAAATTATTGCCGATGTGGTGAGAACCAAGCCACAATATATAGCAATAGAGGATTTAAACGTTAGTGGAATGCTTAAAAATCACCATTTAGCTAAGCAAGTTCAGCAACAGAAGTTCTACAGATTTCGGGTTAGACTAGTTAATAAGTGTCAATGGTTAGGAATACCAGTACACTTGGTAGATAGATTTTATCCTAGCTCTAAGACATGTTCTCAATGTGGATTCTACAATGAAGAGTTTAGGAATATGGGCCAAAAGTTTCTTAAAGTAAGAAAGTGGGCTTGTCCCAATTGTGGGTCTGTTTTAGATAGAGACATTAATGCTAGTGAGAATATTTGTATTACTTCCAAATTTAAGTTAGCCTATTAAACTACTGCTTAAATATGTACTGTTGGCTAGACAGGAATTTACGCTTGTGGACTGTCATACAAACCTAAGTAGCTATTACTAATCTAATAGTAGAACGGGGACAGGAAGAAACAGGAAATTAGACTTATATTAGTAATATTTTATAAGTTTATTGTAGCAGCGATTATTGCATGTCCCTAAGTAGTACTCAAAAGACCGTTCAGTCTCTTCTTAACCAGCGTTGCAAGCCGGGGACTAGAGGAGACGTTCGTTTTAACTGCTTTTCTTGTGGAGAAACTAAGCAAAAGTTATACGTTAGTAGAGAGGGTAAGTATTATTGCCAGCACTGTTCTATCCATGGCAAGTCAGTTATTGATTTAGTATGTGATTTGTACCACTGTTCTACTAGAGAAGCACAAGAGGTTATTCGAGACGGTAACTATGAGTTAAATTCAGATATTATGGTTACCAAGGACTTACTAATGGAAAAATTAGTATCCTTAGAGCAAAGTAAGAAAGTTGTACCAATTCATTATACAATGCCTCCGGTTCCTTCTAATGTACATCCTTTAATGGCTAATTATAGTAATCCTGAAGCGATACCCTTTTTTAACTACCTGAAAGGTCGTGGGGTTAGTCTTGAACAGATTGAAGAAAATGTAATTAGTTATGTTACCGAGGGAGTAGCCGTTACTTCTACAGGTACTACTATTCGTTTAGAGAATAGTCTAGTGTTCTTTACCTTTAACGACTACCATGTTCCTTTATACTGGAACACCAGAAGTATTGAGAGAAACCCCTATATCAAAACTTTTAATGCCTCTGGGAGTGAAACAGAGTACTCTAAAAAGAATGTTGTCTTTAATCTAAATGGTAGAGTAGTAGATAAGAATCTAGTTATTTGTGAAGGTGTATTTAATGCTCTAACAATCGACCAGGTTGATGGGTACTCTGGAGTTGCCACGTATGGGAAACAGATTACTGATACCCAAGTACATTTAATAGCAGAGTACGTTGACAAAGTTAAAGAGATAATCGTATTTTTGGACGATGACGCAGATGAAGAAGCAACTAAGCTTTACTACCGATTAAAGAGTAGTGGGGTACCAGATGCTAAGCTATCTATAGTGTACAAGGAAAAAGATGGTAAAGACATTAATGACTTGGGAGTGTCTGGTAGCCGTAGCTTGCTAGATACTCGTCAACCTTTAACTATGTATAATCAGATTAGAAACAAGTTGTTATCCGTATAAGACACAACTATAGGTAGCTAACGTATAGGCAAGACACAATACCTGGTATGATATAATAACAAAAGAAAATAGAAAATAGAAAAGAAGGAAAAGTATGATTTATATTATTGGGTCAATTTCGGCGGGTAAAACAACACTAACTAAGATGTTAGCAGGGGAACTTGGTACACCTTATTACTTAGAAGATATTGATAATGGGTTAGTAAGTAATATGTTGCAAACTTTTTATCATGCAGGTGCCGATAGTCGTAAGCAAGTGTCTGCTATGTTACAAGTGGCTTTTTTAACTGTACGGTACAAGCAGCTTAAGAAAGCAGTTACTCAGCGTAACGCTCTGCTAGACTCCAACCTACTTTCAGATTATTTGATGGCTTCTAATTTGTACCGACGGGGTGAAATGGATGAATCATCTTATAATGTGTACTTGGCTTTGAACAATGAAATGCAGTCTAATGTTAATGGTACTCCTGATACTGCCTACCCGGATTTAATTATCTACCTTGATATTGACCCACAGCATGAAATTGAAGAGATTCAAAGTCGGGGTAGAGGAATGGAAGATGTAACTAAGGATTCTGGATTAGTTGACTACTATAACTCAGTTAACAAAACGTACAAGGATTGGTATCAAGGGCACCCACAGGCACAGGTACTGCGCATTGACCGAGATATGTACGATTTTGTTAATTCAGAGAGTGACCGTAATACTGTTTTTGACTTAGTTGAGGAAAAGATGAGACAAATTGGGTTACTACATCCAGATGAAGTACTAGAATTAAAAGGTAAACGAGAGGTAACTGAAGGGCAAACTGAATTACCATTGAAGGCTATTATTTAGTCTTGACACTCTTAGGATTAAGTAGTAATATAACTAATGTACCAAATAAAGAAAAAGGAAGTCATAATTGTAATGGATAGTAATAAGTTAACAGAAGCAAGTAAGTTTACAGGAACCTATTGGCAATGGTTAAAGAGTGAGTTTAAGGGTTGGTCCTTAGCTCCATGGGCAATCTGGTTCTTTGGATTAGGGTGGCAACTACATGTGTACTTAGCAACAGGTGCTGTGACTGTTTTATCTACGGTTACTTTATTGGCAACATTGATTGGGTTGCTATGTTGTTCTGCTATGGCGGTAGGTAAGACAGTTAATGGATTACTAGGATTGGTGTCTGCAATTGGTTTTATTTGGGTAAACGCCTCTGTGGGACACTGGGCAAGTTGTCTTGACCAAGTTATTTTTGTAGCCTTGATTGATTTACCTTTGATGATGACTTGGCGTACTTGGGGACAGAATATGAATACCAAGGTACGTACTATGGGACTTAAGGGCTGGTTGTTAGTTACAGTTACAGTACTAGCTTCATGGTTTGTCCTGTACGAAATTTTAAGCATTAAAGTCATGCAAGACCCTGCTCCAGTTCCAGATGCCTTAGTTCTTGCTTTAGGTGCTACAGCTTCCTTCCTTTGCTTTAAACACTATACCCAAACGTATACGCTATGGTTCCTTGAAGATATCGCTAATGTAGTTCTTTGGGCTTGGGCTTTACGTCAAGGATACAGTGCAGCTGCTCCTGCTATGTTAGTAAGTACTCTTATGTACTTTGCTTCTGCTATTTATGGTCGTTTTTACTCAGTATGGCATACCAGCGTTAGTGGAGCTGAACCTAAGTTGTGGTCAGACATTAAATCAATCTTTTCAAAGTAAGGGGATAAAAGCATGAATAATAAAGCAAGTGAAAAGCAATTAGACTTTCTTAATAGTCTTAACGAAGATTACAAACAAGTTGTATTACCAGAATCATCTCCTTTGTCTGTTTTGTTACCAGCACTGGGTATTGACACCTATGAAGATATTGACCGGAAAACCGCTTCAGTACTCATTGGCCTGTTAAAGGGACTTAGCGATTATCGTAAGTTGATTTCATAAGATATAAGGTAATAAATTAAAAGGTAAGTGCTTAAAGGCACCTACCTTTTTTTAGTCCAACTAGAGAAACCCAAAATTAGCACAAGGATGTGGTAAAATATAAATATAAACTGATATAAGGGGGGTTCACTTTGGATATCAACCACGCCTCAGCAGTCGGGTTTGCTGACTACTATCGTATTAGACGTAAGGTAGAACTTAAGGGAAATTTACCACATGAAGAAATTACACAACATAACAGTGATAAGGTAACTTATGATGAAGCCTACCTTTTATTATCTGAGTTAATGTCTCAACAGAGTAAATTTACTCAAGACTGTGTGTCAATCACAATGGATAGCATCGGTGAAATAGTAGCAACCCTTGTGGGAAAGGGTGTACTAAGTATGAAAGATGCAGAGTACATTCAACAAAGAATCACAGAATTAGCTAAAGAAAAAACTGAAGGAGAATGATTAATAATATGAGTACACAAAACAAAATGAGCAAAGAAGAACTTCTTAATGCCTACAGAGAATACATCAAGGTACCTAATGCGGACAAGTCGTTAAAGGATAAAGCTATTAAAGACTTAGATAAGCGTGTAAGCTTAAAGGAAATTATGGAATTAAATGAAATCCTTACGTACCCATTAGTAAAACAGTACAATAAAGTTGCAGAAGATGACGAAATCATGCAAGTGCTTCTTAACAAGCTTGGTGCTACTGAAGAACAATGGAAAGAAGCAGAAAAAGAAGTTAAGAATTCACGCAAGGCTCTTATGGAAAAGGCCAAGAAGGAACTTAAGGAAAAGCTTGGTGAACTAGAAAAAGATAAAAATTCTGATGAAACTTCTCTGAGTGGTATGGATAAAAAGGATAGTGAATAAATTGAAGGTAGCTAAGAAAAAATATACAGACTTTATGGAAGGAGCTCCTTATAGTCTAAAGGAAACTATTAGTGTTATTGCTTCTTCCCGTGTTAATCCTGTTAGCCTAGCAAAGTTTTCAAGCAGCTTATCATTAGGTACTGTTGTTGAAGATACTGCCGATGCTATGGATTCCAATCTATCTGCTGTTATTAATTCCTTAGGTGTATCCTTAATAACTCCTGATGGAAGTACAGTGGCACCCTATGTTATGTACCATAGTGGTAGCACTAACGCTGACCTGTTTTATCAGCAAGTAGTATCCTTTGTTAAGAATATTGCTAATGTAGATGATAGTAACAAGCTAGTACTTGACAGTATCAATTATGACCACCTATTAGCGGAACTAATTGGTTTAGGTACAGTAAAAGTATCTTATATTTACTTAACTGACGGCAGCTTCGCCATTATTATGTATCATAATCCAGGTGCCCTTTTATCCTTTGCTGAAGTAGATGAATTATACCTGTCTCTAAAGGGTCAACTGACACTTGATGAGTTTAAAAAGATGTTTACACCAGAGGTAGTTAAAAAAGTAAAACATGATGTATCAACTATTCCTTCTGTAGCTAGTGGTACTCTTCAAAAGGTACTTCCTTTGGATACTAATTTTGCTAAGGTTATTCGACATGTAGACCGGTTGAACAAGATTTACATGACATTAAACGCGCAAGGGATGATTCACTAATGGCAGCAATTAATGGTCATAATCGACATGTAAAAGGCTCTGGATACGAGAGAACTATTGCTAAAATCTTAACTAAATGGACTGGGGTTAGCTATAGTCGAACTATGGCTTCCGGTGCTGCTGGTAGCGAACATGGAAGTGATGCTCGTTTAATTGGAGATATATTCTCTCCTATTGGATACCCTGACCCGTTTAATTATGAATGCAAAAATCATGGAGATATCACTCTAAAAAACATTGTTTGGGGTACTGGGGAACTAAAACAATTTATGGAGCAGGTTATTACTGATGCTCATCGGGCGGATACAATTCCAGTACTAATTATGCACATTAATCGAGAAGCAGATTATGTTATGCTGCCTTATAGCAATAGATTGTACCATTCTTTGTATACTAAGAGTAAGGTGACTTTTAGAACTTATAATACCTATCAAGATAAACGTTTAGAACAAATTACAGGCGTAGACTGGTTAGTAACCACTATGGACGACTTAACCAGCTTAAACTGTACAGAGGTTTTTAGCACCTATAGTGCTATTCAACGAGAGATGGGAGCTTACTGGTGGGAGCGTGTTACGAGTACTGCAAGTAAAGGAGAGGATGAGTGGAATGCTGTATCAGAACAAACAAGTAACATAATTGAGACGAATTTAGAAGGTAATAATGATGAGACGAATTAAGCACTTAAATGTAAATAATAGTTATGCTTCGGCTAACTATCAGTTAGAGTCCTACACAGACTTTGAAAAAGGTGTTGTTAAGGTTACTCGTACTAATGAGAAAGAAGTTAATCGGGTACTAAAGCTACCGCCAGAAAAGCAGATAGAATATCACTTTATTATTTGGCATGACAGCTCTGAAATGGATAGTTTGAATAGTCGCATCTTTAAGTCTAGTGCCAGAGTAAGCTATTATACTAACTCAACTGTGCCAATTGGCATTTTGCTCAAGCTTCAAGGTAATAAACGAGCAGAGGTTGTTTACCTAGTTAGAAAAGAGTACTCTATTTCAGACATAGAAAATATTGATGCTGCCAATCACTGTAATGGAGTAAAAGTTGTTATTTACTGTCCTATCACAAGTAAGGAAGACAGTCCTGAGGCTTTAATTAAGGCTTTGTACCCTTTGCGATACTTAACAGATATGGTTGTACTTTCTTTTTCTAGTAAGGTACAGAAAGAATACCATGATGAAGAGTACAGTGATACATTACAGGTACAATCCAGGTACTATTTACAACTACATGAATTTATGGCACGTATTCTCATGCAATTGAAACTTCTATGTGATGAAGATAAGAAGGAACTAATCAACAAGGAGGTGGAAACATATGTCACGTTCAGTTAATAAGTCAGAGTTAATTTATAAGGTACAGGAGCGTAATCCAGAAATGTACTGTAAAGATATTGATAAGGTACTTAGTTCTTTACAAGATGTTATCATGGATGAGCTGGAATCTGGTAATCGAGTAAAGCTGATGAAACTGGTACTAATGGAACCAGTAACTAAAAGTGCTGGGTACCATTATGATGGTATTAAAACTAAAACAATGGTCAAGGTACCTAAACGGGTACATGTGAAGTACAAATCCCTTAAGTTGATTAAGGATATGGAGGATAATAGTAGGGATACAAATCATTGACACGTATACTCAAAAGTGGTAAACTATGTTCATAACCTATAAAGGAAGTGAACATAGATAAAGATGATAAAAACTCATCAAGTTAAAATTGAGCCCAATGCTCATATGACTAGGGTAATTGAAGACTTATTCAATTATCGAAGATACTGTTGGAATCAGGCCTTAGCTACTTGGAACGATATGTATGACGAATCAAGCATTTTAGGTGATAAAGCTTTAAGACCCAACAACAGCAAAGTTAGAAATGAACTAGTTAGTAATAAGCAAGATTGGCAGTATTCTCGCTCGCCTAGAGTTCTTCAGCAAGCTGTAAGTAGTTTAGAGAAAGCTTGGAAGAGCTTTTGGAATCCAAACATGCTTAACCAGGGGAAACCAAGGTTTCAATCAAAAAAGAGCTACAAACCGAACTTTTCTACTGATAGAGCTCGTCTTGTCAGTGGAAAGTTAGCGTTAGACAAGCCTCAAGGGATTAGTAAGTCAGTCTGGTATGGGATTAAACTGCGAGAAACCCCTCGGTTTGAGGGAAAATTGAAGTTATGTACCATTACTCAAAAGGCAGACGGCTACTATGCCAGTTTAGTGTTTGATACATCCCATAACGAAATAGTACCTAAGACCAGTGAAATTGTTGGGATAGATGTTAATGTTAGACATTTTAATTATAATGATGGTCAACAAATAGCTATTTACCCCAAAAAGTTGGAACGATACTATCAGAGAATTACTCATTACCAACGAATGTTGGCTCGAAAGCGATTAGAAAATCCTCGTAATTTCAAAACTAAAAGGTACATGAAAGTGAAAACCAAACTTAGACGTGTTTACCAAAAAGTTACTAATTTACAGAAGGATATTCTAAATCAATTTACTTGTCAGATTGTCTCAACCTATTCCGAAATTCATATTGAGGACTTAAATGTCCATGGAATGATGATGAGTAAAAAAATGGGAAAGAATTTACACCGTTCTCTATTTGGTAAATTTAGGGAAATCTTAACCTATAAGTGTGAATGGAATAATCGTAAACTGGTCTTAGTCGACAGACTATATCCTTCTACTCAAATATGTAGTGTTTGTGGATATCTTAAGACCAAAGATGGTTACGGAGGTAAGCAAACCTTATCTGGAGATAGTATTCACCACAATCACCAAAAATATTACTGTTATAATTGTGGGGCTATCTTAGACCGAGATGAGAACGCAGTAGAAAATATTAAGAATTATGTAGCGTAATGCTATAACTATGACTGGGTGGGCTTCACCCAGATGAAAGGTCACAAGAGTCAGTCAATGTGGTAAGGAATAAATTTCCAAGTCAGAATACTGATGTTGACGGTGATGACTAAATTGTAGTTACTAAAATCTAACTATTAGTAACGTTTTTACACAATTTGGAAAGCAAGAGGATAGCAGATATGATGAGTAACAATAAGTTTATTGCCTATGCACAAAAGAGAACAGATAAGGTTAACTGGAAAGTATTTTCTGAATCACAAGGAATTGATTCAAATAGTTATGCTAATCTTATTGCTTACTTAATTAAAGTATCAGTAAAGGACAATTCATACTTAGTGTTTTCCACTTATCAGGACTTAGCTGAACAACTAAGGAAGTTAAATAACTACCAGGGTGGTATTCATCCAAGTTTGTATAAATACATCAAATTTGATAGTCTAGCTTATATGAAAGATTATATGGAAGACCATGAAAAGCGTATCTATCAGGTTGAGGATGGCTCTAAACATGTATATGTTATAATCAGTGCCAATTGAGAAAGCTTGTTACTTTAGTGACGAGATGCATTGAGATAAGGTATAATCTTGACAAATAAATAGTATGTGATATACTATAGTTGTTAGCGAAAACCAAGCTAATAAATAATTGACTAACTAGGTTCGGAACGAGCCGTGGTAAATAGCTGTAACCTCTGCATGGAGTGCTAGACACTACTGTGTAAGTAAGCAGTGTTCCCAGAAGCTTGGTCCTTCATGACCGAGTAGTTCACGTGATTAAGCCATAGAAAGGATAATAATACATGATATACCATGTTATTCAAGCACCAAGTGACCTTTTCCCTAATCCAGATGAGATTTCTATTTTCCTGGCAGGGTCTATTGAGATGGGAAAAGCTAAGCCTTGGCAAGATGCTGTAGCTTCTCAAATTGCTCGTCGTACTAACCAGCCAATTGCCTTCTACAATCCACGTAGAACGGAAGACTTTACTCCAGATATGGAAGAGGAACAGATTAAGTGGGAACAAGAACGTTTAGCCAGCTGTGATTACATTTTCATGCATATCCAGGGAGACACTAAGAGTCCCATTAGTTTGCTAGAGTTTGGTGAATTTATTGGTACTGGTAAGCTATTTGTTGATGTACCAAAGGACTTCTACAGGTACAATAATATTGTATTGACTGCTGAACAAGCAGGGTACCCTAATCATGTTAGTAATGACATTGATGCCAATATTGCAAAGGTTACTGACCAAATTAGTTCGGACATCTCATATCGTAGGCAGTTGGAATCCCAAGGACCTAAAGAAGATGGCCTTATTAGTGATGAGGATAGTAGCGATGAGGTACGTCCAGAAGACCAAGAAACTGAATATTTAGACTAGTATATATAAAAGGCTTTAATTAAGCCTTTTTTATTTTATATGGATGTGGTACAATGTAAAAAGAAAGGGGCTAAGATAATGAAAATATTTGTGGTTCTTGATTTTTGGCGAGAAAAGTACTTTAAACAAGATGAGTCTGGTAAGTACTATATGGACTACTGGAACAGTGCTCCTGGTAAGTACCTTAAAAAGGCTCTAACGGCTCCTAGAGCAGGACTAGGGTTAGAGATGAGTAACTATACCCTATCTTTTGCTTACAGTAGTATCCCTGAAAAACAGCCATCTGGGGCATATAAGAAGATACCTAAGAAAGAGTCTAAGCCATATACTGATAAGTTACTAGATAAAATAAATGAGTGTTCCCCTGATTTGATTTTATCTTTTGGTAGCCAATCCTTGGAAGCTTTGACAGGTAAGAGTAAAGTACGGAGTGCTCGGGGTATCCCACAGAAGGTAGATGTTAAGGGTAGCTCTTACTGGATGCTGGCCTTATACGGAACAGACTCTATTATGGTAGACCCAGCACTTGAGGGGCTGTTTAAGTCTGATATTCAACTGGCTAAGCAGTTTGTTACCCAAGGGGAAAAAGCTTTTATTCCTAAGACGGGTACCTATAAGATGGTTACGGATTATGCCGAGGTATGTCATATTTTTGATGACATCTTACCTAAGTACAAGTACATTGCAATGGACTTTGAAAGTAATACCTTGGTACCGGAATTAGAGGGTTCTAAGCCTATCTTTGTTTCTTTATCATGGAAAGAACGTCAAGGGGTAGCTATTCCCTTAGACCATGATGGATTTAATCCTGGGTGGACTTCTGAGCAGCTTAAGGATATCTATAGTAAAATATGCCAATTTGTTGAGTCAGACCATATTAAGATTTTTCACAATGGTAAGTATGATATTCGACTAATGATGTCTTGCTTGGGGTTAACTAAAGCAACTAATATTGTGGATACTCTTATTATGTACTACATTGGTTTTAACGAAAATGAATACGCTAGTAAGGGACTTAAGGTGTTATCCTATCAGTTTACAGATATGGGTGGGTATGAAGAACCTTTAAATAAATACAAAGTTAAGTACCTAGAGAGGTATAAGGACAATTGGCTTAAGGAACAGGAAGAGAAGACAGGTAAAAAGCCTAGTTTATCTTCATATGTACCTCCGGTTAATACCGTAGATGGTGGCGATTTTAACTATGAGTGGATACCTATTGACATCATTTATCCCTATGCTGCGGCGGATACAGACTGTACTCTTCGGATATTTAATAGGGAACGTAAGGTTATTGATGAAAACCCTAAGTGGAAACATCTTATTTATGACTTTTACCCTAAGCTGATTGATGCTCTAGCTCAAGTTGAACATAATGGGTTGCACATTGATATGAAGCGTGCTTCAGAGCTACTACCCATTTATCAGGGAGAACTAGATAAAGCATCGGAGGCTCTTAGAAAAATACCAGATATTAAGCAATTTGAAGAGGAACGATTAGCTAAGGTTAAGGAACGTCAAGCTATTAAAGCCATTAAGAAGGCTGACCGAACAGCAGAGCAACAAAAGAAGTTCAAAGAGTACACTAAGTACACTGGTACTAACGAAAAAACTGGGATGCCTAAGTACTACTACTCTCCTAGTTCAGGTAATATGAATAAGTACATTTTGTACGAAATGATGGGGTATCAGTTACCTTACGAAAAGGATTATATAACAGATACTGCCTGGAAAAATAAGGTACCAGAGGAGAAACTTAAGTACACGGATTATAAATGTGATGCTAAAGCTGCATTACCTTATTTGATAGAGAAGTATGATGAACCTATTGCTAAGGAATTACTTAATTACTCTGCTTTGGACAAGGCAGTAAGTTCTTTCTTGGAACCATTGCCTAAGAAACAAGATAGCAAGGGACTTATTCATTGTAAGTTTTCTCCAACCGGAACTGTAACCGGTCGATTAAATAGCAGCGACCCAAATTTTCAACAACTCCCGAGAAGAATTGCTGACCCTCATTCCTTTAGATACAAATATGGGGTAAAGAGTATGTTCAAATCTCGCTTTAAGGGCGGGGTCATGATTAACATTGACTACAAATCCTTGGAAGTTTACATTGTTGCTTTGCTTGCCTACCTGTACTATCCAAAAGATACTAGTTTGGTACAAGCTTTGTTAAACAATGTTGATGTTCATAAGGATACTGCTACTAAAGCGTATGATATTAGTCTGGAGGAAGTAACTTCAGAACAACGTAAAGCAAGTAAGGCCGTTATTTTTGGTAAAATTGTGCCCCTTTGCATGGTGACATGCAATTGAATCTCTGTTAAAACGGTATGGCTAAAGTAAGGTAAAAATAACCAACCTAGGACTTCTAGGACGAGAAAGCCAGTAAGAAAGCCTACGGCCCTGGATAGGGCTAGCGGTAATCCGTTGCTAAATTCAGTATAATGTTATAATTTACTGATAAATGCCCAACGACTATCGAACGTAGATACAAGTTGTCAAGACTTGTGGAAGAAACTAGTAGAGTAAAGCCTCAGTGATGAGGAAGAAATGCAGAGACTTCTCAGCAGTATGAGAAGATGATTTAGTCTAATCCCCTAATAAATATCGGGAAACCGAGGGTAGGTAATAGCAATTTACGGCCAAACAGAATATGGATTGTACGAAAAGCTTAGACCAATTATGCCTGATATGACTTTGGACGATGCCAAGGATATTCAAAAGAAGGTACTGGATTCTAAGCCAGGTATTAAGCACTACATTGAAATGATACATGACCAAGTAATGCATACACATCATGTGGAGACTATTGCTGGTAACTATAGAAGGTTAGATACTGTTAAAAGTAAGGATAGTAAGCGGGTATCTCGTGCTTTAAAGCAGTCAGTTAATGCTATTGTACAAGGCTCGGGTGCTTATTGTACAAATAATGCTTTAATTGTACTAGTTAATTTATTCCGTAAGTACCATTTACGTTCTAAAGTTGCTTTAACGGTACATGATAGTATCGTTGTAGATTGTGCCCCAGAAGAAATTAAAGTGGTTACTAAGATGATGCACTATGCTATGGAACAGTTAACTATTCCAGAGCTTATCAATATTCCAAAGAATGACTTAGAGGTACCCGATAAGTTTAGTATGAGCGATACAACTTTCAGATTTCCTTTAAGAGGTGAACTAGAAATTGGAATTAATTATAATGATGATGTAGCCCTAGATATGGATGAGTTACCTAAGTACAAGAGTCCTCAAGCTTATTGCATGTACAAGTACTTTAAGGTACAGTTAGATGAACTAGTTGAGTTTAAAGTAAAAACTGAGGAAGAGGTTAAACCAATGTACGATAAGCTTGAATCTAAGAAAAATCAGTTCTTAATTAAATAGCTTGACAAATAGAGTACTTTTGTGGTACTCTACTTGTATTGAAAGGACAGGTGTATAATCATGTATAGTTCAAGCAAACATAAAGAGTTAGTTAGTAGTATCAGCGATGTACAAGGGGCAGTAAACCAAGCATCATATAAAGAAGAACTGCATAGTGACGAGATGGTGAAAAAGTTGTCAGACATCGACAACCATTTAACTACCTTAATTGGGTTACTTCAAGAGGTTAAAGATAGTAACAAGAAGACTACTCAGCATATTGATATTAAAGATAGACCCTTACATGGTGTAAGTGTACAGTCACAAGAGGAAGAGGAAGACCAGCAGGAAGACTACAAGTCTCCTGAAAAACCTGTGTACAAGCACTTATACTATTATGACGTAGAAAATATTAATGATGGCAGCCACAGTAAGTACAGTCGCTTGTCAGACATTGCCGCGGATGTAGGTGCTTCTGATAGTGCCCCTCATTATGCAATGGTTAACGGTAGCTTATTTTTAGGAAAGTACCTTATTAACAAAGTGGATACTAAGGTAAAAGTTAGTGTTAATCCTCGTCAAGAGGATGAAAAGGCTTCTATCGAAATTGTATAGATAAAGGGGAAGAGATAGTATATGGCAGATTACACAATTGATACTTCTTCTCTAGGACGGTTACGTTCTGTTAATATATACAGTTCTATTACGGGTAAGTATCGAGAGATTACTCCTCAGGAACTACTATCGTTTGATTCTAACAATATTCCTTTTGAGACACAGGCTATTAACTACTACCAGATAGCTGAATTGGCAGAGCGGGCTAATTACCGGTTAGAAAATGCTAAGCAGGATGTTGACCATCGTCATGGACAGTTGTATAATAAGTTTGTATCAGACCCTGCATTAAGGGAAGCTAATAATGGTAAAAAGCCTACAGATACTATGATTAATGCTGCGATTGTTTCAGATGATGAATATGACCGATTGATTAAAGTAGTTAATCGTATCTCTTACGAGTATAAAGCTTTAAACCGGTTAGCAAAGGCCTTTGAACAACGTAAGGACTTAATGCAGTCCATTTCTGCTCAGAGACGGGCAATGCAAGTATATGGAGATAGTAACAGTGGCCAATAAGGACAAGAATGAAAATACTTTTCTAATCAAGGATGAGATACTTTCAATTTTTGTCCAGAAGCAGTATAATACAGGAGTAATAGCAACAACTTCTTATCGTTTTAGGGCAAAAGTTTTTAATAGTGAAGATGAAGCAAAGGCGTTTATTGATGATAATCATTTAGACGGGTTTGTTATAGTAAAGAATAAATAAGGGAGCGAATACAACATGGATATTAAACAAATGTTAAAGCAACAACTTAAGGCAACGGACCCAGAGAACCGAGGAGGAAACACTAATGACTTCCCTACTCGTAAGAACAAGGCCATTGTGGTTAATGGTAAAAATCCTTTCTTAGGACGTATTTTACCAGCACCAGTTGGAGATAATGGTTGGTTTGCTAAGCAGGTAGTACAAGTTTGGGTAACTGCTAAGCGTGCAGATGGTAGTTCTTATAACTACCCTGTAATTGTAAACCCTCGAGATAATGACGACGAATTTGTAAGTACTGTTAAGAGTATTATTTCCTTTAACAAAAAATACTCTAAGGAACACGAGGAATACAGTGACTCTGATTATATTCAAATTAGTCACTCAATGTACCAAGGTAAGCCAGTAGGACAGACGGGTTTTCGTACATCTTATGAAATCATTGGTATTCCATCAGTACCAGACCAAAGTGGTACTTATGTAGATGCACATACCTCGACTGATTATATGTATAAAAATCTGATTATTCGTGAAACGGCTTATCGTGCAATTTTAGAAGCATTAGCCGATGATTCCTTGCGAGTTAGTGGGAAGCCTTTTGCAGATGACCTAAAGTTTATTAGTACAGGTGTAACAGTACCTGTTGAAATTAAGCGTAGTGGTAACAATTATGCAGCAAACGTACGTGAAGGATTAGTGTTACCTGCAATGTCTGAACAACTTAATCCGTTTGAAAAGGACTCAGAAGGACACTTTACCAAGTTTGACGACCCAGAGTACTTCAATCGGTTAACTAAGGAAGTTTCACCAAGTTTTTATGAGATTCTTACCAACCAAGTTAAAAAGGTTGCGCATGATAAGATGTCCATTGTGTCTTCTGGAGCTAACATTACTAATCCTTATGATACCCAGAGTACCCCTACAGTAAATTCAGGTACTCAGACGACTCCTCAGAGTAACAATGGTGGTACCTCTGATGCTGTAACAACTGCCTTGCAAATGATTACTTCTGGTAAGTTACCATTGGAAACTGCTAAGATTGTGTACGCTACTAATCCACAAGTTATGCAAGCTATTTCTGCATATGAAGGTACAAAGACTGTAGCCTCTCCATCAGTTCAGAGTACCCCTGATACAGATGGTAACAAGGCATCAGAATCTGCTTCTAACAATCCTTTCGGTAATTCCGGTACAAGTACACCAGAGGCAGCTAAAAATACTCCACAGGAGACTACAGACCCATTTGAAGCCAACAAGGTAGAACCAAAGACAACAGAAAACCCATTTGATGATGTATTTAGTGGCAGTACTCCAGTAAGTAATGATGTATCAGACCCTTTTAGTACTGATGGAGATAATCCATTTGATACCTCTGATACAGATGTAGAAGATTTTCTTAATGACAACAAGTAGGGGGAATTAACTTGTCTAGCGAAGACTTAGGTGATGTAATTAATTCATTGGTATCTTCTGACCCACAATTATCTGTGTACGAAGACCAAAAGAATCAGGAAGTTAAAGATTGGATTCCAACCTGTATTCCTATGGTGGATGCTGCCTTAGAAGGAGGTATTCCAGCCTCCGGCTCAGTTTCTGAAGTATTTGGGGTTCCTGGAGCAGGTAAGAGTACTTTCTATTTGTTAATCCTTCGTAACTTCCAAAAGTTAGGAGGTCTTGGATACCTATTTGATGTTGAAGAAACAACTCCGCCCTCTCGGGCGATGCAACTCGGGGTTGACCCTTCTAAGATGATTTCAGTACGAGCTAAGCGAGACTCTAAGGGTACTGTTCATCCAATTACTGTAGAACAGATTGGGGAAAAGATTATTCGAGACCTTGCTACTATTTCAGATAAGCGCCCAGGACAACAGGTACTATTCGTATGGGACTCTGTTGCGTTTACTCTGAGTAACATGGAAGAATCCTCAGACTTAGACTCCAGTACTGTTGCAGGAGCTGCTCGGGCAATTAATACCGTTATGCGCAAGGTACAACCTAATCTAAAGGAAAATGGGGGTACCCTTCTAGCAGTTAACCAAGCTCGTGACGACTTAAATGCGGCTAACCCTCGGTACAAGCAGGTTAAGACCTCTGGAGGTAAAGGCTGGGAGCATGTACTTTCAAACCGTATCCAAATCAATAAGGGTAAAAAGTTTGGCAAAAATGCTTCAGATAAGGCAGAGATTGGACGTATCTCTACTTTGGTTGTTCGTAAAACAAAAGTTGGTGACAGTGATAGTTTACCTTTTGAAGGTGTCATTACTAATCAGTCTGGATTTGACTTAGGATATAATCTGTATCAATGTGCTTTCAGCTTAGGACTAATTACAGGAAGTAACCCTAAAAAGTACATTACAGATGATGGTGAAATTATTAGTAAGTCTATGCATGATTTCCGTGATTACCTGAGTCAGAATCAGGACTCGGAGCTATTTAAGGAATTATGGCAAAAGTGTGTTAAAGCCTACTGTCCTCAGTGCTACCCTCCATTATTCAATGAAAACCTAGAAATGACTGTAGAAGAGTTTCCTTTTATTGAAGGATTACGTGAGTACTACATTGATATCCAGGAGAAGTTACCAGTTGAACAACAGAATTTCAACTATCGTAACTACATGGAAACACACGGTACTCCTAAGAAAAAGGGGGCTAAAAAGTAATGGCAGTCAGTAAAGCTTCTTGGAAGTCAAAGTCTGATACCTATAAGGAACCAGAGCAAATTAAGCGTGTACGGGATAAGCTTCGTAAGTATGTTGATAGTCAGGAAGATATTGTTTTAATGACTCGTACTAATCGTATTGCTAATAGTGCTTCTGTTATTAAGCTATCTAAATTGTATCCTAGGTTTGCTTTAGGGTACACTGAAGTAATTGCTAGTTCTGGTAGTCATCTTGTTAAGGAAAAGGTACCTGTAACTATCAATTATACTTCATTAATTGATTCTAGCTATTACATTAAGAAGCCTGACCTTAGCTAGAGTATTTTATACTAGTTATACTAGATATGGTATACTAAAAGTACTAATATATATATAGAGAGGTACTACATGTCATATCAAGATAGCTTAATTATGGAACGTTTGTCTAACTATTACAACTTTGACCGTCATGAAAATGCTGAAAAAGCACTGGTACGCTTAGGGGTGTACAATACGCAAGGGGCTGAAGTATCAGCCTCTTTTGTGCGTGACTCTGCTAGTTTGATTAATCAGTACTGGCCTTTAATCTATAGCACCTATCAGAAATACGCTAGATTTTACCATACGGTACCTGATTTAAATGAACTTGGAGAAGCAGTACTAGATATTTTTGTTTCTTTAGTAACTGAGTATGATACAACGGGAGAGGTAGATTTTCCTGGGTACATTAAGACTATGCTCGGCTGGCGTGTTGGTAAGTCTTATAGTCAGTCACAGGATATTCGTAAGAAAAATGAGAATGTACTAAGCAGTAACAATATGTACGCTAGTGTAGAACGTCTGATTGATACCCGATTAGAAGAGGGAAACAAGGTAGAGTATCAATATCGTTATAATGACTCGGACTCTTTGGCTAGGGGTAAAAGTGATAAGGTTCGAGGTAAAGTTAGCCGGGTAACGACTCCTGTAGAGATAGATACTTCTCTTAATGACCTACTAGATGAGATTACGACTAATCGCCCTCTAAGTACTATTCAGTTAGCCTTAATTGATTCCTTTATAAACAAAGACCAAGGAGTCATTGTTACCAAAGAGGAGATTGCTAAGAAGTATAACCTCTCTATGTCTCAGGTACAACTAGAGTACCAGGATTTACGAGAACGGTTACTAGATGTTAGGAACCCATACTGATTATATTATAAGTGACTGAGAGCAAGAAGTTAATAAGAAGGGATAAAACACATGGAAAAAATTGACTTAAAATCAGCAACATTAGCAGATTTAACAGGTAACTATATTTTAGTTAAGGAACCTTTATCTTCAGCGGATGTTTATGATGACGCAGGTGCAGGTCCAATTTTGTTTGCAATTGATGCAAACAATTTTGTACGTGCTCTGTCTCCAAAAGATGTACAAACAGGTAAATATACTACAGCAGGGGAAAAGGTTATTTCCTGGGATACTACTGCTAAAACTATTAAGTATGTTCTTAAGAACGACCCTAACTATTCATATGAATTAGGTTCAGTAGTAACTGATAAGTATTATGGAAACGTTGCAGTAGCTTTATTACAAGCAATTTCCTTGTACCTAGGGAGTATTTCCCCAGTTAACTATGATTACAACCTGTTAAGTGCACAGGAATTGGCTGACTTAGTAGTTTCTTCAACAAGTACTCCTAAGGCCCCTACAGTAGGTACTGTAACAACAACGGCAACAACAGCAACAATCCCATTAGAATAAGAAAGGATGTTTTTAATCAATGGCAGATGTAACTTTTGACATTTATGATGAAAATAATACTAAGGTAGTAGCTGCGCAAGCATCTCCTGTTAGTATTACAGGGTTAAATCCTAATACTACGTATAAGGGTTATCAAGCAACTTATGCTGGTCAGGAAAACAAGACAGCACTTCCTGATTTCACAACCCTAGATGTAGTTCCTGGGGCTCCTACTTTAGTAGTTACTCCTGGGGATGGACAAGTAGATGTTACCCTAACTGCAGGAGCTAATGCAGGAAGTGCCGTTACTGACTATAAAGTTTATTACACAGATGGTACAACACCTTTAACTATGGACTTGGAGAATTCTTTAACAGGTACTATCACAGGGCTGACTGATGGGACGGAATATACTTTCCAAGCCACCGCTATTAACGGCGCTGGTGAATCCGACAAGTCAAGTTCTGTTACTGGTACTCCAGTAGCAGCTACGCCTGCATAACCATCTGTAGGTAATGTAACTACCACAGCAACAACAGCAACAATTCCATTAAACTAATTAATAAAGGAGAACAAAATAATGGCAGATACAGTACAAAATTTTGACGTATATGATAATCAGGGTAACAAGGTAGCAGATGCACAGGTATCTCCTGTAGTTTTAACTGGTCTAACTGCTGGTACTACGTACAGTGGCTATCAAGCAGCTTACGCAGGGAGTAATGCTAAAGTAACAATTCCAGATTTCACAACAGCAACTGCTTAATAATTAGCAAAAGTTGACAAACTAACACCCCTAGGGTATACTATTCCTTGGAGGTGTTTTATTTATGTCCAAATCAATGATACTTTTCAATAGCAAAAGCTTGCTTAGCTTTGCAGTAGCCTTTTTACAAAAAGAACATAGTCAGTTAAAGGATGACTTAATTGAAGGAAACTTGTTTAGTTTTGTCCAGCAGGTTAAAATGGGCAAGATATCTGTTAACGTAGGAGACACGTTAAAGGTTATTAGTCCTATGCGTAAAACAGCTAGGGTACAAGAGCAGTATCAGTATTTACAAGGTAAAGGGGTAATTATTCAAGATATATCTACAGATGAAACTTTAGAGACTGGCGGAGCAGGAAAATGTATCTGGGTACTTCTACAAATGTACCATCAAAATTATTTTAATTTGTTTAATAATCCATTGTACTTAAAGGATATCCTTAAATGGTTTGCTGACCTTGAGATGATGAATCAGATACTTCAAGTATTTGGTTATCGGGTATTAGTTAAGGCACTAAGTCCCAGTTTTGAATTAAGTATGTACTTAGAAGGAGCTACCTATCAATATTCACAGATAGTACAAGGAAAGTACCCTCTACGTTACTTTAAGGAAAAAACAACGGGACAAAGAGCAGTTCTTCTTGATGAAAAGTACCCTTATGCTTCCCTAGGAGAACTTGTTAAGAACTCAATTAATGGACATCCAGATATGATTATGACTCCTACTACTAGTTATAAAAATATCCTCATATTTGTATCTTATTTGGATAGTTTAACTAAGATTAAAGCAGATGCTCTTCCTGAGGGTGTACAATATATAGTGCGTGAAGGCAATAACGACTACATGGTACTACCAGATGTAACGGTACCAGAAGTGGTAACTGCTATTCTAGAATAACAAGGAGATATAGATTGTGGATAGAAAAATAGAACTAGCTTACATTTTGGGAGAGCTTTATAAGACATATGGTTACCGGGTACCGGTTGCTCGGGTAAATGATTACTTAACTCAATTAGGAAAAGGCAAGTCAGAAAAAACTAACAAGCAAGAATTGATTGAATTGGTACAAGAATTGGATACAACACCAGAGCTTAAAGAAGCATACACTCAAGTTAGAGATGGCGAAGTATCCTTGTATGATGTGTTAAAGAAAGATATTAACAAGATGGGTACCAAGACTAAAAAAGATTGGGACCAAAAGGTAGTTACTAAAATTAGTCCTTCTGCGGTACATCAGTTAGAAGTAAGTCAGTACCAGCGAGAACTTAAGAAGGATATTCGGACAGGGGCCATGATGACCTCACTAATGAACGGGCTGTCTGAGGCATTAAAGGGTACCATTAGTAACTTACCTAAGGAGACTGTACCTTATGTAGCGCCTAAGGAGGAAAAACTAGCTTACATTGATGTTACCAGCGATATGCACATTGGTGCCTTAGTGGATTTACCTAATAATCAATATAATTGGGAAATTGCTCAACAACGTTTGATGGAACATACCCGGTATGCTATGAGTGTTGCCAAGTCTATGGGACTATCTACTATCTATGAAGTTAACATTGGAGACCTAGTTGAACAAAGTTACTTACACTATTCTAGCTCAATGAATTGTGAATTTCCTTTAGCAGCTCAGGTAGCTAAGGCTACAGGACTAGTGGTTAAGCAATTGCAACTTATGCAATCCGAGTTTCATGTAGTTTTCTCTATCATTGCGGGTAACCATGACCGGTACTCTGGAGACAAGTCCAAAGAAATGTTCAATGATTCCGTTGCTTATACTGTGTTATCCACCATTAAGTTAATGCAGGAAACAGGTCAGCTTAAAAATGTGGAAGTACTAGATAACAGTCAGAACATCTACCGTTCAGAATTTGATGTATTAGGTCATCATGTTCTATTAACACATGGGGAAGCTCTTAACCGTAAGAAAAATGATAATGTATCACGGTTGGGACATGAGGTACAACCAGATTTAATAATTGCCGGTCACTATCATACCTTTAGTACCTGGCAAGAAGAAGGCCATGCTACAGTGGTTGTTGCTGCAAGTCTCAAGGGTACTGACCAGTATGCTACTCGAAATGAATTAGGAAACGCTGAAGCAGGACAGTCAGCAATTATTTTAAGTAAGGGCAGTAACCATCCATGGGTATCTACCTATTACTTCAATGAAAAGGAAGATTAATATGAAAACGTATCCCGATGAAGAGTTATTTAACTATGTACTAAACGAGTTATTAGATAGAGGTGTTAGTTTTAGTGACCTAGCTGAAGTAACCTATAGTTTACAAAAAGAATATTTACCAGAATTAACAATTAACGACTGTTTAGAAGCTGTTGACCATGTAATGTTAAAGCGAGATGTGCTACAACATGTAGCTATGGCAATTAACTTAGATAAACTGGCTAGTAACCAAAAGTTTGACCAACCACTACAGGGTATCATAGAACAAGACCTCGGTCAGTTCTCCGTTGATGAGACTTTGGCGATAGGTTTAACGGGTGACTATGGTAACATTGCAGTTACCTCGTTTGGCTTCCTAGACAAGAATAAGCAAGGTAAGGCTAAAGAACTGGATAGTGAACAGGACGTCGGAAACTGTAATACTTTTATTGACGATGCTCTGTCAGCAGTTAGTGCCTGTGCGGCTGCTAGAATTGCACATAATTTTGACATTAGTAGTGGACCATTAATTGACTATAAAAAGGAGGGTGATTGTTAATGAAAAAGGTACTCAAAGTATTATGGAATTTGTTCAAATCTTTGTTTTATGCCCTGTGTATTGCTGGTATTGTTGGATTATTAACTTGGGGGAATATCTTAGTACTTGCTAATTGGGGACCCTATTGGTACCTCGGGTACTTAGGAGTTGCTGCAATAACCTTCTTTATTGCTATGTGCTTGGTTGACCAAACGGGCTCACAGAAAGGTACTGATAAAGTACACGAAGTACACATTGAAGGTGTAGACGGTACAAATAAGTACAAAGAGTCTCTTAAAGTACTAGAGGAGTTAAATGAACAATTAGCAGAGTTAGAAAGCAAAAGAGCTAAAATGAATAAAAAGTAACTTGACAAAAGGGTACCTAGTATGGTATCCTTTTTACATACAAGAAAGGAGAGTGTTATGCATGAATGAAGCAACTGCTAATCGAGTACTAAAGGCCACCTTATCACAAGCGGTTAATGAATTACTCGGGTACAGGTATGGCTTCTACCACACAGTTATGAGGGAAAAATGTCTAGTTATTATTCCCGGCAACAAACATGAGTACTATCAGGTATACCTCATTAACTTAGACCAAAGTAATAGCTATTGTACTTTACATGTATCCAAACATATTCTAAAGTACCTATTAATTAACTATCTGAAGCACACGGAATACCTTAAGATGATATTTTCCTCGAAATTCCCAAGTAGACATAGCTTTTTTGCTAAGAATACCTTTATACTTAAACAACAACTTTTAGGCTTTTTTAATAAGCGTCCATCTCTAGGCCTTGGCTACAAAATAGAGGACCTTTTTAAGGTTGAAATCAGCATTGATGAATTGGCTAAGTACTTGGATAATATGGAGTAATTATAGGAGGTAAGCCCATGAACCTTATTCAACCTGTCTTGTATTTTAAGCCACATAGTACTGTTCCTATTTTTATTGATGATAACGTTCATTATTACCAAGAGAGATTTAATCCTGACCTTACTAAGGTAGCTGATAAGCTAAAGGAGTGTCAAAACGATTTTGACATTAACCGTCTTCAATGGAATCTAGTCTTGGATAGTTCAGGTATTAACTGGTACAATACAATTGACGACATGTGCCGCTTGCTATTAGAGGATGCCAAAGAGTATCCAAACCGTCCTGGAAAGTATCTGCCTAACTACAAGGTTATTCACGACTATGTGTACCATAGCTATGCTACTTTTAAACGCCCTGTAAGACGTTCTCAGGGACGTAAGCATCATCGTGGGTATTCATATCGAAAGGCAGGTAAAAAGGGTACAGGAGAACGTTATTACGCTTTAATGAGCGATGACCAGTACTACAAAAGTATCGGGGAACCTCTCTTTCGTAAAAGAGGGGGTAAATTGTTGCAAAACAGTTCTTGGGATGAATGGGAACTAGAAGGTCGTACCGATGTTAATTGCTGGAAGTCTCAAGGTAAATACCGACATCAATGGGAAGCAAAGGTTATAAGAAATGCTAACAACTAAATATCAAACATTAAAAGAGGCAGAAGAAAACTTAAGTAATCACTATACATGGTTGACAACTACTCTGGATAGTAGTAAGATAGACCCATACTTACAGGTGGTACTTAAGGTAAATCAAGATACTTTAGATAGGTTAAAGCATCAAGAAAAGATTATTATTGTACAACCTAGCAAGTACAAAACTAAAATGTATCAGGTTTGGGTAAATACAAATGAGTACAAACATAAAAAGTAAGGAGGAAACGTCATGGTATTTATTGCAGCATTAATTACAGCTATATATCTGGGAATTCAGATTGAAGACGTTGGCTATCGTCGCTTGCTTAACACGTACTATTGGAAGAAGGAGAATAAAAATGGTTAGCTTTATTACTAGTGTAATTATTGACACTTCTGGATACTTACTAATGGGGTACATTATTGATTGCTATCGAGGGCGGTACACTGACCCGGAAAAGTATACCAGGACGTATCTATCAGATATTGCTAAACGACATCCAGAATGGGAAAACAAGTAACTTTAATCTAGAAAGGGGTACATACATTGATTAAAAAGGTAACAAGTAAGCAAAATTAGCTAAAAAGTAACTTGACAAAAGGGTACCTAGTATGGTATCCTTTTTACATACAAGGAAGGAGATAATTACTTAATGGAAACAGTATATGATGCTTATCATTTAGTTTTTGACGACCAAAAGAAAGACCAGTTTTACTTGGGCTGGCGGGTAAAGGATACTTACGTACAAACTCCAGTAACTGTTAAGGAGCCTAAGGAACAGGATGACAGTTTAGAAATAACTTTTTTCGACAATACTAAGGATACTTTTCGTACAGTTCCCCCGTATGAGTATGGTACCACTGAGAATATGTGGTTGATGTCTCATAACAAGATGTCCTCCGTACTAATGTTAGACCCGAACTGGGCGAAGAACAATAATCGGTATAAACAGGAACAGCATAATAATAAAAAAGCTGACAAACTTGTAAGTACTTTTTCAAAAATGGATACTTTGCATCAAAAAGAGGTACTTGCTCAGTTAAGTCATCTTTTTGGAGATAAGGAGGAATAAGCACATGAGTTATAAGTTGTTCAATAGAAAGACAAAACGATGGATTAATCCTGATGAAGATGAAACGTACACATATTTTACTGATGAAAAGGATAAGGTATACCAGTTAAGTAATGAGGAGTATAGTGAACCTCAACTTAACTGGGACATAAAAAAGCTTGAAAGCACTGGACTGAAAGATGTACACAATGTAGAGATATATAATAAAGCTTTGATTAAGCTAGTACCTCAAAAAGGTGTCAAAGATAGTTCTTTAGAAGAAACTCGGGAAGTACAGTGGTCACGACAGGGTGGATACTGGACATTTGAAATGAACTCAAGTGAATTGCTATCTTTAGTAAAAGATACCTCTAAAGTATCTTATAATAATATTATGCCTATTTTATCCCATTTCAAAGTGGAAGTTGTAGGTAGTACTATGTTGGAAAATTCCACAATTTCATCTAAGATTATGGAAGAATATAAACAGATGGAAAAAGAAGGGAAGCTTGCTATGTACAATAGATTGCTATCCTAGAAGTTACTAAAAAAGGGATAGTTAACTACTTGATAAGATAAACCATTGGTAATGGCCGTAATAGATGGAAAAAGAAGGGAAACTTGATGAACAAGATTGATTATTTACTAAAGGTATCTATCTATTTGGATAAAAATACTCCGTATAATCATATTCGGAAAGATGCACTGTACCCTGTTATTACCCGAGTGACACATAAAATGTTTGGTACCCCCCGGTGTATTACCTTTCCTGAGCGTATTAGAAAACAAGTACCTACGGACGAGTTATTTGCTAGTAAAGGTCTTACCAATCTGATAACACCTTCAGGATACTTCTACTTAACAGCAGATGAAGAGGTACCTATTATTTACGTAACATTTAAGATATCCAGTAAAACGTATCGGGACACTAAAATTAGACTAGAAGGTATCTACAAAGAGACTAGCATTAGTAATAGGTTTAGTACTGTTAAGACAATAGAAGTTAACTATAGTCCATTGTTAAATTGTATCAAATAAGTACTTGACAAGACAGACAATAGGTAGTAAATTAAGTACTGTTAGATAGGAATAAGAGCGATTAGCTCAAGGAGGATGTTTATGACAAAACTTAAAGATTTACCAGAAGGTACCTTATTGATTAGTGCTAACGGTCGTAAAGGATTGTATAGTAATGATAATGCACCTATCTTCGTTATGGAACTAGGAGATAAAAAGGCTACGGTACTCTGGCAGGGTACTAGTCGGTATGATGCTTTTATGAATCCTTTAATTAACAAGGGTAGTTTAGAAAAGAATGTTGATTATGTACTTCCAGAAGACGTTGGTATGTACCTGCCAACACTCTTAGACAGAAGCCAACAATTAGAAAAAGGTACAGTTGCAACACCTTGGACGCTCGCTCCAGAGGATAAAGTGGGAAGTTTCATGCCAAGTGACCCAGACCTCTTTTGTTCAAATCTTTGTTCAAAAGTTACCGATGGAACACCTAAAGGGACAGCTGATAAGTACTATGTAAAGATGGATGATTCGGGTTATTTAAACGTGGATACATCAGGGGCGTTTTATGGTTATTGGGAAGGTGGTATTAAACTATCTGATAATAGTGTTGCTTTTGAAGCAGCGAAAAAAGATAGCCCATGGATTCGTACCTTATTTACCCCCAGTGAGTACAATAGTATTGCCGAAGAGATTAATCAGGATGGTTCTTGGGATGAACAGCTACCTTTATTTAACCCAGATAATCCGATGTTTGAAAAAACTGAAGGTACTACTGAATCTAACAAGGAAAAGGATGATTCAGAAGGTGGTACATTAGATGAACCAACATTCAAAGTACATGTAGGTAACCGTAACCTATATTTAAATGTACTGAATCCAGGTGTTGATAGTCACTGGCATGATGATATTACCTTAGATGACGGTCGTGTTGTTTTCGCTAGTGATGACACTCCTTATCATAATGTACGGATTACTTTTACTTTACCGGAGTACAAGTATATTTACAACAAAGTAAAATCAATGGATACTAACGGGGAAGAACCCTTTCATTTACCAGAATATGATTCTTCTGATACTGATAACTTTGAATTGGTACATGGGGAACACTTACCAGAAGACAAAGGCAGTGAAAAATCACCTAATAAGAAACCTGATAAAGAGCCTAAGTTTACGGTACAGCTTACACCTTATGGAGACTTTCTTAATGAAGAACTACTAGGAAGAAGTACTTTTTTAGACCTTCGAGGTACTGCTGATGGAAACCAGGCCTATCTACTAAATGGAACTATTCTGTTTCTCGATGATGACAAGGATGAGGATGTAGTTAAGACGCACTTTACTTTGGAAGAGTACAATGACCTTCGAGAACAGGTAAGCCTATTAGAAGGTCATGAAGATTTATCTTGGAGTTTACCCGAGTACAATCCAAACAGTGACAGCTTTACTCTTGTTGAAGGACATCATTTACCAGAACCTGTAAAAGAATCCAACAAGGAAATAGCAAAGTTGCCTCAGTGGGTAAAGGGTATCCTTAATAACTTGACAGAAGATGTTGATTACCCGACAGTGTTTACTAAGGACATTGAGACTTTAGTACGATTTATGAGTGATAAAAATTGGGGTTTCTACCTGTACCAAAGAGTACGACGAATGCAAAGTGCCCTTAAAAATCATCATTATAGCAAAAATGAAGCTGTAGCAGCATCTAAGTTAATTGTCAAAGAAGCTAAAAAATATTATTAAAAATAGTCTTGACATAAGGGTACCCTAGTGGTACTCTTATTACATACAAGGAAGGAGCAGATTACTTGAGTATTATTTGGTGGATTATTGCATGGATTGTTGCTGTTGTTGTGTTGGTACCTTTAGGATTACTTATTTTATATGTAGTTGGTGCTTGTTTAACTTATAATCATGACTGCAATCAGGAAAAATTAGCAGGTACAGTTCTAAGAAATAACACTGGAGTTGACTTGCAATTAGAGTCTTATCGTAAAATTCTAAAGCAAAAGTTTCAAGAGGTAGAAACAAAAGAGTTTATTAGCTTCTACAATGACACTGACGAGATGATGGATACCATTATCAATCGCTGGGCACAAAAGGAACAAGCAGTTATTACAGACGTCAAGGTGTTTCAAACAGGTAATGTTAATAAAGTAACACATTTTATGATTTTTTATCATAAAGCATTGACAGCTGAAGACATTAGTGATATCTTAGATAAGTACACAGATGATGTGTCAAAGAAGTTTATGAACAATCTGTAAAAGTAGACAACTACAAGGAGAGAATACAAATGAAAATTATTAAGCATGGTAACGTTTACGACCTATTTAGTGACAGCGACATTGAAACTTACAATAAGTATCCTGTTGGTACCTATCAAGTTATTCTTACCCGACAAGGATACGAGCTAGTAGGAACGGAAGACTTAAAGTGTAAGGAAGAAAAGGTGTACGGTAGCGAAACTGAAAAACTCGACAAGGTACTTAAGGCATACCAAGATTCTAATCGAAGTCTTGGGGTAATGATGACTGGTAAAAAAGGTACCGGTAAAACGCTGTTTGTACAGCTATTATCTGACAAGGTTATGGAGTTGGGGTTACCAGTACTGTTGGTATCAAAAGCTACTCCAGGATTAGCAGACTTCCTGAAGACTATTCAACAAGAAGTAATGGTTGTGTTTGATGAATTTGAAAAGACCTTCCCAACAGGTAGTGACAGTGACCATGAAGATGAGGATGACAATAAACCAACTCAAAATGACTTACTTGGTCTCCTAGATGGTACCTCTAGTCAAAAGATGCTGTTTATCTTTACTGCTAACTATGAAGACAAGATTAATAACTTGTTGATTAATCGACCTGGACGTATTTATTATCATTTTGTATTTGACAATCCTGAAAAGGATGAAGTTGAACGGTACATGGATGATAAAGTACCTAGTGAATACCATGATGAGGTTAAGAAGTTACTGTCTTACACACTGTTACACAGCTTTACTTTTGATGAACTACGAGCAATTGCCAGTGAGCTTGCTTGTGGATATCCATTAAAGGAAACTTTGCAGGACTTGAATATCTATGCACCCTCATTAGAAGATGGAATTGCTTTAGTAGCCACGTTTACGTACTCTAATGGGCAAAAAATTAATAGTACCCTCCGACAATTCCCTGATGAGGATATTCAAAGTACTCCAGTGATTAGTAAGTCTGCTGATGTTAGCCGGTTGTCAGATAATGATAGGCCTGATTTAAACTATGGCTTCTCCAACATTCTGAAAGATATCTTGTCTAATTCCTTTATTAAGGAAGTACCAGCAGAAAGCTTTGCATATGATTATACTTCTTATAATGATTCCATTGGTGATACCCTACGGGCGGAAAAAATTAATACTGGTCATGTACCAGCTGATAGAGCAGAAAAGTTTATGCACTTACCAAAGTTAGTACGGGTATCATTAGCTACCCAACAGGAATGGGGTAAGAAACAAGCAGAAAAGTCCAGTTCCTATGATAGCTTGATGAAGAATTACTAAAAATAGTCTTGACATAAGGGTATCCTAGTGGTACCCTTATTACATACAAGGAAGGAGATAAATAATAGTAACTGATTATTAATTAGGCAAAGGATTCAGTTAGACCGAGGGATATTAAGATTGGGAGGACAAAGGATGGATAAATCAGTTTTAGAAAAACATATTCATGATAAGGCAGAAGAACGGGCTGATAAGTACTTTAAAGAAATATCAGAATTTTTTTTATCGGCATGACGAACTGGTTGCTAACGGAAGAGAGGGACTTGTGTTAAAGCCTATTGCTGAAAATAGGAGTATCCATTTTAGGTCACCCTATAATGATGATGCGCTGTTCAACAGCCAAGAAAATTTAAGCAAGTTTACTAACTGGCAAGACATTCGTAAAGAACTCATTGATAAGTATGAAAAAGAAGAAACTGACAATCTTTTAGATAAATTAGATAGTATTAATTATCTATTGGAGGACCAATAATCATGGCAGAAAACACAAGTAATCAAGAGATACTTCGAGTAACGGTTAATGGCAATTGCAGCTTCTTTGTTCCAGATACTTTTGAACATTACCGAGATAAGTTAAAAGAACACACAGATGGGGCATCATCCCCATATACTACCTTAAGATTAGAAGGGTATGCAGACTATAATTTAACTGAAAAATCTGAAGTAACTTGCAGGGTAACCGATTGTATTCAGGTTACCAAATTAAGTACCTTATCAGTATTTTGTTAACAAAAAAGGGGAGACATCCCCTGTTATGTTCCAGTGGTGTAATGGATAGCATAGTGGCCCCCTAAGCCACGGATTAGGGTTCGATTCCCTATTGGAACATTAAATTAGTACCCTTAAATGGGTACTTTTTATTATTTATTGTCAATAAGGTATCCTTGTGTTATACTAGAGATATATTAAAGAAGGGATGTACAGATTTGTATAATGTAACTATTTATCATACCAAAGGTTGTATGAAGTGTAAACAAACAGCTGTGTTGCTTAGGAGTAACCCAAAGTTACAAGTTAAAGAGGTGCTGGTAGAACAAGATACTGATTTAATTGAAAAACTACGTGGGCAAGGATACCGAAGTATGCCTATTGTCCTTGTCAAGGATGAAAAGGGTACCTTAGTAGATTCATGGAATGATTTCCAAGTAGATAAAGTAGCCTACTGGAGAAATAACTGATAAGGAGATGTTGTATTCATGATTGTAACCGCAGAAATTGTTTATGTTACTACCATTTTATTTGAGTACCTAAATGCTCATGGTCTCATGCGTAAAGCTGCTAAACAGGGTATGCTAGATACCAATAATCCATTGCAAAGATTAGCTTATAAGCATCAATTAGCTGCTACTGGACTATCTTATTTAATGATAGCCTTATTAGGAATGTTAGCTATTTGGGTATCTTACTGGGTAGCTGGATTATTTGATAAGACCTTGGTAGCTGGTTTTGTCCTATTTATTGTTCTTGTGGGTACCTTTATTATTCGTAATCTTATTTCTTCTTTAGTAGTGACTTTGTTGAATAATCATTTCAAGGAACACTTGTCCATTAAACGAGAAAAAGCTATGTCAGATGCTCAGGAATATGCACAAGATACCCTTAAAAAAGGTACTTTATCAGCGTCTCAACTGAATGACTTAATTGACCACATGAAAGGAGAGTAACAATGACGGATACCGCTTTTATTCCAACCGTTACTGGGGGTATTCTCATGGTAGGCAAGGTACCTATTTATTTTGTAGATAGAATACAAGTAACCCCTGAAAACAGTCTGGTAGCCGTTACCGAGCTAGATAGTAAATCGGTAAGCAAATTTAAGTACCATCGCAGTAACTATGAGGTATTACACAAGCCTACTAAGGTACAAACGGTTCATCATAATCCAATCGCAGGGAATACAGATTCACCTGTAGCTAACTTGTTACACAAAAAGTTAGAAAGAGACACGCGATTAGATACCCCTCATGTACTCGTAGCACCTCCTAAGTTTATTGTTCCATTAATCTATGGCAAGGATACCTTATCAGGCTCTAAGAACCTTGTACTAGGCTTTAAGGACTATGGTAAGTCCACTGGTCATTCAAGGTCAGTTGTTGATGGTAAAGAATCTATTACAACTAATAACAATATTGTACCAACTGGTATCTTTTTTGGTTGGAACCGAGTACATTTACTAAGCAACTATATTCCTAATGATGGGTTTAAACAGTATCTAGCTAGTACTCTTCAAGATACCTATCAAAACATACAATCCTCTGAACTGGATATTGTCAATGGAACACCAAATGAGTTTGACAAGTACAACCCAGATGGATACCCGGAATAATATATAATATTAGGATGTGAAAAATAAAAATGCCTAAAGTACTACTAGAAGACGACTTAAAACAAGCAGTACTCCAGCATATCAGTTTGTATGAGTACCTTGGTGACCTAGGGCGTACTAAAGTTATCTTTGAAAAGTCTGTTAATTATGGCAAACTAATAGCGGATGCTTTAGTCTTTACTGACAATAAGGGTATCATTGGTGTTGAGATTAAGACTGAAGCAGATACTTTGCGAAGGTTATCACATCAACTAGAAAACTACTTGGAAATATGCCAGTATGTCTTTGTTTTTGTGCATAGCTCACACTTAGCGGGGGTTATTCGGTTACTTAGTAAGTATCATTATTACCAGGTAGGTATCATTGTTTATGACCAGTTTGGTACTAAGGTTATTCCAGGACTCTATCGAGAAGCCTACTTTAATCAAGAAGCTAAATTGTATCATGCTTTGTCCCTCCTATGGACTAAAGAAATTAGGTCATTGCTGTCTATTATGTACAATCAGCAACAGACAGTTAAAGCTAAACAATACCAGCTTAAACATAAGTTTCCTAGTTTGTACCGACAAGGAGGTATTGGACATCATACTGATATTTCTAAAAGTTTACCTAGGAGTTCCTTAATTGATACTTACTGTGGTATCTTTGGGTACACATCAGGTATCAAAATAATCTGTCAAGTGTACATTGATGGTGCTCTTGACCCGTTTAAACAGCTGCAAGTGTACAACTTTAATGACTCATTTAATGGGGACATCTCTTATAAGGTACCTTATAAGAAAAAAGGTAAGTATAGACATCGTAAATAAACGGCAGCGTACTATTAGACGTAACTATGAGGTAAGTCCTCGTGGTTACTACTTGCCTGGATTTACAACGACTATTCATGATGTAACCCCATTAGAGTACAGCAAAAGGTACCAATATGGTATCCAATTAGTCAGCCATTTTCATAAAGACCTAGAGAAACTATACAGCTTGCATTTAAAAACCTATGATGATACAATTACTATGCACAAAGAAGTTCACCTAGTTAAAATGGGACAGATTGTTAAAGGTCGCCTATTTATAACTGTGCAACAAGTTAATGATACTATGACCATCTATTATATCTATCAGTACCGAGCTAAGTCACAAGAGTTCAGTAAACTAACCTATAAACATATGAATAAGGTTAATTTTAATGAATCCCACTTGCAACGGTACCGTAGAGAAAGACAGTACCGTCATAGTATTGCTCATAATAAAAAGTACTAAGGAGTGCTATTGAATGAAACTAGTTAGTCGTGCTAAATTACCAGAAGAAGAATATGATAAAATGATTGTTAAACATTGGAAAGTTCTTAAGGAGTATTTCGACAAAGTATCAACCATTGTGGATGGGTACAACCGAGAACATTATCGAGTAGAAAGTGCTCCATCATTCATGATTAAATGGCATAACAATCTCGTACAAGTCCAGTTTAGATTGAATGAAAAAGGGGACTTTGTAGATTTATTAGATGTTACCCGTTCAGGTAGCTTTATTCAAGTAGCTAGAGTCACCATTGATGAGATTATTAAGATTGGCAATGGCCAGGATACTAAGAATGAAGGTGCAGCGGATACAACTCCCAGTACTAAAGAAGGCTCAAATAAAGGGACAGATACTGATGCTGAAGTTAAAGAACCGGAAAAGAAACCTGTTACACGTCGCAGACGACGCACTACATTATCGAGTACAACGGGTAAATCAAAAACCGAAACAAAGTAAAAAATAGCTAAGAAAAGTAGTTGTACAATATGATTAAGAGGTACTTAAATGTATCTCTTTTTTGTTTTGTACAAAATATCAGTTTACATTCTGTTCATTCCGATACCAACTGTTCACTATATTATAGACGAATAACTAATAGACTACTTAGTTAAAGTCCTTATGTATCAGGCAACTTAGCCTTGTACAAGAAATAAATGACTAAAAGTATCCAAGTCGTTTAAGTTAGCATGTACAAGATATAAAAATAGCAAACTATAATAAACAGAGGTAAATAAAATGGCAGAAAAAACATCCCTAATTGACTTATATAACAACAAAGTACTGGCATCAGAGGTCTATACAATGTTTCATGAAAAAGTACCTTATCGCGAGATTAAGCAGTATCTAGCTCAAAAAGAGTTCAACATATCTATTGGTTCCCTAACTAACTTCAAAAACAAGATGGAAGAGTCAGAACAAACAGGAACTCCATTAATTCAGCTACTAGATAAACGCCGTAAGGATAGAGTTAGTGACTTACCTAATGTAACTGGGTACCAGCCAGGTAAGGAAGCACCAGATAGAGTAGAAGATACTCCTTTACCTGATATACCTTTGCCAAAGGAACAACCAGAACAAACCCTAAATAGCCCTAAAGAACTACTTGAACTTATTATGCAGAAGGGGTATAATGCAGTTAGAAACTTAGATGTGGTTGATACAGGAACTACCTTAAAGGCAGCAGACCAATGGAATAAGTATTATCAGCAAGACAGCGATGGCCTCACCACTTCTGCTATTAAACAGTACCAAGTGTTAGTCATGGGTGAATTGCAAGGAATGATGGAAGTTGTCTCAAATTATGTACCTAAAAATCACCAGGAAGAAGCGATGAATGCTCTGAAAGAATGGACAGACGATTACTTAAAGAATGTTGTTTCATCAGAAGATGGTAAACGGTTAGTAGCAGAACTTAAAGAACACGGAATTGACTTGTAAAGGAGAACGTTTCATATGGCAGATAACAAAAATAATATTTCAGTAAGTAAGCAAAATGTAGTTACTTTTACCGAGAGTACAGAAGGGTTAACACTTAAGGTAACTCCCATGAGCTCAGGAACATTAATGACCGTTATTACAGATAGTGTTACTCAAAATTATCTATACCCAGCTACCCCCTTAGAACTAGGAAAGTTAGCTAGTGAGCAGCAAGTGTTAGATAAAATCATGCCTTTGAGTGAACCAGTCCTATCTGGGTTTTCTAAAGAAGATGCTATTAGTAACCTAGATGAACTTTTTAGAAAGGTTGACTTGTTACCCTACATTGAAATGAAAGGGTTACTTGTTGCAATGATTAATGAGGGAGATATTACAACTCAAGAGGATTACAACTATTATGTTGATTCTTGTATTGACTTTAACCACTATGATATGCCTAAAGAGCTCATTAATCAGGTTAAAAACTCAGGCATTGGAAATCAATCAGACCTAGTTAAAGCTACTGCTCAGGTACTCGTAGATATGGTAGCTAAACTTAACAAGCAACAGATGTTTGACCTATACTCACAAGATGGTGATGCAATTAATAACCAAATACAATAATGTGTAACCAGACGAGGAATTAATCTTATATTAGTAGTAGAAAATATCTTATTATACGAGGATGAACGCGTTATGAAAAAAGCTTATCAAGTTCCTAATATTTATCTAGTACTACTTATTATTATCCCTCTATCCTGGTTAATTAACGAATCACTACTCTGGGAACTAGGGTTAGTTCTCATTGGTTACTTGTTTATTTTACTACTTAATCAGATGTGGTTACAGGCAAAAAATAATCGTTTGTACATGGAACACCAACAGGTATCAAAGATACTTAATCAGGTACCTAATCACAAATAAGGAGAGTTGAAGCATAACATGGAAGACTTTGATGAATTAGAACAAGCAATGCAATTTACACAAATTTCCCGTCCTTTACAGATTATTAAGAATCTGTTAAAAAAGGATAATACTTTTTCTACAGGTACAGTGGAAATTAATTATGACCTACCAGATACTACCTTTACCTTCAATGAGATTTTGCTAGACAATCCTGCTAGTAAAGAAGACTCAGACCATATCTTATTTGGTGGTAAAATTAAGACACCTACTCCAGTAGAACAAATGTATATTCAAGATGCTCAAGATGATGATGCAGTTGGTATTGACATGTTTTTAAGTAAAAAGCAAAATGGAGACTACTACTTTTTACTTTTTGATAGCAATCGAGTTAAGGCATACAAAGCAACTACTAAGTTAGCAGGAAAAGACTTAACTATTGTTACCTTAATTACAGAAACAGTAACAGTGGATTTGTTATTTGTATCTGGTAAAGCTAAGCATTACTTAGCAGCAACCTTTGGTAAACCTATTCGTAAGAATTACTATAAGGGACTTCTTTATTTATTGTCACATAAACTGTTAGGTAAGTCTTACGAGATTGAATACTTTACTGCGGGTACTGATTTAGACCTTATTGGTACCTTACAAAAGGTAACTATTGGGGAAGGAAACTTAGACACTACTATTGAATTAACTACTGAAAATAGTACAATTAGTCTCCTGGAAAAGAGTATCAAAGAAGTATCTATGGAGTTACCAGAGGATACTGATAAAGTATCTGCGATAGTTAATTTTAAGCTTACTAATGGATACTTACAGGTATACTTGAGCTAGATAGAAGGTGACCCTCTGCTATATAATAGTTTAGTGTGAAAAATAAAAACGCCTATATGGGAAAAAAGGTAAATAAAAAAATGCGGAATACCCTTGACAGGTACCCGCTTTTTTTGTATCATTAGGCTAAACATGAAAGGAGGAGCAAGTATGAAATTATTTAAGTTCTTAAGTCACCACGAGGCAGAAAGCTACAATGCAGACAAGGGGGCGCAGGTACTTTATAAGAGTATTGTCCGAACGGTTATGGAAAACTTTGACAATGATAGGAAGAAAGCTAACACTTTTACAAATGTTTATGCCTATGTTCCAGCTTGTTCTGAATTTGATAGTGACGCCATTCATTTAGATAGTGGAAAAATAAACTTAGGGTTAAGGGATAGTGTACCATGTGCTAATATCCTTAGTGATGGTAAGTATTTTCTGCTAGTGTATAAAAGTGTTTCCAGCAATCCGGTGATCTTATGTGATGGCTTGTCTAACGTACTATTTACTTCTACTATAGAAGAGTTACCACGGGGGCGGCATAGCAACAAGCTACTAACAACAATCTTTGAAGAAGTTACAAAAAAGTACGAAAAAAGGGTTGACATCTATTTCTAACCATGGTACTATTAAAGAGTAGAAAGATGGTAACAGAACAGGAACAGCTTTATAACCTTAGGAGGTTACATATTATGAATAGCATGCTTATGAACAAAGTTCTTTTGAACCAACTGAATGAAAATGACATCGCCGCCTTACGAGATAATTCTAAAGTTATGAATAAGGTACACAACCGTATCCTAGAAGATACTAAAGATGTAGTGGACGGAGTTATGTTTCCATTAGAAGGGGTAAGTAGTTACTCAATTGGGTACAGTAAATACCCTACTAATTGTATCAACGTGAATAATCCGTACCTATTTCTCCGAAGTTTAGTACATTCTGCCTATATGGTTTGGGTATTCTCTGAAGAACAGCTGGTCAAGGCACAGGGTATGGTTAACGCTTACGAAGATAACAAAGAATTACAAGTGCCTATGGCCTTGGCAAACTTATATGCAGACATTTTATTGAAACACTTTACCAAGGACTATGATGATATTTACAGTACAGACACCGAAAAAGACTACATGCGTAGTGAATTATGGGACATGTACCCCGATGGTGCTTACTATTTACGGGACGAGAACTCAATTTACTATAACTGTTGGAGAAAAGATTAGGGGGTATCCTCATTAGTGCTAATTGAAACAAGTTTAAAATGCTTGTTGACAGCTATTAGATATCGTGATACTATTAAAGAGTAGTAAGGAAGCAAAACAGGAACAGTAAAGCAAAGGGGAGTACCATCATGTATCAAGTTAAGCAATCCAAACATGTAGCCAAGTACACGCCTAATCAAGTTAAGTACCTATTCAGTTCCCTTGATGAGTACACGCAACATATGGCACTGAAAGACTTATGTGCCCACTTGGCTACCATCAAGAAGCTGTCCTACCACTTACAGCACAAGGTACACGCAAAGCGCGTATACCTGCCTAAATGGGCGCTACAGGATATTATTCAACGCAACCACTACAAGGTTATCGAGGTAAATACCACCGGTAAAGATACTCGATACTTGTTACGGGGTACCGATTCTTTCTATTGTAAGTTATCCAGTGAAGTTCACTTAGTTAATTTATGTATCGTAGTTAGTACCAACAAGCAACTAATCATTACCGCTTATCTAAATAAGTGTACAGATAACCACAGTACACTAGATCTAAAAAGATATTCAAATTAGGGGTTGCATTATCTGAAATATATGCTATAATAGTTCTTGTAAGGTTGATAAGGAATAACCGAATTACAAGCGGTAAAATACTTGTTGACACTTACTGGGTATCATGATACTATTAAAGAGTAGTAAAAAGGCAGCAGAACAGAACAGCTTTATAACCTTAGGGGGTTACATATTATGGCAAGTCATTTCAGTAACTTAAATTCTTTGTTGGACTTTTTGAACCGTAACAAAGAGGGTACTAGCGATATTAAGATAACAAGTGTTCATAAAGATGCCTTTAATACGTACGAGGGCTACCAGTACCACATTGGTGTCAAGATTTTTACAGTACCTAAGTTTAAAAACAAGCAGTTTATGTGGGACACTAATTCAACATATATTTGTGATTTTCTACCCGAGGGGGACTTAACGGAAAAGGAAGAAAAAGAAGCTATTATTGACGGGTTGCAAGAGGTGTTTGCAAGTGCATTAAGCTAGTAAGGGGGAAACACTATGGGTAACAATGAATTGAAAAGTAAGGTATTACAGGAAGTAAAAAAGTCCGGTATGCAGGTTAGTGAAGAAGATTTAACAATTATCCTAGGTAACGTTGAAAATTGGCTGATGTTGACCGGTTGTTCCATTAGTGAAGCTGTTAAGCATACGCTTAACTACGAAGATCCGTGGAGTGAATACTAAAATGTTTCATGTGAAACAAGTTTAAAATACTTGTTGACACTAGTTGGTTATCATGCTACTATTAAAGAGTAGTAAGGAAGCAGAACAGAAGAACTTAACCTTTAGGAGGTTACATATCATGAAAGACTTACGGAATAATATTGCAGGTAATAACCAAGCAGTTGAAAAGGCTATTAGCAAGGTAGCACCAAGTAGCTTTGTTTATGTACTAACGGGGCACGTTAAAAACGGGTACAATATTGATGAAGCATTTGCCAATGTGTTTCAGCAGAAAAATTCGGCCGTGAATTATGTAAAAAACTTCATTGAAGAAGTAAAGGGTAACTTTGGTACTTGTCAAGTAGACTATGGCAAGAACTTTGAGTACACTAAAATTAGTGCTGATGGATTCTGTGGTAAGTATAGTGCTGATTTATCTATTGAGAAGCAAAGCATTCAAAGAGATGTATAAGTAAACGTTGACACTTATTAAGTATTATGGTACTATTAAAGAGTACCAAGATGGTAACAGAACGTAACAGATTTATAACCTTTAGGAGGGTATACAATGACAACTACTAAATTTACAGAAGAACAACGGGCAACGGCTATGGAACAGTTAATCTATGATGGTGATTTGATTATCATGCCTATTGAGGAGTTTATGACCGCCTATGAACCCTATGAAATCTCTAGCATGGTTAGGCTGTCAAATTTGAAATTAGACTGTGACTATATCCGAGTTGGTGATTACTATGCGAATACTCACGAAGCTGACACAGTAGATGACCTTGTATCTGATGATGAAATTGAAGAAGCTTTAGAAGAATTGCAATAGTCAATAGATTATGAGGGTACTCTCTTGAGAGGGTACTCTTTTTTGTACCCTTGTATACGTGTATTATACCGGGTACGTGCCTAGCTACCTAAAAGGGTACTAGGGTACTTGTAGGCTACGTGTGTGTACATGAGGTACGGGGGTGGATACAAGTAGATAGGTAGATTGGTACCGGTAGAATAGGTACGGGTACCAGCAGGCAGGTACGTACGGGGTATGTATGAAGCAGGTAGGTGGGTACAGATAGATAGGTACAGATAGATAGGTATAGATAGATAGGTATAGATAGATAGGTATAGATAGATAGGTATAGATAGATAGGTATAGATAGATAGGTATAGATAGATAGGTATAGATAGATAGGTATAGATAATAAAGCCCCAGCTTTTGCGTTGTCGGCGTACCCGTTACTGTACCTTTCAGTGTCATACCTAGCTATTACACTGGTTAACTACATAGGTACCTAACCAAGTAACCAACGGAGTACTAGTGTGCCAGTCTAGTACACAGAAATACCAACTGAATTACCCGTGTAAGTACCGATACATGTACCAGATAAGCTACAAGGCACAAAAATAGCCCTGTACAGGCTTATAAGCGAGTACAAGGCTAATTACATACACGGGTACTAAAGTTTCTTACACGGAAATTATAGAGGTACTACAAGGGTACTATAAAGATAAAACAAAGTTACAAAAGGGGTTGAAAAGGTAGTCTAAATATGGTATACTTGTACCATAATAAAGATAGGGTAAAAGGAATTGGGTAAGCTGATATAAGCCCGTAGCTACTTAGGTATAGGTAGGTACAATCAAATGACCCCGGAAGTATGTACAAAAATAGCAAAGAAGTACAGGTTCCCTTAGAATTTATCTGCTAAAGGGTAGGAGCATTTACCTTTGAACCTAACTTATTCAACTGTATTTAGGTACCATATTATTACCTCCTTACCTTACATAAATGATTGTACCATATTTTACCATGTCTGTCAAGGGTAAATGTACCAAAATAGCTAAATAAATTACCTTAGTTTATTCAAGGAGTCTTACAAGGGTACCAGCTTAGGTACTAACCCCATACAATGCCATATAAGGTACCTAATAGGCTATCTAAGCCATTCTAAGGGGTAACAGGTTAAGTTATAAGGGTACCGGGGTACAATGGCTCATACAGGAGAATAACAAGGTAGAAATAAGGGTTGACAAAAGTACCCTAATTTGGTATAATGGTATTGAAAAGTAAATAAGGGAGTTACATAGGCCAATTGCTACTAGCCGGTACCTATTAATGTATAGGGTGCAAGCATTGTACCCCGGTAGTGTACCCTTTTTTGTACAGAGAAGTGTACAGTCCCTTACAATTTACCTGCTAACGGTTAGGGGCATTTACCGGGGGTACAAGCTTATGTAACTGATGGTATCGAGGTAAGTATCGTCTCCTTTACTGAACTAAATACAGTATAGCATACAAATTGGTATACGTCAAGTACAAAAGTAAAATAAAAAGTACCGAAAAAAAGTAAAATGTTGATATACCGGGGTTTATGGACGCTCTTACCCTAGGGGAAAAGCGTGGTACCTCTAAGGGTAAAAGGGCGTACATTGTCCAATTGGTATAGGTAAAAAGGGTACAAAAAAGGTACCTACCTAAGTAAGTACCTAACAAGGTTATTAATCGTGTACTAGGGTCATCCGCTCAAGTAACCAAATAAAGGTACCCTGCTGTTATTTGTTTTCCTTTTGTACCAAGGAATAAAAGGCTTCTAATTCAAGGGTACTATTTGGGTTGTAATAGCGTAAGGTACCATGGTCATCATAGGTACAGGTTACCTTTAAAGGAACGTTACCCACCTTGTTATCCTTTACGTAGTCCAAAATATTGCCTACTTGGTACCCCGTACCATAGTACATAGGTACCAACTGTAAAAATAGGCTATCCCCCAGTACCTGAAAGTTATCTTGGTTGGACTTATAGTGTACCCAATCTACCTTACCAAGTGATTCAGCTAAATGTTGCATGGTCTGTACCCGTTGTTTTAACTCTTCTAATGTAATCATCGCTATATACTCCTTTATTATTCATTTAAGGTACCTATTAGGTTAAATAAATGGTACCCTTATAACTTATGCCTAAATTAGGTACAACGGCTTAGACGGCCATTATAGGCCTTATACAGGGAGGTACCATAATCATCCCCAGCTATTACCTAATTATCTAACCAACTGGATAACCAACTTGTTACCCCCAGCAACCCTAGCATTACTAAGCTAATACCAAAGGCGCCTACTAAGGTTACCCAGTGCACCAAGTAACCGAACCAAGTTAGTACAATAGCACTGCCATAGGCTACCACTAACGTTCTAATGGTGTTCATTGCTTACCTCCCATGTAACCTAATAGATACAAGACACTAGCCAATAATACCAGCACGTTACCTTGTACAATCAACTGTAACACTATCAAGGTTACCAATAGGTACATGCTGAACCGAATAATTGCCATATCTGGTTACCCTCCTTATTATATAGTTTTGTAATGTAAAAATCAAGAGTGTACCCATAAAAGAACTCAGCTATATAATAGTTTACTGTGAAAAATAATAATGACCTCATAAAAGGTACCTAGCTATAGCAGGGTACAAAGGGATAATGGTTTACCCCCTATAATGTACGTAGTACAAGGCACTACCCAACAATACCCCCCACAGAACGCCCCATGGATCCGCTATGATACCTATTAAGGCAAGCAGGATCAGCGCAGCCCCTAACAGTACCAGCACAACTAACAGCACCAGCGAAGCTAACGGGTTCAATGGTTTCTTTCGTCTTTGCATAGTTGTTGTCTCCTTTCTGGTACCTTTATAGGGTACCCAACTAGGGTTAGTGTATCATATACTAGCTAAAGATACAAGGGGGAAATATTAATTATCAGACCAAACAAAAAAGGGGTTGCCTATAAAGGAAAGAAAAATAAGTTAGATTAATTTGCTAAAAGGGGTTGCAATTCTAGCCCGCTATGATATACTTGTTCTTGTAAGCAAGTAGCAAGTAAGTAACAAGCAAGCAAACAACTCAAATTAATTTGCTAAAAGGGGTTGCAATTCTAGCTAGTTATGATATACTTGTTCTTGTAAGCAAGTAGCAAACAAAAAGGAGTTGCATAAAAAAAATAAATTAATTCAATAAAAGTTGTTGACACCTATTAGGCAGTATGGTACTATTAAAGAGTAGTAAGGAAGCAGAACAGAAGCACTTAACCTTAGGAGGTTACATATTATGGAAAACAAAACTATTTTAACTTTAATCGAACGTGCAGAACACAAGGGCGTAGCAAAGGCATACTCTTATCGTGGTGAATATGGTGAGAAGCAACATGTTGAAAAATACCGTGTTACTTGCGAGGGTAACGATTATAAGCTATATCACTATGGTACACTAACAGCAACCGTAACCGATGGCGTTGGTACAGTCGTATATGGTGAAAGTCGTTCAGATATTGATAGCATTGAAACATTTTTATATGAGCTGATCGGCTGTGTACCTGAAATGCACTTTTACTCATCTAAGGATACTTTTCAAGTTGTGAGTGATGGCATGGTGGCAATCGGTAACGGCTACGTATCACTAGTTAACGGCCGTCAAATTGTAGAATTTTAGGGGTTGCAATCCTAGCCAGTTATGTTATAATTATTCTTGTAAGCAAATACCAAACAATCTTAGGAGGTTACATACTATGTTAGATAATACTATAATGATTCAATTACAAGAGTTACATTTGGATTTGTTGGTGGGCGATAAACTAGCATTTGTTAAATCCGTTGACTATAGCGCCTTAGCTGATAAGGGCTTCCAGTCCTTCACAGTACCATCTGGGTATATTGATATTGATAAGGTTGATACCAACGTGGCTAAGGTAGAATATAAAAGGAACGGGGACAAATACCGGAATTTAGTAGGGTTTATAGACTTACAATAACATTCAAGGGTACTCAAGTGGGTACCCTTTTTTTGTTGCCTTGATACCTAGGTGTTATACTTTATTAGTACACTAGTGTACCAGTGTACCCCCACCCCCCCGTTTTTTGGATCGTGTACGGCCTAAGGTACTACCTACCTTTTTACTACCTGGGGCTCAAATATTTTACCAGAAAAATATCGTATAAGTTACCCACCATGAACACGGGTACCCTTCCTGGGTACTACTCCAGTACCCTTATAGGTACTACCCCTTGGTACACAAAGGGGGTACCCCCATATTAAATTTGGTACAATTCCATAAGGTACTACCCTACAGGGTACTACCATATAATGTATAAAAAGGGGTACCCACCCCCCCTATTAAATATGTTGCAGCTCAATAAGGTACTACCCCTGGTACTATAAATAGATACAAATTAGTACAATACTTATACTCCGTATGTAAAAAGTTAGGTTTCCCTAACTATAATTAATACCATTTATTACTTTATCTCTAGCTTACAGGTCTACCATTCTTCATACTCATCATCTGGTACCTCAACAAAGTGAGGGTCACTTTTGTCAAACTTAGGTAACCAGGTAGCGTTCTGTTCTTGTACCTTATTATACTCTTTTTCCGTAAAGTGTGTCTTGCACCTATCTGTTTCACTCTTACTAGAAAAGAAGATATGTTTATCATAGATGTCTTGGTTAACGTAGTTATCCCCTTCAGGTATCATTTTAACTACATACTTCTTAGTATCCTCTCGTTCGTCTAAGGGAGTTAAGGTATACTCTAAGATTACTTGAAACGCCTTAATATACTGAAGATTACCCGAAGTAGTACAACACATAGTTGTCTCAACCAATCCATAGTGCTGCGTAGAAACATTTGCAACGAAAACTAAGGTAGGAGAAGTACTATAATAAATACCCAGCCATTCTTCATGGGTACTTTTACCATCTTCAGGTACCTTAGCGGTAAAGCCTAATTCCTTTAACTTTGATACTAACTCTGATGTTTTCATTATACTATTTCCTTCCTTTATGCTTACATTATAACAAATATCCTTTGTACAATCAATAGTTACTTTATGTTATTACAGGCTAAGAAGCCACATAACAGCAATCACTACAAAACTGCCTACAGATATAGCTACTCCTTGGTAAAAATGCACCTTTTTAGTATAGGTACATAATTGAATTACATAGCCTACAAACTCTGGCTTATCCATTGGCAAGGATAGAGTAAAGCTGTTATCTTCGTAACTACCCTTGATAATCATCTCCGGTGATATCAACTTAGTATCACTCAAAGCACTTAGCTGATAATCCTTAACTCTAATCTCACAGTACCCTGAAGTAACTTTTTCGGTATCTCCCTGAGGCTGGAAATTATGGGGTACTGGTAAATGTACATTAACTGGTATTGACATAGTATCTCTCCTATCTTATTACATACCTTTAATACTCAATGCAATTACTTTGTTTACTAATTTACGGGCAAAATTAAGTACACGTTCATTGTTCTTCTCATATGAGGAAGATGCAACAGTAAGTGCTTCTGGAGTTTCTTCAGATTCCTCCATAGCATCGCCAAACACTAACTTAGCAATATTGCTAGTGGTACCATCTTGAAACATCTCAAACGAAAGTTCTTTTGAAATAACACCGTTGTCTTGTAGCTCATAAATCTGCTTTCTTACTCGAGGTTCTGTAATATACTTATTAGCCCATTCCATAGCAGCCTTAGCACCAGCACCTAAAGGTTTCTTACTACTTCTAATCTCTTTAAAGGCTTCATTAACACATTTGATTCTAAGGGGTCCCTTAGTCTGCTCATCAATAGAAACTATTTTACTTGTATCAGTTACCACAATTCCTTCTTCTTTACCACCGTCAGCACCTAACAAGGAATGACTAGACAACACCTGTCTTAGAGTGTCTAAATCCGAAATAGACTCAGGAGCTTTATAATTACTTTCTAAGTTAGAGTAGATAGGAACGGTATATACATCGGGTACTGAAAACTCATAGATATACCCTTCAAAACTACTATCCAAATTGTATACCCTGGCATACATACCTGCTGAAACTACCTTATTAATTCCTAAGTACTCACCAGTATCAGTAAATGTGTCATCATTATCAAACTTAAACATATCAAATAAGTACCACTTTTTATACGCCTTTTCTGGATACTTAACGTGGTGAGGTGTCAGCCATTCACCAAAGAAAGAGTACCCGGCTGGAATTAGTTCTAATAACGCTTTCTCGTGTTCCATAACAAAGTTATAAAAACCGTTCAAAGTATTACTCTCGTCTAATTGTTTATGATGACTGTACACATATAGTTTACCCTGATGGTTTCTTACCTGTGCATTGGAGCCATCAATTTTTTCAGTAACCACTAGCCGGTCGTTCTTTTGAATGGTACTAATGTTGTCTTTACCATACTTATTAGCTAGTTTTTGCTCATACTTTTCTTCGTTTTCTACAGTTTTAATCTTCTGAAATGTTTTCATTCTACTATCTCCTTTTATTAGCCATCAGTATCTAAATATATCATAGTATATGACAGTCCATCTTGATATATGACCTTGTACCCTAATTCATGCAGCTGTCGTACATCTGCTGCTGGCAAATGATGTCGTATAGGAGAGATACCCATTAATTCATAATCAGCACAACCTTCACCAAAGGCATAGGCATCTAACAACTTAGCAACATTAGCTCTATACGCTGTACCAGAAGTATCTAACTTTGATAGCCAAAAATTATTATACGTATCTTCATCAAGATTAAAATCATGGTTGACTAGGTATCCTAATCCTTCTAAATTTCGAAGGTCTTCTTGGTTTAGTACCCCACGTACCCTAACCTTTTGACCTGTACCTTCCTTATACGCTTTTAACAAATCCTGTACTACTTTAGAATGGTTACCTTCATCCGTACTACCAAAACCACCTTCACGGGTATCTGTTGAAGTATCTCCATTAGAGGCTAATAGGGTTTTTGTAAAGATTCCTTGCATGATACGGTCACCACTATGAATAACATAGTCTTGGTTACTTAAGTTGTAAAACATACCTTGGATATCATTGTGTTCTGCTTGATAGTAGTCACTGTCTACTACCCCAACACCATTAGCTAGTACCAATCCACGTTTAGATGGGTTACTTGACCGGTTAAATAATAGCAGTACCGTATCTGGGTCAAAACTAGCGGTAACTCCCGTTGGTACAAAAACAGGTTCTTCATTGTGACTTGGTACCAGTAGGGTAGAACAAGAATAAAAATCATAACCATTGCTACCAGAAGTCATACGCTTAGGTAGCTGTATCATACCCTTACGGTACCCATTAGCAACTTTAAACTCAATATTCATATCGTTACTTACCTCCGCTTTTTAATTCTCCTGATTTGTCTTCCTCCACTTGATACCCGTCTAACCATGCACGAGCAATCACCTCTTGCCCACCATAGCCCAAATCCCATTCAGTGAAAATTTCGCTTAATCGGTAATGACTAGCTTTATATTCTTCAATCGTATCTGCCCATACTCTCGAAATAACTGGTAGCTTAGCATACGTCTTCTTGAAAATGTCATCAGCTATCGGCCAATGCTCCCCATCACTACTAGTGGCTATCCAGTCGCCGATATGCACATCTACTTCACCTTGAAAGGTATCAATGCGTCCCGCTTTAAATACTGGTATATATTTTCGTATACCATACTTCCGCCTCATCTTGTATGAACCGTCAAACCGTTCTGCTTCAATTAACTCAGTCTTGCGATATTTCATTTGTCTGCCTCCACCAATTCCGGATTTCAAAATTCTTTAGTCCATTAAGCTGTGCTTCCTTACGCGTTAATTTAAGTGTCTCCATATCCTACCCCAACCTTTACACAATGCTTTTGCCATCTTTTAGAACTCTTTTGTACACTTCTGGTAACACCTTCAGTACCTCAAAACTGTCAATATACTTACTATACTCCTCTAAAGAGTAATGCTTTTTGAAATTAGCTATCTCAACATAAGTAGTATCATCATACTCATTGATAATTGTGTACACCCCAGAACTACAGTAATCTCCAGCAGGTCCTCCACTAGTAACCCCTAAGTTTGATACTCTTAGGATATCAAATTGGGCATCGTAGTTGTACTCAATAGAGTTCAATCTCAAAATAGAGTCCTCCTTTTAATTTGCTATCTATAAGGTAACTGCTTTGTACCCTTTAATAGTGTACCATTTGCTATCATAGCCGTTTTCCTTGATGAACTTGGTAATCATATTGTTTAGTTTTTCCCGGTCTTGCTTTTCAAAGTAAAAGTCATCATCAACACCTTCATCTACGTAAAAGTCATTCATACCATCTTCTACTAGTTCTCCGAAATCGGGTAGCCCACCGCATTCAACAGCGATAACAGTTAAATAATCAATATGTTCACCATCAGATTCCCCAGATACAACATCTTCGATATTGAAAGTGTACCCTTTTTCATTGTACTCTTTAATCATGTCCTTTGCTGTATTATCTGCGTCTTCTAAGGTGTCAAACAACCTTGAATTAAGATGTCCCTCATCATTACTAAAAGCTAAGATGTACTTCATAGTATTTCCTCCTATTCAATAATTGTCAGTTCTGCATCAACAAGCCTATCACCCGCATCCCAACATGCATTTGCTAATGCAGATAATGAGCTTTGTTCCATAAACACACTATTATTATTCAAGTTAATTAATGTGTATCCTTCGTCCCTCTCTACAACAAGGTAGTATATAATACCATCATAAATAACATTTCCTGCCTTTTACATTTCTTTTGCATCCTCTTGTTTTCTTGAGGCAGTTACAATTTTCATTACATGTCAATTCCTTTCTGTTTATACTAGTATCTTAGCACTGAATACGCCTAAAGTCAATGAGTAATACAAAAAAGGTACCCTGATTAGGGTACCCTTTTACTAAATAGTTACTAGCTGCTTGTACTTGTCCTTCAAATTCTTACTGTACATGAATAATAGCTTACCGGTATAAGAAGCTGTAGCATCCTTTGAAAGAGTGTCTCGATTAGCCTTGCATAACACCGTGTATACATGGCCCTTATATGGGTTATCATTAAACTCTTCTAGTACTTCCTTTAGACCGTTCATATCCTTAGCACCAAACGTTACTTCAACTAGTTCTGCTGTGGTATCCGTATCTTCCAAATCCATATTCATATCAACAGATAGTACTTTAAAGGTATCTTTACCTTCTGGACTTAAACTCAAACCTAGCATATCACTAATATCTTGTTGTACCTTATAAAAATTCATTGTACTTCGCTCCTTATCTATATATGTACGCCGGAAGCTACACTGGAGTAGCACGTCAGTTCCCAAACGTATCATTCAATTTCCAACGTTAGTATAGTTTAGTGTCATTCCAGACTTAGTTAGTTTTAAACCTCTCCAGGTTAGATATATTGGTACTTGGGTCACTCCCTAATTAGCTTCCGCCCATCTTAACTACTATTATCTTAGTACTTGTACTCAACTTTTGCTACAACTTTGTTAGGTAAACTAGTACTTTCCCACTTATTTTTATCTCCCAGTAAAGTTCTAATATTGTACCGAGTATATACTTCACTTTCTACTGCTAAGCAAACAGTCTCTTTACCTGATGAAGTAACTCGCTGTACTTCTTTACCATCTACTGTAAGAGTACCTATCCAAACTTTACCTGCCATGTAGTATCCCCCTAATTAACCTTTTTAGGCGCTTCTCTTAGCCTTTTATCTAGCTTTTCCTCTTGCGTTTGATACTTGTCTTTAACTGGAATAATCTCGTCACCCTGGTCATTAGTGGGATTACCATTATAGAACGGGTCTTGGTCTGAAAGAAACACTTCTGGCTTAACCTTAGGCTTATCCAATTCAGATGTTTTCTTTTTGTACCCTTTGACCTCTTTAGTCTCTTCTTGTCCCTGGTAGTTAACCAGCCCAATCTTATTTTCCATAATGGGTTACCCCTTTCAAACCATACAATTGCTTAACACTAGCTAAATCATGTGAAGTAATTTTATACTTAACACTAGGTAACAATACCGGCTGCATAACATCATTAGTAACCTCAGTATTATGACCTAAACCTAGTACATGTCCTAACTCATGAGTAGCAACTTCTTCCTTCTGTTTAGTAGTGAATCCAATTTCTGCCATAGTACCACTAAATAAAGTTACAGTAGAGTTTCTAGTAGGATAGCTATCATCCAGGAAAGCCACGTGGTACCATGACTGTTGAGTCAAGCCAATAACTAGAAAGGTATCACCGCTAGTAGGAGGAGTATTAAGAATAAACGATGCTTGATTTAAGCTTACTTGTGGATTAACTTTTTGGTACTTAAACTGTACGTTAATACCAGCTTGTTTTAACTGATAGTTCCAGGTATTAATTGCCTTCTTGTACACTTTTTTGTATGGTGTTGATACATCAGTTGCATAGTTGTATGTAACTGACGTTGTAATGTACTTAATACCTAATGTTGGTGTAGCTAGGGAATCACCAGTTTCGTTTGGTAAGGGTTCTGGTACACCCTGAGCGAGTGACCTGTGTCCAGTTACTGTAGTCTTTCTGCTAACAACCTTTTTAGTACTTTTATTAACCGTAGTTATATCTACGTTTTTAGTGGTACTTGCTTGTACAATATTGGTACTTAATTTTGTACTTAATCCCAGTACCGCTATGGATACAAACCCCAATTTAATCAACTTTTTATTGAACACGGTTATACCTCCCTTACTTATTACTTAGATATTCCTGGTGGGACTTTGAGTGCTGCTTATCATGCCTATTTGGAACAAATTTTTGTTGGTCTACATGGTCATTAGCTTTTCCTTGACCAGTGCTATTAACTGCTAGTTTCTTTTCTGTATACTCTTCTACCACAGGGGTACCACCCCTCCCTTCTGAAGTACTTTTATAGTAATCAATCAAGTCTTCTAAGTAATCTTTAGCTTTGTATAGGTCGGTTAATCCGTTTTTACCTTCAAACCGTTTAGTATACTTGAAAATGTTGAACTTGGCTGCACCAATGTACTCTTCCTTTGTTAAGATGTTTCGTAAGTTAGTACGAAGGTCTCCACCATTGGTTCCATGGTAGTACTCAGGGTCTATTTCGCTCATTTGTATATCTCTCCTATCTATTTATAATGTACCTTTATTGTATGCCTTTTAGGTACCTTTGTCAACCTTTATTTTGTTTCACAAAGTAGTATCCTTGTCCCCTCTTTTAATCCAACAGAATCAAAGCCAGCAACACCCACCAAAGGTGGTTTGTTTTCCAAGCTAAGAAAGCCACAAACATTAGTACCCCGATGTTAGTTAACCCCTTACCTAATCCATTATTATTCACATTTGTTACCTTCCTTTTCTTTCATATGCTTCTTAAGCTTGAAAGAAACCATAATAGTTGGTTCTTCTCTGTCTAACGTTTGTACTAGGTTAAAGGGACCATTAACACTTGCAAATACCTTAGGGTACCTTTCCCTTGTTTGGTTATACATAAGGCGTCTAAGGTCCTTTTTGGTACCTTCTATGAAGTCTGGTACTAGCCCATCTTTCCTTGCATCAATAACTAAGGAATTAATGGTATCTGGACAGAAACTATTGTCCTCGCTATTAAAAAAGTACTCTACACATGTAATATCGTTAGTCAATATGTCTTCCTCCTTGTACCCACTAGGCATATGGTAACTCATTGTACCTGTAAAGGGTATCTCTTAATTTGTCTCTTAAACTATTGTTTATATGCAACTCCCCTATTAAGTGGCAAAGTTGTACATCTAAAACTATTTTCGCTACCAGGTAATTTCGTAGAAGTAAGTACCAAATATTCTTCTGATTCTGTACTAGATAAAGTAACCTCTACTTTTTTAAGGTCATCAATGTTTTTACCCTTATGAAAATCTACTCCATGTAGGTACAGAATGTTGTACACACCTGATATTGCGTCTCCTGTGATACTATCACATCTACCCATAGTATCTCCTTCACCATCATACAAAATAGTGATACTATCACATCTACCAATAGTATCTCCTTCACCATTGTACAAAGTAATAGAAGGATACTCTGCATCCTTTTTAGTACCTTTAGTACTTTCACTGGTACCTAACACAGTACCTTTTGAATCAGATAAGGTAATCTTCGGATGTTTCGGCTGGTTATCACTTGGGTCAAACACTTGCAATTCCTGTAACAGCTGTTTTACCTTATTCATACCTTCTCGATATTCTTTGTTATCAATTTCTGTACAATGTTGTAACCAATAAAATAGATTATCTAGGTAATCCTCAACTTCTGTAATCTGGTCCACTAACTTTTGTGCTACTTCTTCATTATTCATTATTAGTTACTCCTTCTTCTTGACCAACTGATGAAATATGCTTCTGAGCAGGATGATAATGGTTTTGCAAGTTGTCACTATCTGAGCCTAAATAGTCAATGCCCATAGTACCCTTCAAGTACTTTATAGAAATATCATCTCCAAGATGAAAGAATAGTACACTATCGTTGAACCACTTTAAGGCTTGCATAGCTTCTTTGTCTGTACAATCTTCTTTTAGGTACCCTTTATCTTGCAGGTACTTTTCTAATCGGTCGCTATGGTCAACCGTAAAACAATGTTGTACTACCATATCTCCAACCTTGCCTTGTACTATTTCTGGTACACTAAACTCATATCCATCAATATTCATTTGTTTACCCCTCCTTAATTACCATAACTAGTACTACCTGTACTTGTAGGGAGTAACTAAATCTTCAACGCATTCAGTACTTTTATCCTGAATTGGGTATACAAGTACTGATACAGAATTACTGTAATTATTTTCTAAGTAACCTTTTACTTTATCAGCTTCTGTTCTGTCTTTAAATATCCCTACAGGTACCTTTAATTCTTTTGCAACAAGTACATATACATCCAGTGTATTTACCTCCTGAATAGTAAGTAGCTGTTACTTATCTGTCAACGTTCTAAGGTATTGTACACATTCCTTAATAGCTAATAGGTCATCCTTAACTTTACCCCGGGCAACCCATTCATCGTCAACATCTTCAAAGGTATCATTAAGTTGATTAATAATTATCTTAAGATTAGCTTGTAATTCTATTTTTGTAATATCTTCAGTATTCATGTCTAGCACTTCCTTTTCTTATACTTATAATACTACCACTTTTTACTCCTTAGTCAACACTTTTTTACAAAATAAAAAGAATAGACAAAATTGTCTATTCTTAGCTAGGTACTATGTATACGGAAAGTACAGGACTTGAACCTGCAATACCCAGAGGGTACAACGAGTTAGCAACCCGCTCCAACACCAATTATGGTTAACTTTCCAAATTAAGCCTAGTAACCCAATAAGTTCGGCTTATAGCTACATTCCTAGGTCTTGAACAGGGACACATACTTCTAACGTGAGCACGCCCGGTAGCCACTTTTTATAGTACTTATACCCTGTTTAATCTAAGTACTACCTATTTATGGGAGGAAATACTCCTGGAATGTGCTGACCATTCTACCCGCCTCTTATAAGGAGGCCGCTCTACCGATGAGCTACAGGAGTATAATGGTGTACCATAAAAGGACATTAATGGCGAACAGTACACCGACGTTTTGCCTTATTGTATTTATGCTACAAGCGGGTAACGAGAATTGAACTCGCGTCAGTTGTTTGGAAGACAACTATGTTACCACTACACCACACCCGCGTGAAACACTCGTCACTAAAGTAACGAGTTTATAGGAACGCTACTTACTTACACTATAGTGTCTAGCACTCCGTGCATAGGTTACAGCTATTTACTAAGGGCCGTTCCGGCCCATGATGTTGCCAACTTAGTATCACTTATTGACAGCTTGGTTTTCATTACAATTTAATAGTAACACTAATGTACTAACTTGTCAACACATTTTATATGTGTACACTAGTTAAAGTTATTGTTTAATGTTGTTCTTCCCAGAGTTGCCTGCATAAACCAGATGTATTTATTTGTCTCACTTAAATCATCTTGCAGCTTATTACTATCCGAAACGTTTCCCTCACTATCCATAATTTTAATGGCATTGGATAATTCATCTCTAAATGCTTTGAAGTCTGCAACCGTTCTACTTAATAATTCATCTGAACTATACTCAAAGTAGTCGATATCCTCTTCTTGTAGAGTAGTTGAATCAAGAAAGTTTTTTAAAGTAGCTACTGGTTTACCATTTAGCATAACAATTCTTTCGGCAACATCATCAATTAAATCAATAAGAAAATCAAGTGGCTTATCTAACCAATCATGTAAAATCAAGAAATCAGACATCACATTACGAGAATTAATCATATACCAATGTGCTTGATGAGTTTTAACCCAAAGTACATGCGCATCGGCTAAAATCTGATTCATTGCTTCGATGGAATTACCATAATTATATTCAACATTAGATTTAAGAACATCAGACATTTTTTTTACCACCTTTTCATATTTACCAGCTGATTACGATAAGTTAATTAAAGTACTTGCACCACTCCTACTCAATTTACTCAAATAGAGAAAGGAGGGGGTCGAACCCTCATGAGTACCTATACTGTTAACAACTAATGTACTAACTAGATACTACCTACACAGGCCAACGGCCTACAGCACTACCTTTGTGCTACTTTCTCTTGCTACCATGTAACCAATTAAGTGAGGTAGCTTTGCGGATTGCCTAAGTCTTGAACAGGCACACAATCTCTTCACGCGAGGATATACGTCCGCCACTTTTTACCTATCGTACAAGCCTGTTTATATTCACAATAGATTATTTTACTGGAGGCAATACATGGTACTTTCTAGTACTTAATAAGTATACCACATTTTACTTATTTGTCAACCTTTTTCTTAGTTAGTATTTTTATAGGTACCACTTGGTACTACTACCAATCTCTGGTACAGTATAAGTATACCACACTAATTTTCTATTGTCAAGGAAGTATCCAGAATATTTTTAGCTGCATTAATATCTCTATCATGGTGGATGTTGTACCCTTGTCAAACAAGTAGGGTCGTACCCTATTAAATTTGCAAGAGTTTCAAGGGAAGTACAAGACTTGTTAACAATAGTACATTAATAGAGGTCTCAGTATATTTACCTCGCTTTTTTAAGGACTTTCCTAACAACCTTGGGTAATGTCCACATTATTATGTATAGGGGGAGTGACCAACTCCCCTTAATCATCATCAAGTTTACCTGGTAGGTTACTTCCTCCTACATGAAACAGTGTACCACTAGTGAACTACTTTGTCAATCAAAACCATCAAAAATCACATAAGATATTTACTTCCTATTTTGAACTGTTTAGAACACTATCTGCATGTTCGCGTGTTTGTTGTGCTTCACGAATAGCTTGAGAAAGGTCTTGATTGTTTCTATTATTTGAGTTGGCTTGATTGGTCAGGTCGTTAATTTTACTATTCAAATTGGAAATCTGTTGATTGGCTTGGTCAACTTCTTTTTGCTTATCAGCAACTTTTTGATTTCCGTCGGCAATAGCTTGCTGGATTTCCTTAATCTTCTCTTGAATTTCTTGTTGCTTAGTTTGTAATTGTTGATTGAAACTATTTTGGTCAGATTTCTGTTGGTCTTGCGCTTGCTTGAGCTGACCTTGTACAGACTTGAGTTGGTTTTGTGCATCTGTCAGCTTAGACTGTAAACCATCTTGACTGTTTTGAGCATCTTTTAACTGCTTTTGTGCATCCGCTAAATCGCTTTTAGCTTTTGTCAGTTGAGTACTTTTGTCTTTAATGATTGTACCCAATTGGTCGATGTCGGCATTTGTTTGAACCATATTATTATGACCAGCCCAGAAGTCATCCGCCAAAGTGTAAGTACCAAATCCAGCCAGTCCAATCACTCCAGCAGTTCCAAGTACAAGAGCAGTTTTAGTTAATTTTTTCATAATTAATTTCTCCATTATCCTTTTATTAGTATCCTATCCTTTAAAGTCCATAGTTACCCCCACCAAAGGTCATAAACAGCTGACTTTGAAGACTGCCACCAGGTGTTGCCTTTGTTTAAATGGTGGTACACAGGAATTATAACAATTAATCCAACAATACCTGCAAACAGTAGTACTACTGAAAGAACAAGATAGTACAACCCATAATACAAATATCTTAGCATGTTAATATTCCCCTTGCTTATCCTATGTGTTGTACACCTTCTGTACCTAATTATTGGATTCATCAGCCTTAAATTTAGTCCAATGGTCTGAGCATACTACCTTATAATTAGTATCTCCAATAACTACATCACCCTTAGAGGTATCAAACGTAGGCTTACCATCTACCAGTAACAAGTTATGTGTTGCCTTTTTTCCACAATAGTCACAAATGGTTTTAATTTCTCTAATACTATCAGTTCGTTCAACCCATGCCTTTGAACCATCAAACAGGTTGCCCCCAAAATTAGTTAATAGTCCATAAGCCATAATGGTTAAGCCGTCAGCAGAGTCACACAACTTGTTTACAAAAACAGGGGATAAAAATTGGCATTCATCAATTAGTACCGGACGGTTATTATCATAAGCATCCCCAACAAGTTCATGTACCCAATCAGAGTAATCAGATAAATCACCGGGAATTACATAGTCAGCCTCTTCACTAATACCTACTCGGCTTGCAATTGTTTTTTCTCCTGAACGAGTATCAGACTGTGGCTTAACTAAAATAGGCTTAATACCCTTTTCAGTATAATTATGGTACACCATCAAAAGGTTAGCAGTCTTGGAAGACTTCATTGTTCCATAATAATAAAAGATTTTTCCCATCAGAATACCTCATGTGTACATACAGGGTTAGATGGAAAATGATTGAAATCGTAACTAGCTAACTGTTCCAAATCAGTATCCCCGTCAATAAAAGCAGTAGCCCCTCTAGCAATCATTAAGTTAACCTTTACATCTTCCTTATGTGAAAAAGTAACTACGATAGCAGGCTTTCCTAAAGAACGCATGTACCCGATTTCAAAGGCCGTACCATCATCCACATTGTCTAAATCGTACAGGAATACCCCACAGTCTGAAGTACCCATAGCGGACAAGTCATTTTGGTACGTCGCTACTTGCCATTCTAAGCTACCAAATACACCGTCCTGATTATCAATGGTTGCATCTTTGTACTGATAGTCAAAAGGAAAATGTACAATAGCTATTGTAGGGTTACAAGATAATAAGCTACTTGCCTTACCTACTCGTTCTTTTTGTTCTGGGTTAAACCATGGAGTTGCCAAATAAATCTTTGCAGTACTTCTAACTTCCATACGCTTGTCCAATATAGTCTCCAACTTTCTTTTATAGTTAATGCACTCTGTAGGTATCTAACCCACAACCTAAAGTTTAGAAGGCTGTTGCTCTATCCATTGAGCTAAGGGTACAGATACTACTGGTTGATAACCAGCTTGCATAACCAAAGTATACTTAAATACTACCACCTAAAGTATCCATTGTCAAGTTTATTTTTTACTTTTCATCCTAGTTATTTCATTGTGATTAAGTACCAATACCTTACTATCTTTAATAACCTGTTTAATACTAGCTATGCGTTCTCGATGATGAGTATCTTTTCCATAGCCATTACTGGTTAAAACAACAAATTCTGGTAAAGACTCATACAATTGAAAAGTAGTTCTTCGCAAAAAAGAGGGGTTAACTAAGGGGTACGCTAAAGGGTACAATAGCATCCTCTCGTTATAGTCCTTAAATCTAGTCATTGTAACGTAATAATTACCATAGTAGTAACAGCTTACCCCAATGTACAATCTAGTAGCTATACCATGTATTTCTAGCTGTTTAATATACTCTGCAATAAAAACACCATCATCCGCCAGTACCCCTGAATCGTAGCGACTAGCCATCCCTCTGTCGTACACTAACGTTACTGAGGGTACTGGATTAGACACAGGTACATGTCGGTACATGTTTTTGGGAATACCTAATATATAAGCTGGTACACAAGGGTTACTACCAACAAGGTCTCTTACAGTACTACTTTTAGTATCAAAGTTAGTCATAACTTGGTACTTTCCTTGTGCTTCCTTAATTTGATTAAAACTTGCTTGGTCCCCTTTTTTAAGTAACTGTACCGAAGATTCATAGTTAGGTGTACCATACCAGGAATTATCATCAGTATCCCTAGAGGAAGCATAAGGTACTAAAGGCGTCTCATTTAGCTGGCTGTACAAGTCACTAATGTTATTTATAATGAACTTGTGTATCATCAAGAGTCACCTCTGGGTTTTCCGCTAAGAAGTTATCAAGTAGCAAGGGTACCTCAGAAGGGGAATCATACATACCTAAAATAGGGTCATTGCTTTTAACCTTGCTTAAACTCGCCTGTTCCCTGATAGCATACAGCTTATTTGTGTCTTGACTAATAAATAGCATATACATGATAACTGCCCCCAAAGCACACTGTACTACTCTTTGAATAACATTTTAAGCACATTTACGTATTTATTTTCTGTATCATTTAAGTTAGCAGCAATTAGCTGTTTGGTACTTGTTGTCATACCCTTTAGTACAACATAGTTAACAATTTCTAAGGTATTTAGCACCTTTTCAAGTTTACTACCATTGACTACCGCTCTCATAGAGATAGGATAATCTATTTCTTTATCTGCTAGTACATGACGACAAGCCTGTACAAACTCTACTAATTCTGTATCGTCACTAAGCTTTTTCTCTAGTTCTTCATCATAATTAAAGTCTAGCAGTACAAACCTGTCCAATGTAGCAGCATCTAGTATATGACGTCCTGTATACTGCTGGTCAGCCCCTCTACCGGTTGTATTAGCAGCAGCCACTACCGTAAAATCAGGATGTGCTTGAGCTTTACCATTAGGAAAATTAAAGTAACGATTAGCAATTGCAGCATTTAGTATAACTAAAGCCTCTGGTACCGAAGCATCCATTTCGTCTAAGAAAAAGATACCTCCCTTAGTAAAAGCTTGGTAAAATTGAGTCTCCTGATAGGTACCCGAAGCATCAATAAACCCAGTTAATTTATACTCTTCAGTAACAGCATTAGTAAAATAAAAGTCTTTCCCTAAATCTTTAGCTACTTGTTCCAGTACCACATTTTTACCAGAACCAGCAGGTCCCACTAGTAGTAAAGGTACTTGTTGCTCAATAATACCTTTAACTTCTTTATACTTACGATGATGTAATTCATTCGTCATCTTTTTGGTCGCCTTCATGTACAATAATACTAGTTATATTTTCAGTTGGGACTCCTACTGTTGAATGGGTTCCCTGAGGAGTTATCTTTAAGATACCATCACTCTTGTACAAACTATCAATAATATCTTCAGACTTGTTAGGCATACTTCTAACAGATAATTTGATACATGAGCCATCAATGATACCAAGCTCTACCGTGTACATCACTGAATTTAGATGGAAGTATACCAAGTTAGCTAAATCCTCGTCGATGTACTCTTCCTTAGATTTCACAGTACCTTTTTCTTGGAAGTAGTTATCATTAATAACATCTTTAACTAGGTCTCTATTTGTGCGATTTTTGTACAACTTACTAGCAATTTTTAGATAAGCATATACCCTAGCTAATTCATTTTCTTCGCTTTCAGCTTGCTGAGATTCTTTCATACGTAACGCCCCCTGAATTGTATCTTATTTACTAGTTTAACACACTTTTGACCTCTAAAGGTAATATAAAAGGGACCAGTAGATACCTGGTCCCTTTTTTGTTTGTACCCTTAGTTTTATAGTCCCTTTGAGATAGCTGCTGGAGTGTGAAATTTTTATTTCATGATGTGAACTACTCGGTCATGAATGACCGAGCTTCTGGGAACACTGCATACTTACACAATAGTGTCTAGCACTATATGCAGAGGTTACAGCTATTTACCACGGTTCGTTCCGAACCTAGATAATTTTTTATTTATTAGCTTGGTTTTCGCTAACAATTATAGTATATCATATATTATTTATTTGTCAAGCTTCTTTATGAGTACATCGGGCAATGTTTCAAAAGAAAGTATATCAAATGATATCAAATTTCTCCTCTACATATATCTTATGACGAGATTTAGCTTGATTGTACAAGAATTTACTAGTTTTGTCAACAATATCATAAACAAAAACATCTTTTTTGTTCTTACCTAGCCGAAGGATACGTCCAATTCGTTGTAACAGTTGAATAGGTGATGAGCCTGCTGAAGCATAAATCAAAAATTGCAAGTTAGGGGTATCTAGTCCTTCATCAATAATCTTAGTCGCTAATAGTACCCTTAAAGTACCATCTTTAGTAGCATCTAAAGTTTTTTGACGTGTTTCTGTATCATCGCTACCCTTGAGAAAGGTATAAGGTACCTCCAGTTCTTCCAACATATCACCAATATGTTCCCCATGTTCAATTGAATTAACAACTATTAGGCAAGCACCTTTATCTAGGTTATAGCACATTTTAGCTAGTTCAGCAATCTTACGATTACGATAGTCATTTTCAATAACACCATACTTGTACTCTAATTGATACTGTCTTAGTGGCGTTGCTTTTCCTTGACTTAGTTCCGGTTGAACTAATTTATCTAGGTCTTTAGGCTCACTAATAGATAGCTCCTTGATATGAGGAGTAGCACTGACCCCTTCTTCAATCATGAGATAATTACGAATCTTAGTGATAGGTACCCCCAAGTAGGCTTTAATCATGTGATATCTAGTTACTTGTTCAGGACGAATGGAACCACTTAATCCAATCATCATTTGAGAATTATCTAGGTGTCTAAATATAGACTGGTAACCCTCTGAAGCTGCCTTATGACACTCATCAACAATAGTTATTGTAACAGTTTTCAGATAGTCTCTAGCAAAATAGTATTGGTCATACTTCTTTTTACCATGTTTGTATAAAGCCTTATGATAATCCTTATCAAATTGGTTAAGATAAGCCTGCATACTGAGGTCGCTATTGCACTCTTTAGCAAACCGACATATCATTTTAATCTGGTCATGCTCATATTTGTGCTTTGGAATGTAGTGAGAAAAGTAGTTTAAAACTGCTTGCCGTGTGTTAGGTACATTCTTAAACAAAGGAGTATAGTTAGTTGCTATCTGCTTATTCTCAATATCCTGCTTACCTGTTAGCTTTATTCCTGCAGAAGGGTCCTTTAATCGGTTAGCAAGGGTTTTAGCCATGACACAAGTTATTCTCTTAATGTCTATATGGTCTCCCTGCCAAGTACCTACTTCTTCACCAGTGATAGCTTCAAAAGTCTTCTTTGCCTGATTCATAACATTAGCCGAAGGGGCAATAAAAAGGAATTTACCATCGGAGTTGGCATATTTAAGTATCAAGGAAGCAATTAAAGTCTTACCTGAGTTAGTAGCACTATCAATTAACCCTCGCTGCTGGTCAAATGCTGCCCTAACAGCCTTAATCTGGTCTTCTCTAGGAGTAATAGTCTTATCACCAAGGGTTACCTTTTGAACATCAGGAATAGCCTCATAGGGTTCAATAATAGGTACCTGTCGATGGTCCTCAATACGTAAAGATACCTCATGATTCCTTTGATAGCTTTTTAAAGCATTGATTGCTAAATCATACAATCCATTAGGAAAGTAGTGTTCTTTGAAATTGTACATTTTAGTATAACCATCCCAAGTATGGTGTATTCTAAAGGCTGAGGAATTGTACCTATTAGGGTCTAGTACATCAATACCTTTGTGAATAACGGATTCCAAACTTTTTGCTTCAAGTTCATCTTCCTTGTCAAATTCTACCCTAGTTATATTGGTATGTACTTTAAGTATCATTATTCATTCAACCCCAAACTAACTCTAATAGCCTGCTCAATTTTATGCATATTGCTATAATTAACATGTCCTACCTTACTGGTAATTGAACTAATTGGGATGGTAGTTAATGCTTCACACAAAGCAATGTTATTAACATCTTCTCTATCTGCATAATGAATAACAAATTTACTATGAGTTGGCATGTCCTTCTTGTTCTCTGAGGTTAAAGGTACCACAATAGTATTAGGAGAAAATTTATTTCCAGTATTATTTTGTACAACCACTACGGGACGGTAACCACTTTGTACATGACTGGTTCCTTCACCAGGTAAGTAGCATTTTACAATGTCTCCACGTTTAATTTCTAAGTTCATTTTACAACATCTCCACGTTTAATTTCTAAGTAGCATTTTACAATGAACTACACCATGGTTAAAACCACAGGTTTCTAGGAACACCGCTGACTTGTCTAGCATCCATTGAATGTCAGATAGCGGTTACAGCTATTTACTAAGGGCTGTTCCAGCCCAATTTAGTCATTTGTGTTAAGCAGCTAAGATGTTTTTCGCAGCGTTGATATCTCTGTCGTGGTTCATACCACATTTAGGACATTTCCACTGGCGAACATCCAAAGTGTGCTTACCATCATCAAATCCGCAGTTACTGCAAATTTGACTGGTTTTCCTTGGGTTCACAGTGACCAACTGTTTCCCATACCAGGTACACTTGTATTCCAGCTGTCTTCTAATTTCTCGCCATGCTTGATTAGCAATTGCACGAGCAAGCTTATGATTCTTAAGAAGATTTTTGGTTTTCAAATCTTCAATTTTAATCACATCGTATTGCTCGACTAACTGCTTGGTTAGATTATGAAGATAGTTACTACGCTGATTAGCAATCTTTTCGCTATATTTAGCTACCATACACTTGGCTTTAAGATAGTTCTTAAAATCAGATAGTTCTCTTGGCTCCATTACTTTATTGTGATGGTCCCAAGCGATTTCTTTCATAGCTTGTGGTCTTCTACGAGCTAACCGTTTCTCCCAATAATGCTTATTTTTAGCAAGAAGCTTATCAAAGCGAATGGTTGGATACTTAATACCATCACTAGTAATCATTAAATCTGCTACTCCCATGTCGATGCCAACTGACTGTTTAGTTTTAGGTAGTTTTTTAATATTGGTATCTACTAGTAAGACGGCATAATACTTACCAGTAAAAGACTTTTTGATTGTAGCGTTTTTAATCTTTCCTCTAATTACTCTACCATACTTAAACCTAACAACACCGATTTTAGTAAATTTAATATACTGGTCATCTACTAATCTAGTCTTTTGGGGTATCCTAAAGCTTTGCTTGGGAAACTTCCGAGACTTAAACTTGGGGAACCCTGCGTGCTCCTTAAAGAACTTTTTATAAGCTAAAGATAAATCCTTGATACTCTGCTGATAAGACTGAGCTATTCCATCCTTTAACCAAGGATACTCAGTCTTTAAAGTAGGTAAAAGAGTATTTAAATCAAATACGTTTAGAAACTTAGCTTTAGGATTATTCTCGTAGCGCTTTATCATCATACCTAACATTTGGTTCCAAACAAAACGATTATAGCCAAAGTTCAATTTAATCTTCAACTGTTGCTCTTGATTAGGGTAAATGCGTAATTTAATTCCTTTTAAAGTCATTATCTTCACCTCCTTATGTTTTCATTATATCATACTTTCCAGTGTATGTAAATAGCCAAGCACAATTATTGTACCTGACTACTATTGACTAATCTGTTACATGGGAGTACTTATGATTCTTAAGATAGTCTTTATCTAAATATCTAACATTAACAAGATACTTTAAGTTAGTAACACCATCTTTTTCCGTTGGCATACCATAGTTCCATAAAATTACCATGTACGTGTAAGGATACTTAAGGTCTGGCCGAGGTTGCGGATTGGTACCATTCTCCATATCAATACCATCTTCAATAACACTTCTTCCCATCCCTAGAATATTTTCTAGTAATAAGTTAAGTTCATGAGTACCCTCTGCATAGCCTACTAGTCTAATTGCTCGGTTATGCGTCTGTCCCCACTTATTAGGAGATTCTCCTAATTGAATAGTTCCTTCGTGAGTTGACGTAAAAATGTACCGTTCATTATCCTTAATTTGTTCCTCACTCCAATTGCTTTGAGTACCTACAAGTACCCCATTAGACATTGGAGCTAAATCTAAGCTAACCTCATAAATATCTCGACTAGGCTTCACTGGTACCCTGCTACTGATAACTTATAAAAAGTTATAGATTTTTCTTGTTTCAGCCTGTCCTGCCTCGCTAAAAGCTCGCTAGTACAGTTGATATAACAGTCCACAAGCGTAAATTCCCGACTAGCCATCGGTACATACTTTGAAGCCTATTTAGTAGGCAAGCTCAAAGTTTTCAGTATCTCTAATGTTTAAAGACGCATTGATATCTCTGTCTTCAGTATAACCACAAACGTCACAATGATAGATTCTATCAGCTAGGGACAAGTTAACTTTTCTAGTTCCACAATTATGACAGCGCTTAGAGGTGGGTTCAAACCGATTAGCCAGGTGAACTGGAATCCCAAGTTGTTGACACTTATTTATTACCTTTTCTCTAAACGTGTAAAGTCCTTGTTGCATAATCGCTTTAGCTAAATTCTTGTTCTTAATCAGACCACCGATGTTTAAATCTTCCAAAGCTACCCACTGTGGTTTGGTTCTCACCACCCGTGAAATAATCTTCTTCTGATAGTCAGCTTGTATGTTTTGAAGACGTTGATACAATCGTTGCATTTTCAGCTCGGTTTTGGCTAGATTTAAATCAGTAGCAGAAGACCCTTCTTTCTGTTTTCTAGCTTTAAATGCAAGATACTGACGAGACCACTTTCTTTGCAGTCGCCGAAGTCGTTTTCGCATCCCTCGTACTCGACTGCTCTTATTTTTGTTGCTAAATATAGTTCCATTACTTAAAATGGCAAATTCTTTAATGCCTAAATCAATTCCAATTGGGTCGCCATTAAGTTTAGCGAACTGAATGTCAGCTTGCTTTACTAGGCATGTTAGATAGTATCTACCTGCATGTTTCTTGACACGACCTTGTTTAATCACAAAATGTTCAGCATCGGTTGGAATATATCCTTTTTCTTTTAAACGTATCCAACCGATTTTAGGAAGCTTAATCCGATGACGTTCTACTTTGATAATCTGCTTCTTGCTGTTCTTAACAAAGTAGAAAGACCCTTGTCCGCACTTAAATGAACGAAAATGTGGGTATCTACTCTGTTTTTTAAAGAACCTTTTCATTGCATTGTCAGCATCAATGAAAGCTTGCGTTGTGGACTTTGCATACAGTTGCTTAATCCAATTATCATCTGGGTTAAAATCTAAATAGTCATGGTTAAACCACGTGCTAAACTTGTATGCACCCATGTAGTGATAGCCATCTTCATAGCGTTGTTTATTAATGTCTAAAAACAAGTTGTATGCCCAACGACTAGCTGATATGTGTCTATCAATTAACCACGCTTGCTGACTTGTAGGGTTAATTTCAACTTTATAGCTGGTTAACATTCTCATCACCACCTAATTTGTTTTTATATTTTCTCGATGTTTATTTTTATAACCTTCTATATAACATAACAACATTATATAATATTTTACAAAATCTGTCAAGCTTTTATAGATAATCAGTTACTACTACTTGTCTCCCCTGTTGGTTCAGTTACTGGAGATGTTTCCCCTTCTACTTCAGCTGGTTCATCTGTCTTGGTATCTGTTGCAGCTGGTGCGTCTGGTACGTCCAGTGCTTCCTTAGGGGTATCTAAAGCATCAACCCGTTTCTTTAAGCTAGACACTTCTGTGCCAAATCCAGTATCCATTTTTTGTACCAAGTCAGACAGATTGTTTACCTTGTCTGTAAGCCCCTTTAGTACTTCACTATTCTTCTTAGATACATCCTTGCCACCATCAAAGTCAGTTACCTTGGTATAAGCAAAGTCAATACTAATTGTTAACTCTTCATCGTACAAGGAAGAAACATTGTACCGGTCAATTGTTACATTTTCAGTTGAAAATAGCATCCCTGAATGTACAATATCACCAACCATAGCAACAAAGTCTGGTTGAGTAATTCCCCGAACTTGTACAAAAGTACGAATCTTGCTAGGTTCAATAGTTACTTGAATAGATGAGGCAATGGAGGATTCTCCCTTATCTAATACAGTACCACTAGAATTGCTAGTACTAATTGATACATTGTGTACTGAGTACATTTCATTTCTAATTAAGGTACCTAGTTCGTAAACAATTGTTGAGTTATAAGGGGTATCCAGAATTTGGGACCCTCTTGCAATTTCTTCTAAAGACTTACCGACGACTTTTTCCATAACCATACTTTTTTCTATCTCCTTTAGTTCTATTATTTATCCATATATTATATACGGGGTGATTAAGATTAAACAGTACTACAAGATTAATCGAGATGGGTTAATCATACAATGTGATTCGAATAACTACGATTGGGTAGAGGTAGTAACACCTTCAAAGGATGAACTAGACTCTCTATCTGAGGCTTCAGGAATAGATTCAGACTCTCTTAAACTAACTTTAGACAGTCAGGATAGCAATCGAATAGAGGGATTAACTAATGATGATACCCCCTTAAGAATAATTTTACAATATCCAGAAACAGTCCCATCAGTTTTGGGTGACTTCAAGGAGTATGATACTTTCCCTTTAATAATCTGCTTAACAAGTAACCATAGATTAATAACGGTTTCTAATGGGGAACCTTCATTCATAAAGAAAATTATCAACAACAGTAGCAGTATCAAGGAGTCTACAACAAATAGAAAAGATATTGTACTTCTGATGATTTATTATCTTTCTAACAACTATAATAACATACTTTGTAGTTTAAAGCAAGAATCCATAGAATTAAAAGGTTCACTTAAAGATAGTATGGATAATGATGTAAGATACCATATTATGTCCATTCAAAGTACCCTGGCATCTTTTGATACTTCTTTGGATAAAAACTATGATATCTGTAAACAAATAGTTGAAGATGAAAGCTACTTTGATAGTAAAGAGTATACCCGGCTTGCTAGAAAAGCCAGCATTGAACTAGATGAGTCTAAGAGCTTGCTTCAGTACTTAAAAACCTCTTTAGACCATTACGAGAGTTTGATAGATGGTATCCTGAATAGCAACAGCACTAATAACATGCGTACCTTCACAATATTAAATATCATTGCCAGCTTTGTGACACTATTTACTGGGTACTTTGGAGTTAACTTTACTATTCCGGGACAAAGCTATAAGTATGCTTTTTATGTATTCACCTCAGTACTAATACTAATTGCAATAGCACTGTACAAGTGGCTAAGTCATCATTTGGAGGGGTAAGTTATCTATGTTTAAAGTTACTTACAAGGAAACAACAAAGCTTAATAGAGAAGTTAATCGGCTTAAACAGGACAACATTAAGGAGTATAAACATGAACTTGCAATCTATCTGCGTAACTTTGTGGTACTATCTCTTAAGTGTTTATCTACAAATAGTTGCACGGATTATTCAATAGAGCTAAACAATCCATCTAACCCAATTGAAAGTCAATTGGTACAGCTAGTTAATCAACCACCTAAACTGGGAGACTTGAGCTTACCTAGATTTTTAGGACAAGTTGATTCTGAAACTGGTAAAGTTTATGATATAATTGATTTACCAAAAGGGTACCTATACGTAAGCTTACCTGAAAATAATAAGATGAATCTTCAGTACCACATTGATAAGCCTAATCATGCTAATCCGTACCTTGATGTTAATAAGAGTTTTAAGACAGAGTTACCTACCTTGCTACGAGATAATGGAGTTGTTATGTCTGGGGTATACTCTCTAAGTCGAATTATAAGCTTAATTAAGATGTTATAATGTACTAAAGTACAATAAAAAGCTCTATATTTTATATAGGGCTTTTTAGTATACTATATCTAATATGTAGCGCTGGGTACCCTTGTTTATACTCTAATTTGGTACCCTTAAGAGTTACATACTATACGTCTATAGTACAGCGACCGCAAGTATATTAAGTCTTTGTACAGAAGAGTTAATATAACTATTGTGCAATTAGCGGTACCTCATATGTCGTTAGTACCTAACAGTCAGGTTATCTCCCCTGAAACATCCCTGGTTTGCACTAAAAGCCTATCCGGCTCCATGGCTACTACGGCTTATTTTTCGCCATAAGGTAACATAATATATGTATCATTGGCCCAGCTTTCACTGTACTTTGCTTACCTAAACCAACTTATTCAGTCATGTGTGAACTACTCGTCACTAAAGTAAGAAGCTTCTAGGAAAACTGCATACTTGCCTATTGCCTAAATAGTAATAAGTAGAGGTTACAGCTATTTACTAAGGGCCGTTCCGGCCCAGTTAATATACTTTTATTAGTTAACTTGGTTTTCGTTAACAACTATAGTATACCATAATCCCTATATTTGTCAATAGAGATTTATTTAGAATAATAAGGAATTCATCTCGTCACTGAAGTAACGAGTTTTCTCCCCTAAATATTAATAAAACTATCGTTTGTCACAGGTATTCAAGACTTATATACCAAGTGCCACATGCAGGGTGCTTACCCCATCTTCACATGCTTGACCAATGTTTATTGTACTATCTTTAAGCTTCTAGTTCCAGTTTTTTATCTTGGGCTTCTTCTAGGGTACCATAACTTGCTACCCCTGTTTCAAATTCAACGACAGGATGTTCCTTCTTAGCTACATAAGTCATAGCGGGTACCATAACAGTAATAGGTTCTCCACTAGGATTATGTACCTTTACTGAATAGCTGTGACCACTAGGTACCTTAGGAAGATTCATTTTTGGTACATCAATTTCATTGTTCTTTCCCAAGTGGTGAACTACTCGTCACTAAAGTAAGAAGCTTCTAGGAAAACTGCATGCTTGCCTATTGCCTAAATAGTAATAAGTAGAGGTTACAGCTATTTACTAAGGGCCGTTCCGGCCCAGTTTAGTCGTTTACGCCTTTAAGACATTTATTGCTGCGTTAATATCTCTATCATGGTGCGTGCCACACTGTGGGCACGTCCACTGCCTAATATCTAAGGTGTGCTTACCATCATCGTACCCACATGTACTACAAATTTGACTGGTTTTTCTAGGATTAACAGTGACTAACTGTTTACCGTACCATTCACATTTGTACTCAAGCTGAGAACGCAGTTCTCGCCAAGCTTGGTTAGAAATTGCCCGAGCAAGTTTATGGTTCTTAAGAAGATTTTTGGTTTTCAAATCTTCTATTTTAATCACATCATATTGCTCTACTAACTGCTTGGTTAGGTTGTGTAAATAGTTACTTCTTTGATTAGCTACCTTTTCACTATACTTAGCTACCATACGTTTAGCTTTAAGGTAATTCTTGAAGTCAGACAGCTCTCGTAGTTCTATCACTTTATTATGCTTGTCACAAGCAATCTCTTTAAGTGCTTGTGCTTGTCTTCTAGCTAACCGTTTCTCCCAATAGTGCTTCTTATTAGCTAAAATCTTATCAAACCTAATGGTTGGATACTTAACCCCATCACTAGTAATCATTAAATCAGCGACACCCATGTCAATTCCTACGGAGTGATTAGTACTATCCAACCTATTAACTTCGGTATCAATTAAAACAACAGCATAGAACTTTCCAGTAGAAGATAACCTAATAGTTACATTCTTAATCTTACCCTCAAGCTGACGTCCCGACCTAAAGTAAATAGTACCTAACTTAGGTAACTTAATTCTGTGTTCGCTAACTTGACGAATATTATTTTTAATGCAACTTGATTGATAACTTTGTTTAGGAAACTTACGTGATTTAAACTTAGGATGGCCTGAGTGTTCCTTAAATAACTTCTGGAAAGCGTTATTTAGGTCACGACTAACATGAAATAAACTTCTTGAGTCTACTTTCTTAAGAAAGGGATACTCTTTCTTCAACTGTACAATCAGGTAGTTCATACCAAACTCATTAACAAACTTACCCCCATTATGATATCTTTCAATCTGCATATCAAGTAACTGATTCCATACAAACCTACAGCAACCAAACGTGTTAACTATTTTGTACTGCTGTTCAGTATTAGGGTATATTCTAGTTTTTATAGCCTTTAACGTCATTTTATTCACCTCCTATTTTTTAGTATACCCTACTTTTAACTAGATGTACAGCCAATGCAATTCATCACGTCTTTAAAAGAACGTGCTTACTTGCATACTTTCGTCAAACTTTTTATGTACCTCCACTGGAAGGAATTGGAGTAGACAGGACCAGTGGAAGTTGATGTGTTTTTAGGAGAGAAATACATTGAGCTATCTCTAACTCATGTACCTAGGATACCACATCTTTGTTATCAAGTCAATATATCTTAGTTACTTAGTTTCAGACCAGGCATTTAGTCCTTGCTTACTATACAATTCAGCAGCATTGTTAACTTGAGTACGCCAATCATTACTTGTTTCACCTAACTGTTGAAATAATCCATGAGCAGAGCTGGACGGATTTTGGGCAGAAGGAATACCATTTGATTCCCGTTGAATAATATGTGACCATTCTGAAGCACTAACACCTGTCTTTTGTGCCATCAATTGTGCTGCCTGTTCTGCAACGCTACCAGAAGTAGTTGCAGGAGTGTACCCTGTATTTGGCTTATTTTGGACTTCTGAGGTACCTGTGGTCGTTTCTGTGCTAGTTACACCTGAGTACCCATTGGAAGCCATTGAGGTACCATTTTTTTGCAATGAAGTACCAACCTGTAGCTTTTCTCCTACCTGAATGAAATCAGGGTTAGCTAATTGATTAACTGAAACAATGTGATTAATAGTATCCCCATGTTCTTGTGCAATCTTGCTTACCGTATCTCCTGAGGTTACCGTAACAGTATCTGCATTAGCTTGAGTACCTAAAATAAACATCCCTGCAACAACTGAAGCACTTACCAAAATAGTTTTTACTGTATTTTTCATTTTTATATTAAATTCCTTTCCTTTCAAAACAAAGCGTTTTATGTTCTATACATAATACAACTAGGATAACACTAGTAAGTTACAGGCGTATTATACAAGTATTACAATCATGTAATATTACTTAATATTTATAGTAAAACGTTTTACTTACCATAACCTATAATTTTACCTATAACCTTGTTGAACAAACTTGGTGGGGACCTTGGGACTAGGTAGGTACTATCAGGTATCCTAGGTACTTTACTGGGTACAACTAGGTACCTTACTGGGTACAACTAGGTACCTTACTGGGTACAACTAGGTACCTTACTGGGTACAACTGAGTACAACTGAGTACTACTGGGTACTATTGGGTACCACTAAGTACCACTAAGTACTATTGAACTAACTTGTACGGTTGTCTCTGGGGTCCTAATTATTTTCAATGACCTACTTAGGCTTTTGACCTTTAGGGAACGATTCTCAGTTCCCAAGTATTTAATTGGTACTTTATATAGTACAAAGGGTACAAAGGGTACCATAGTCATGTACATGCCCCTGTACCCTTATTTGGAGCTTTTTTAAATAAGACACTTTTAGGGTACAAAACTGGTATAAACGTTGATATAACAGTCTTTTAAATAAGACATGTGAAGTACATAACTTGAGTAAAATACGAACATTAACTAGTACTAGTAGGATTACAAGGTAGATGAAATTATATAATACTATTAGTCGTATCTATAATTTAATTACTTTTAGTAAGGAAATGTGCTAACTTTTGTCCTTATGTACCCTTTATGTTTAAATAGGACATTTTTAGGGTATAAAAGTGCAACAAACGTTGATATAACAGTGTTTTAAATAAGACATTTTAGGGTAAAGTCAGGAAACTCTCCATTACTTAATTCAAAAAGAAGTTAAATAGGACATTTTTAGGGTACAAAACTGGTATAAACATTGATATAACAGTATTTTAAATAAGACACTTTTAGTATCTTAGGGGTTAATTAGGGTAAACAAAAAAGTCTGAAAGTACTCGTTAATTTCAGACTTAAATAGGACATTTTCACTTGAAATGAGATAGTATCCACGTAGTAAAAACGGAAAAAACAACAATTAAGAAGTCTTTAATTGTAGCCTGTATCTCATCCTTAGTATGCTGCATTCTTTCTTCATTACGCCGTAACTCTTCTTCAATATCCTTACGATACTGTTTTATGTCCGCTTTTATTTCATTGGTATTGCTTTTAAGCGTATTTTTAGTATCATGTAGAGACTCTTTCAAGTCAACAATTTCTTTCTCTAATTCACTATGCTCCACTTCAGAGTTATCATCCAGTCCTTGCAGTAAAATAGCAAGTCTGTTAGATTCCTTGTCTAGTTCAGATATTTGTCTATCCAGTTGAGATAGTTTTTCTTGTAACTTATCTGTAGAGCTTTCTTTGTTAGTATCCTCCTTGCGAATTTGCAAAAAATGTACCTGCTCTCTATAATATCAGTATTTTAGCTGCTACTCATGTTATCATTAAATGGGGTAGTATGAACTCGTAAATAATATAAGCGAGAGGATAATGGAATATGGTACAAAGAAAAAGTAGAGAGCAGGTACTTAGTCAAAGAAAATCAGTATTATCTGGTGCCTTTAATAAGCATGTTATCCCAGCAAAAAGTCATCGAGTAGGTGCAATTCACTACTGTACTGTATGTGGAAAGCAATTAACAGCCTATATTAGTACCGAAAATAGATACCTGTGTAGGTACAAACACTATTACTGTCATATTGGCTGGATAACTTATGGTGTTTGCTACCATGCAGATAGCTGTTATCGAGAACTCAAACGACAGGGAAAATTAATTGAGTGAAGGTGATACTTTATGGGTTCAAAGCTGTTTAAGGAAGCTCAGGTACGGTTAACAGAGGCTAATGGTACTAATGAGGACCTAGATAAAAAAACACGTAAGGACTTACTTAATGCTACCCAGATACTAGCTAAGAAAATGCTAAGTATGGCTTTAAGTGGGAAGATAGCTATTGATAACATTAAGGATGCTAAGGATATTGTTGCTATGTACAGTATCATTAAAGCTAGTGGTAACGAGGGAGATGAAGAAGCAACCCCTACGCTTAGTTCAAAAGCTAAGTCATTATGGGAAAGTGAACTGCAAGCTAACTTAGATGATATCAATGATGAAGATGCTGTGGAAGATATTAAGGACTGGGACGCTGACCAAGTTAAGGCATTTATGGACAAATCAGCAGAAGCTAAGAACAATGAGAATTACAGTGAATTGAAAGATAAGGGATAAGGAAGTGGTTTTTATTGAGTGACTTAAAGTTTGACGGGAAGACTGTAATTAGCATGACAAAAGACATGTACCGGACGGACAATCCAAGTTTGCTTCAATTGCAGACTGTTATGGATATGACGGTCCCTGTTAATTACTTGTTAAATTTCCATAAAGTAAAGGGACATCCGGTAACCTATAGTATACCCAATATGGATTCGGAGTATGCACGTAATATGCGGAACTGGCAAATGGCCATTTTGAATGACCAGTCACAGGATAAACGGATAATGAAGAGCCGACAATTAGGATTTGAAATAAGTTCCGTTGCCTAGTAATAGGTAATGTAAAACTCTGTTAAACGGGTACAGGCTAATAAGGTAGCATATAGCTACCGAAGGGGCCTAGTAAGAGAGACTAAACCCAGCAATGGGCAATGTTAACCTACCGTGCTAAGTTGGTACAGTA